GAAGATGTATCGTAAATCACCCCATTCCAAACTACGAGTATGAATCATACCTTTCTTACGACCTCTCCAAAATAACATACTTTGTCCAAACGATTTAGCTTTTTCACTAAATGTTCTATTGTCTTTTATTTCAAATTTAGTTCTCATATAATACCTCCTATAATATCTCTATCCTCTAAATGATCAAACTTACCGTATGTTTGAATCAAATACCCAGTTTCAACAGGGACAAATGACCTAACAATTCTACCTTTAAACTCATCCTCAAACATACCCATATCCATACCTGAACTAATATAAGGACCACCTGATGGATCAACCATACAAATGCTTTTAGTATCTGAATAAACTAATGGTCCGTATTGTTTAGCTAATGGGGTATATTCAAATGTTTCATTATTATATTCATGGACTGCTTTCTTAAATTCATCAATATGCATCTGACCTCCATCCTTTCTGTATGCTTGATAAGCATCCTTATAAACATTAGGCCATGCAAAACGGCAATACTCAAATTCACCTTCCCATAAGATGTTTCCATCCTCTTGTAGGGTAAAGGTAAAAGTATCATTGTAACGATTAGTGTATTCTACTTTCATATTCCAAAACTAAAATCTTCCATTGCAGCATCATCTTGTGCTTGTGAATCATCCCATTCTAGCTCTTCATTCATTTCATCAATAATTTGTTGAGCTTCATCTTGATCAACCCAAATACCCTCCTGGATGTTGGGGAAGTAATACATATCATCTAATGTATAAAAATCTTTTAATGTATATCTCATAACCTTTTATTTTAATGATGGAAATATAACATCAAAATTTGGATAAGCCAAACTCACTCATCATCTTTTACTTTTTTAGTGCTTAAATACAACCCAATAAGTAAAACTAATACTACCCAAGAAATTGCTATTATTTTCATATTTTACCATTTACTAATATTGATCCATCACTCATATGTTTAAATTCAAACCCATGTTTAAGTAAAGCACCTTCAGCTAGTGTTTTCATTTTTATACTATTACCAGTAATAATTTTACCAGCAAATCCTTCAATCCTATAGTCCCACATTAAAGCCCACTCCTCTACTATCCAGATTACATCCTCATGTTTAACACCATGGAGATCAAGTTCAATAATTTTGTTTTCCATAACTTATTTAGTTTTTTTATAATGGTAGTAAATATATTTAACACTATCACCAACCTGAATAGGTTTATTAGAAGTTATAGTTGATCCATCAGTTAAATGACCATAATATTTGTAACTGGTTTGTAATGAATGTTCTTGACCAGATTTAGTAAACCATGTTGAATCTACTGTGTTCCATGTTTCAGTTGTGTTAACTAAAATGAGTTTACTTTCATTAGAGTATTTATGTTGAAGGTAAACACCTAACACTAACAATAAATTTAAAACTATAAGAGCTTTGATACTGTCTCGTTTCATGCTATTAATATAACAAAAATTAACAGATTAGCCAAGTTTTATAAAGAAGATTTCCAAATATTTTCTATAGTAAAATAGAATTGCGTTTGATGCAAATATTGTTTCGTAGGATGAGGATCAAAGTGCGGAAGTAGTTTTCCGTTTTCATTTTTGTAAATACAAGTGTGAGGTTTCATTTTCATTGATAATCCTCTCACAATTACAAATTCTTCATTTGTTTCTTCATCCATTTTATGTTTAATTAATACTTTTTTATATTTTTTCTCCAACCATAAGTTAATTACTTTAAACCATAAATGATTTTCAGTTTCAGTATTCTCAGGGTCATCTAATCCATAAAAAGTATAAATATTAGGGACTTCATCAATTTGTTCTTCTAATATAGAGGCAATACATGCTACTAAGCAGTTGCCATAAGTTAATCTTGTGCCATCAGCAAAGAATAATGAGTACTTAGTTTGTAATGTAGTTTTCACTACACATACATATTTAGAACCCTAAATATTTACTCCTTACAAACTCTAAATCATATGTTGTATAGCCTAATGGAACACCTACTCGGTTCATTGGATGTTTGTAAGGATTAGTCATCCTCCAACCTGGTCCCCATTTTTGATTTAAATATTTAAAATTAGTTTCATTTATATTATCTAATCTAGTATTCAATTCAGGTGTTGCTTTTTTAGTTTGGGCACCATAAGTATAATACTCATTAGCTGGGCCATTACCATGTAAATGAATTTTAGATAATTGAGTTACTCGTTTGAATGGTTTGTTATGAACTCTCATAATATAATCAGCATCCTCACAATAAGCAGGATAAAGATTTTCATCAAATAAACCATGGCTTTGAACAACCCAATCCTTAATTAAAAATAAATCATAACTACCATCTCCAAAATCACCCCCATTAGGATGAATCATTCCAACTTCAGAGTCAGAAGCTACTTGAGCCATTTCTTCTAATAAACCAGGAACAAAAGCAGTATCATGGCTTGATATAATCCAGTAAGGAGCTTTCATATATGACTTAATAATTAAGTTCCATGCTCCCCCACACCCAATATTAGCAGGTAAATGACAAACGTTTATATTACTTATATAAGGGTGTTTTTTGCTAACTAATTCATCTAATTGACTAGTAAGCTCACCTTTTCCATTATTATTAAAAATAACAAAATTATCTACAGGATAGTCTATACTGTCAACTAACCTTTCTAACCAGTGAAAACCATTCACTATAGCTACTCCTATTACTGGTATTGAATTCATTAACTAAAGAAAAATATATGAAACAACCTACTAGATTCTAAATCCCATCCAAAATAATTTATGCCTGAATGAATAAGGCCTCCATCAAAAATAACTAGCCTATTAAAAACATTACCAACTGTATCAACCATTTCATAAGGAGAGCCATCTAAAAATGTTTTTTGATTAAATACTTTTTCACCTATACCTGTTGACCAGTCGATTTGAGAGTTATGATGTATTTTAGTTTCCTTATGTCTAAAAAAACTAGTACCACCAGATGGAGGAGCATCAGGTGTTAAGTAAATAACAGCAGCCCATTTTTGAGAATCACAATGGTAAACACTTGGAGTGCCTGCTGGGCAAAATTGAAAACGACCATTAATACCAGAGTCATACCACCCATAACCATCATCAGTATGTTCTTGTATTTTAATACCCATTATACTTTCAAATTGCTCTTTAAGTCCACCAAAGAGATATTGTTTACGTGTTCTAAAACCTACTGCTCCTTCACCTTCAAAATAAGTTTGTTGTAGAGCAAATTCTCTAATTTGATAAGGATCCTCATAAAAGTTATCTACTACAAAGAATCTTTTATCCCTTATATTGTAACTTATTTGATCAGATTTAATAATGCCCCATTCTGAATTTGGGTCTGAGTCTCTATAATTCATATAATTAATTTGAAAGAGGTGCTTTGATTGCTGAGTGGTGTAAGTAATTCTTTAATTCAATTTCTGCACTTCCTTTTAGTATATCTAATTCACCTATTTCAATTGTGGGTAGCTTCATCGGCCTTCTTTCTATCTGCTCTTTTGCTTGTTCAATATGATTTGAGTATAAATGGACATCGCCTAGATTACCAATTAATTGATCAGGAATCATATTTACCTCTTTAGCAAGCATCTCAAGTAATAAACCATAAGAAGCAATATTGAATGGTAAACCCAGGAATGTATCAACTGATCTTTGATTCCACATTAAGGAGATTGCTCGGGTTGGAATATCCAATTCATCTAACATATTAAATCCATTCTGAATATGATAACCTTTATCTCCATGTTTAATATGAAGTATATCTATTCTTTCTTTCTCATTTAATTCTCTTGTATAAACTTGAAATCCATAATGGCAAGGAGGTAAAACCATTTCATGTAACTTACCTACATTCCAAGCATTAACCATTAATCGTCTTGAGTCTGGGTTTGTTTTTAAGGATTGGATTAATATTTTTATTTGATCAATAGGACCAAAGTATCCATTCACTTCAGGAAAATCCCAACTTCTCCATTGTTTACCATAGATAGGACCTAACTCACCCCACTTTTTAGCAAACTCATCATTGGTTTTGATTTCGTTGATAAACTCATCCATTGATAAAATATCAACACCATAAGAATTAGCCATTGCGTATTTCTCATAGTTTTTATATGCATCACCATTCCAAATGTTACATCCATTATCAACCAAATATTTGATGTTCGTATCTCCTCTTAAGAACCATAACAACTCAGTTGTCATAGTTTTAAAAGCTATTTTTTTAGTAGTCAGCAATGGAAAACCATTCCTCATGTTGTGGCGAATAGTATAACCGAACAGAGACTTAGTACCAGTCCCTGTTCGATCCTTTTTATCAACTCCAAACTCAATAATATCTTGGAGTAATTGTTGATAGTCTTTATCTAAACGATTCATATAGCGGAATATAAAGAGGGACTTTCGCCCCTCCAAATTATTATATAAAAATGTTTATTAAAGAAAATAATGAATACCTAATACTATAGCTACTGATACTAACATTCCTATTAAGAGTTTACCAAAGTCTTTTAACACCATTGGAAACACTGTTCTAATCTCTCCATTCTTTTTAAATGCATTTCTTAAAGCTAATTCTCTACCTGAAAGTAATCCAACAAATACCCAAGTGGTTGACATTGGAATGCTGTTCATTTCTTTAAAGTATAGTAAAATAAAAGCATAAACTAAATCAATAATGGTTGCTGAACGAACATATTTAGTATTTTGTTTATCAATTAATAGCTGCTGTATTTTACCACCACGCTCATAAAATATATAACCTAGTACTGCTGTGAATAATCCAATAATCATTCCTAATTCACCTAATGATAACACTCTAGGTAAATAAACAGCAATATTTGCAATATCATGAGCCAGCCAAGTGTACCATAAAAATCCGGTTGTTAACCATTGAGCAACTCTCCAGTAAGGTTTGTGTGAATCTTTAACATCCTTTTTTTCATTTAAGAATTTAGATAAAATAAACCAAATAGCAAATGCTGCTACTGCTGCTACTCCATACCCAACAACACTCTTCATCAACATTGATTCTAAAACAAATGATGAGGCAAATGCTGATAATACTAGGAATGAAGTTGAAACTGGTATTCCTTTTCTAGTTAAAGCAATCAATGCTAAAGGTGCTAAAGCGTGATACCATTTTGCTTCTTGAAATGGGATTTTAGATAAACGTCCAAATGAAATATCACCACCTGTTGTATACCAACTATACCATAAAGTAATGGCTAATACTAATGAGGCTGAAATCCATAATGTGTACCATTTAAATCTTTCTCTGTTTGAAGCAATCCATGTTCCTAATGTTTGAACACTATCGTTAGCGATTACTGAGTAACCAGCTAATAAGAAACCAATTAATGCAAATATATTCATGACTATTAAATTTTAACTGTTAATCTAAAACGAACGGTTTTGGATGTGTCCCATCCTATTCTGTATTTCATATTACCTTTAGAGATATCTAAAGCTACTGCTGTATTATCCCATTCATGGTACCAAAATTCCTGCTGTACCCAAATAGAGTATTTGTCGGCATGATAAACTAATCTCGGTTCTAAAGTAGGAGCGTGTTTTTCAATCTTGTAGTGTAGAGGAACACTTAAGAATAATTTATTCTCCTTGTGAATGTTGTAACGGTAAGTAACTCGATTTTCCTGAAGGTCAGTTCGGTGACGCAACTCAAATCCAGATTGACTTGTAGTTAAATAAGATTTGCCATTCGTTCTCATTTCGTACCCCAAGTTTTGAGCGTAAGAAGTGACTGTCAATAGCGAAAACAGAATGAATAATGCTTTTTTCATAATGTATGCGAAAGGTCGCTAATAAATAGCGACCTCACACATGTAACCGATTACGGTAATATTACGTTTAAATTACAATTAATGTTGAATCATAATTAGTTCTCGGCCGAGGCCCATAACCCAAATATAGTAGACACCGTTTGGCCAACTACAACTTTCAATACGAGTTTGTTCAAAAGGACTAGTATTACCCATTGCAATAATTGTTCCTGATGTGTTTAGAATCATATACTCCATAGGTGTACGAGTATCTGTAATATAAAACTCACAACTAGCAGGATTAGGACGAACCATACCACCTACTGAAGGTGAAATTGGTGTTAGTCCATTAACAGGTCTACTTACACAAACATCTACTTTACGCATTACCCAAGTATCAATCTTAGTACATTTATTATACCAATACCCAATCAACAAATGACGACCTGAATCTGCAAACTCATGAGTTACAACTCGTTGAGAGCTCATATTATAATAAACCAAATCAGCCTCATCAAAATCATAATTGTTATACAACCACTCAGTTAAGTTTTTAGCTGTGTCCCAATAACCATACAACGAATCAAACAAATCACTCTTATAAATTGAATAATAATACTCAACACAAGAATCCTTCATATTAGTCATTTCAAACGTATAATAACGACAGTTATGCGCGCCAACGCTATATCCTACATCTGCCTTGCCATAAATGGTTATATCAACCTCTTGAATGAAGTTAGTATCACATTTGTTACATTGGTCAAACACATGCAAAATAACTTTATACTTACCTTTAGCATTAAATTGAACCTGTGTGAAACCACTAAAATCCGATAGAGTGTCTTTTCTCTTCAATTGATAATCATAGACAATCCACCAGTAATCAACACACGAGTCCCAATCGACATTTGTTTGGAATGTGTAAACATTTTGTTGCTGGTTAACTGTTTTCATCCAGTAACCAGACCAGTCACATTTGGCTTGAGCACTCACCACAGTCGCTAACACGGCCAATAAAGAGAATAGTTTTTTCATATTTTGTTTTTTATTTTAAAATCTATATTTGTTTTCGTAAAAAGTATTATACATCCATTGCCACCACCCACGTTTCGCTTTCGTTACTTGGATTGAAAATCTCCTACGTACGCACTGAAACTCATACATGGCTGGTTTTTCTTTTAATGACCTATGATAGGCCTTAAACGCTTTACCAAAGCTGTTTCTGTACATACTGAATAATTGCCAAAATGTACTTTGTTGTGAAAAGTTTTCAAACAACCATTTTCCAGCCTTGTAAACTGCCACTTTCTTTTTCTCGTTAAAACCTTCAGCCGAGCTATATAACTCAAAACCATTTGGAATAGGATTAAATAATAGACACTCTGTGTCACTCAAGTTGTAACTAAACATTTTTATAACTTTTATTTTTAATATATGTATTTACTTTTGTGGGGCCAAATTTAATTTGTATATACGTAGGGTTAGGTGTGGGATGGTCGAGCAAGCTTTAGTTTTTTTATTTCATCATAAGCTGTTTTGACCATTTCATGTCTACACTTAAATGTATTTTTTGTTTTTAATTCATTTACTTTTTCATGTAACTCATTAAAGAAACCCTTTGTATGAGCTTTGTAATATAATTCTTCAATTAACTCCTCATTAGTCATATAAATAAATATTCCCATTAGGTGTTAAGTAAGTATTTTTCATGAGGTCTTGCGAATACTTGGCGAGGGGAGTCTTGAAGATATTGAATTTGTTCCTCAATTGGTTCCTTACATATTTTATTTGAGTTATAATAGTAAATAGGACCTTCATAAGGTACATAATCATACTCTCCTGTTTCCTCATCTTTTAAATAAAGACTTCGCTCACCACAATATGACCTAAACTCTCTACAACTTACTCTAGACCACTTACCCATTGCTTTCATTCTAATATATGAAGCACGAGCAGTATTAAAATCATACTTTAGTTGTTCTGTTTGACCTCTTTTCTCTGCCATATTAATCCATTAAACCAGCATTCTCAAGAGCATACCATGCTCGTTCTTTCCATGTTTCAAGTTTTACACCTTCAATTTTATCAGCATCTTTATAACCATTGATAGTATAATCTGCTAGTTTAAAAATCAATTTCATCAATTTCTCATCTGCCGTTTCTAAATCTCCTGACTTAAGAACATCTTGGCATTGTAGCCACATAGGTGTTATAACATTTGTTTTTTTCATAACTTATTTAATAATAAAACTAATACTTGATTTCCACATACGGTCATCATCTACTTCCATATCAGAAACATCAACCAATTCAATTGTTTTGTCTTGGATTTGGATTGGGAATAATGCTTTAACTTGTTCTTGATCAAAGAAACCATAATCGGATTTATTGAAATAAAACCCTTCTACACCATTGTACCAACCTTCTCTAACATCAGGTGAATTTAACAATGACCAAACACTATTTTCATAATTAGTTTCACGTTCAATATCAATATTATTTGACTCTAACACATTGAACAACTCTTGAAATATTTCTTTATTTTCTATCATAACCTTTATTTAATTAACCTACTAACATTTCCATTACACAATCACATATCCAAACATTGTCTTTACCCCAATGCTTGATGGCAATAGCCTCCAATCGGATGGCCTCGCTCATTTCATTACCAGACCATATATTCTCAATCTGGCCATTACCGCAATTAACTTTCAAAATATATCTCATAACCTTTATTATAATATAAATATAATGAATCAATCTTGAGAGGCCAAACCTCTTTTAAAAGACTTTCTTGAGTAAACTTTTTTACTAGGCTTAATTTTAGTAATCATATTACGCCTAATAATTTGTTTCACTTGTCCTTTACTCAAACCATTAAAATTATCCTCTTTCATTATGGTATAAATATATGAAAGGGATCCGGCAAAGCCAAATCCCTTTTTCATTTAGAATAATTCTAAATAATATTAATCTAAGATCATATCAAAGTAATTCAATAGGTCTTGTTTAGCAGGTATTTTCATTTTAGGATTAGTCATAGGAGCACTTTTCCATTCAAACCAAGCCTTTTCAATCATTTTTACAGCGTCAGCAAATTCAGGACCCATCATTTGTACATACCCTTCATCGGTGTATCTACCTTCGTTTAGTTTATTTTCTACTAAGTATTTTTTTAAATCAAAATTATCCATTTTTATTTATTTATTTTATAATACCAGCTTTATACTTCATTTGATGAACAAATATTTCATCTAATTCAGTTTTAGCATCATCAGCTTCCATAGTTGGTTCTACTTTTCTAATTTGATCAAGTAAAGTGCTTACAAAGTATTGTCTGCCTTTATTTATTGGAAGAGTAATCCATTTATCTTCTAACCAAACATAAACATAATCAGCGGCGGCGCTATCTGAGTGGTCATAAAGATTATTGAATAGACTTTCAGGTTCGTCTCCTTTAATTATTTTAGCTCCACCGTTATCAAAACGATCTACCATCCCATCATCATCAATAAATCCAATATCATTACCACCCATTATTAAATTCTCAACTTCTGTATCTGTGTTATAGTGATTTTCTAATGCTTTACCTAAAGATTGAGGATAAGCATCATAATGATTGTAGATTGAAAATATTGTATTTGGATCTGCTAAATAAGCTATTTGTCCTCTAGTTGCCATATGTTATAAATATTACAGTTTATATTTTAATTTATATTTTTCAATAAAACTTTCTCCTAAACCTACTTCAAGAAATACAGCTGTTTCTGGTATGCCTGGTAGTTTAATTTTAGGATCAATCACTTCATCAATGTTACGATTTTTAAATGTTTTAATTTTTGTTTGAGCGTTTGACCTGTTAGAAGTTTTAAACACAACTGTTACAGGTTCATCTACATATAATTTTTGTCTAGCCATTATCTATATAATATTACAAAATCTCCAAAATGATAATCAAATGTTTGAACTAACCATTCATAATCAGCTTCAGTCATTTGTGTTTTTATTACTTTCCAATCTAAACCTAATTGGGAACATAATTTTTTAGCAGTACCTAATAAGAAGTAAGCATTACCTTGTGGGCCTGTTAAATCAATTTCAATATGATTTGGTTGTTTTTTAGTTTTTATCATTTTGAGATTGTTTTCTAGCTTCTTGAATATGTTTGCAACCTTTTAATTTATCTTTTACTCTAAAAAAACCACTACAATTACAAGTAAATTTTAAACCAGTTTGACGAACAACATAAAAATGTCCTGGTTCACTTGATGATTCAAATTTCCAAGTACCTTTTTCAACTTTGTCCTCAACTTTTTTAGTTGGTCTAATTACTTCAATATCTTTTAAAGTAGTTTTAGGATGAACTTTTTGCCAACTTGGAACAATAAATTTCTCACCTTTATTATTAGTAAACAAAGCGGGAGACATATATTCATGTTCAAACTCATACTTAAATAAACTACCAGAACAACTGTACATGCTGGAAGTTGGTTTGAAGCTACGAATAGTACCTTCAGTGTAGGTAATATACTTATTTGTATATTTTATTTCTTGACCTAAAATGTTTACTTTGTGTTTTTCTATTACCTTATGTAATGCCATAACCTTTATTATACCTAAATATAAGTAAAGGTATTTAGGAGGCCAAATTCTTTTTGACCTCCTTCAATCGTTCCTTAAAATATTCTTGTTCTTGCCTAAGCAATTCCAAATCTAAAGTAAGAGCAACACACAATCTTTCTAAAGCTTCCCAATCATATTGAGCTATTTTTACTAATAATTCATCAGGGAGACTTTCAAAGAACTCTATAGTTGTTCCATTAATCTTCATCATCTAAGTCCTTAAGGGCTTGTGTAAGCCATTTAGGTTGTTTTTTCTGTTGTTTCCTGTACTTGTTGTTTTTCTTGTTGTCTTCCAACCATACATTCAAAACTGATAGTTTTTGTTGATTACTTGATTTACTCATTACTTTTTAATTTTTATAAAACTTTACTATTAACCTTGACCAACTGATAATTTAATATAATTTTTACTAGTTTTTGTTTTACTGGTCTTAGTTTTAGCATGGATTCCTTTTCTTCTTCTCTTAGGTTTTTCTTTATAAGATAATGAAGCACTTATTGATGATGTTTTTTTCTTAGCTGCCATGCTAATACATACATGGCTTATTTTTTAAATTTATTTTTAACGTTTTCTCTATTAATTAAACTTTTTAATGCTTTTGAGTAACTACCTCCTACTTCAGCGTATGAAGCATCCAACGCGGCATAATATTCAGCCTCAGTATCGGCATTACTCATATAACGGCATTGATAAAAAGCATAGTCATAAACTGATTCTTTCCAATTATCGTAGTAGGCGTGATTAAGATTAGTTCCTCTAGCTGTATTAACTCGTACTCTAGCTTCTCTCATACCGAATAAATTTGAGTTTTGTTTGAAAACTGCTGATTTGAAATTACCAGATTCAATTCGGGCTTGTGCATAAACAATATGGGGAAATTTCATATTAAGTTCTTTAATTAGTTCAATAAATTTTTCCTCAGTGAATTTGTTTTTTTCTTTTTCTAGATTAAGTACAATTAATTGTTTCTCATACTTGTCTAATGCTTTGAATTGCATGTAACGTCCTATAGCAAAAGTACATAGTAATAATACTATGAAGAACAATAAAATTTTGCTTAATTTTTTGTAGTCTTTTTTGAACACTAGTTGTTCTTTATCAAACTTGTAAAACATAACTTTTATTTTTGTTATTAAAATAACATCAATAAATTATGAGGCCAAATTAAGATTTTTTCTTTTTTAACTTATCTATAGCTTCTACTATTTTTTGACATTCCTCATAACGTTCCTGTTCAATGAAATACCTTAAATTCTCTTCTAATGTGTCTGAAAAGAATTTTCTATCTAAGGTTAAATCATAAATAGCACTATCTTCAACACAGGCTACTGTTAATATATGAACATTACGTTTTTTATTGTCCATGTTTTCTAGAATAGATTCAACAATTGCTTTAGCTATTCTAAAGTCTTTTCTGTCAATCATCTCTTGAAACTCATCTTGATTGTTGACTGTTATCTCGCCTGCCATAATTAGAATAAATTTAAAAAATCTGTATCAATATATTTTGTTCGTAAGTGGTCTATTTTATCTTGATCTTTTAACTTTTTAGTAGCTAATTTCTCAAGATGTTTCTCTTTCTGCTTGTCATAATCCTTGACCAACTTATCATGTTTCTTCTTCTTACTCACTGTTATAAATATTTAAAGTTTAGATACTAAATCATAAGGATCATCATCTGGTTTAGAATCATATAAACCTAATTCTTTTAAACGTTGTTGAGTATAATCATCTACCTCCCAATCTGGTTCTTTTTCTTTACTTGGTACATGGTCTTCCATTATCTCAACTTGTTTATCAGTAAATAAATCTCCAACTGAAAGGTAATAGCAATTATAACATAGCATCTCTAAATTATCTAGTCTATAATGCTGCTTGTTACCATTTTTAAAATGGAGTATTAAAGGCATTTTATAATCTAATACTCTTCTTTCATGGAACCCACAAGAGTAACATTCTTCTTTTAAATAACCCCCTTCAATTAATCTATATTTTATTTTTTGAGGATTAAAATTAGATGGGTCTACTACTCCATTAACAATATCTAAAATAGCAGGTTCTTTTTTACCAAAGGGAGAATGACTTAAAAATTTAGGAATGCCTTTACCAGATTGGTTTTTATGTTCCTCAAATAGACTCTTACCATTACTACCCTCATATAACTTCATCCATTTTTTAAGATGTTGATAAGAACAGTTTAGATATCTAGCAGCGCTACGTACTGATTTTGTTTTAGACATAGCTGCTAGAATTTCCTCTTTAGTAAGTGGTCTAGCTTTAGGCACTATTCTTCTTTTTTTAACTTTGTTTCATTAAAACCATATGGAACCCCTTTTTCATCATCTGATGGATCAAATGATGTTTGTCCTCCTTTACGAAGTTTATTTTCAGCTTCCATATATTTTCTATGCTCGTCATGTTCTAAATGAATAGTTTCAATCCAGGTGTGGTCACCCTCACCTTTCATTACTGTTACTACACCTTTCATTTTAACATTTGAACAAGTAATGCATGTTTTTGCTCCAGGCATTGCTTTTAATCTTCCTTCAGGAATGATCTCTCCACATTTAATACATTTCATAACTCTAAATATATAACTTTTATTTTTTTCCTTTTTTGTCTATACGTTTAAATAGGTCATATAGTTCACCTGGTGTTTTTATAAAGACTTCTTCCTCTGTTTCAGTTTCAATATCTGTCAAACTAAGAGGAAGTATTTCTCCATCTTCATCATAACGATCATAAGCGTACCACATAATTAATTCAGCCTTCCAATCCTCATAATTCAAGTAAAATAAACTTTCAATTAATATAAAGAAAGGTTCCTCATAACGTTCCATTATAATACCTGTTTCTTCTTCTAGATGGTAAGTACGCTGTACTAGTTGTTCAAAAGTTTCTACTAGTTTGATAAATGTCTTTTTATTGTTACCAAAAGATTTATCTTCACTACGTAGTTTTAAATTTAAATTTTTTCCAAAACCTTTCATATTAATCATATTATTGTTTTTACTCCAAATATTTTTAAAAATTCTTTTAAAGATAATTGTTTACGAGCAGCGAATTTTTTAGCTGCTTCTAATCTAGATGTTCCTACTGAGCGAGAAATGATTTCTTCCATTTTGTCGTTTCTGTTATAAAATCCGAATATCATAATCTAATTAGTTTGTTCTGTTGTTCTTCTAAACTGTTTATTGTTATTTTAAGATTTCCAATTTGGAAAGTTCCTATTTCATTTGTTTCTTTTATAATATCATTTAGTTGAGTGATATAATTATAATCTTGATTAGTGAATGTATTTCCATCAACTTCAACAATAATATCCTCTCCATCATTAAACCACCATTTTAAAGTTTCATCTAACTTACTATTAGTGTTTTTAATAACATATTTTTTATTATACACAACATTGTAATGAGATCTTCTAAAACCCCATTTTTTAACAAAATTATAATTTGATTGTTGTTCAATTTCTTGATAGTTTCCTACTCGAGATGATTTACTAACAAAATGATAAACATGAGCTGAGCTAACTTTTTGTTCATAACCAGCTATGTTATGTCTTAAATGTAGATCATCATCTTCACAAAACAATTGAAAAGTAACTCCATCAATACCTAAGTAATCCTCTTTCATACAACCAAAAAACATTTGGGCACCACCATCAAGTAAAGTAGTGTCTTCAATTTTAAAATCTAAAAACTTTTGATAATTAAAATTATCTAAATCAGTTCCACAATCCAAAATCATTTTACCAGGAAATGTATCTGGGTAGATAGGAGGTTCAATTCTGGTGTATGCTGTAATTCTACCTTTAGTGATGTCTTTATCCATTTGTTCTACAAAACCAGGTTTAATAACCATGTCGTTATGGAGTAGAATAATTTTTTCACCTTTAGCTTTAGCAACAGCATTATTATAATTTATTCCCATAGTCACTGTATCATCTTCAGATACAATTACTTCTACTTGATTTTCATCAGGATAAATTTCCCTAATATTATTTACAAGGTATTTTGTATAATTAGAGTTAGTTTTATTAGTGGGTATAATTAATGATATCATTTTAATAATTATATAAAGTTTTATCTGCTGAGTGGTTTAATATATTTTTCCAAAACGGTTCTTCATTACTTCGCTTTAACCAATCAATTTCTATATTATTATCTAAACATTCTTGAGCAAAGAAACTAATACCTGAATTAATAAAATGGTCATAGTCAAAATTAAATTCTATATTTGATTGTGTTAAATAACTATAAGCAATTAATGCCTCAGGAGGAATAGGATTATTATCTTCAACCTGGAAGTTAAAACATTTTTCTAACTCATCCAAACTACCATACAAAACTAAATCTCCTGGGAAGTCAAAACTTGTATGTTGGTAAACTAATTCATAATATAAAGGTCTAATATTAGGTTTACATATAGATAAAAAAGATATTTTCTTTCCTTTTATTACTTCTAAAAGTAACTTAGGATTATTTATTTTCATATCTCCTCTTACTTTTAATCCCTCAGTTACTCCTTTATTTTTTAAATGGTTGATACCAAAATAAGTACTTAATGTTTGAAAATTAACATTTATATGTCCTGCAATAGTAGGTTTATCAATTTGTACTACTTCTATTCCTTTTGATTTAATTAATTCAATATTACTTAAAGGTTCATCTATCCAAGTTGACCAAACAACATTATCTATTCCCTCATATGAATCTACTATATGGGAAGCATAATCTGTTGGTCCTTGTATTATTATTCCTTGACTCATTTATAATTTTGAATATAATCAGAACAAATCCCTGCACATTGATTTACATCATCTAAATAAAGTTCAGGCATAACTGCTATACTATTTTTAATAGGTTGTTTGCCTGGGTAGGCCCAAATGTATTTTTGTGAAGTTAAAGCAACTGTATCATTTTCATGCCAAAAATAATTAATACCGGAATCAAATCTAAATTGATTCAATGCTTCTACATTTTTACAATGAACCCATAGATGATTATTACTTAAAAATATTTTATTAGTTTTGTATTGAGGTTTATCATGTCCTAAATAAAATTCACCATTAACATACCAAACGTCAACTTCAACATCATACCCTTCAGATAATGCTTTTATAATGTAGTCTGGATGGTTTTCCTTTTCAGGGTTAGGACCATTGGTATTTCCTCTATGGCTAATTAGTATCATTTGTAATTTTCTAGATAATATTTTAAATCTTCAGGTGTTCCTAACCCCCACATTTTATCTATATTAAATGTTCTAATTTGTTTATTGTCTTGAATAGCTTCATTAAATACAGGACAAACATAAAACTCATTATTTACTCTAATATTTTTATCAATCATCTGTTCAGCATATTTTACAAAGTCAGAACCATGTTTCCAATAATAATAACCAACAGTAGCAATATTTGATATAGGATTTTTCTCAGCTACTTCAGTTACTAATCCTAATTCATTTACTTTAGCAAATGACCATTTAGGATGAGTGGCTTCAAATGTAACAATACCTCCATCAGTATTTGTTTCATTCATTTTATACATAAACTCATTTGAGTCCCATTCAACAAACTGGTCTGAATTGGCAAAGAATAAAGGAGCATCATTATTAATATATTCTTTAGCTAGTAATGCTGTACAAGCAGCCCCTTCAGTTAAACCATCAACCTCTACTATTTTACAACCTGGAGTAATTAGATTAAGTAGAGTATCTAGGTTGTATTTTTCTCTATGTTTCTTTTGAACAATATAAACGTAATTAGCTTTAATATTAAGGTTTTCAACTACCACTTGAATCATAGGTTTATTCCTAACATCAATAAGCGGTTTAGGAAATGTATAACCAGCCTGTTCAAATCTAGAACCAGCACCAGCCATTGGTATAAGTATATTTAATTTTTCATCTCTCCAAGCGGGTGATTTCATAATATATCCTTCTTTAATTGATTTAATTTTTTGAGCTATATTAATATAATTAACTTCTTTAGGGGATCCAACTCTAAGTATATGAGCTTTACTTCTAGAAGCAGCTAACAATCCGTAAGGTGAATCTTCAATAATTAATGCTTCTTCAGGCAGACAACTCATTTTTGAGATAGCCTTCCAATACATTTCTGGATGGGGTTTACTGTTTTGAACATCTTCATTTGATAATATCAAATCAAAAAACTCAATAATACCTAATTTAGATAATACAGTTAATACTGTTTTACGAATACTATTAGAACAAACAGCTAATTTATATCCATCTGATGATAAATTTTGGATAGTTGAATATAAAGTATCATCTTTTTTTAAACTAGCTAATGCCTCTAGAGTATATTTTTGTTTATTATTCCATACTTCTTCAAATTTCTCTTTAGGTAAACCTTTATTCTTATGAAGCATTTCTAGTTTTTGATTTGTTTTCAAACCATCATAAGTAGATAAATGCTCGTTCCAATCAATAGCGTATTTACCTAAAGCTTTATTTAATGCTTCAAAATGGATATTTTTAGCCTCTACTAAAACTCCATCCAAATCAAATACAATTAATTTAATCATATGATTCCTTTTTCTTTTAACATTAAAATACCTTTCTTGACATATTCTTCTAAATTAGCTTCAAAATTAGCTCTTTGGTCAGGTATATCTTTTTTAACTATTAAACTCTTATAGTAACCTGATAATCCATCTTTTTCTTTCCAATTACCTGTCCAATAGTCTCCTACTGTAAGTCCTCTTAAAACATACTGTTGAAAGTCAAGATTAAATTGTTTAGCATAATTTATTAAAATCATACTATACCAATCCCAAGGGCCATAACCACTCCAATCATCATGTATAGGAACTAAATCTTCATAAAATGCTTTACTATATAAATCACACCAACCAGCAAATTTAGGTGTGTGAACTGGTTCTACTGTTAAATCATTTTTTTGTTTACTATTATATCTTATATCAAAAATATTAACTTCATCACATTTTTCATAAGGTATATTTAAATAATCTTTATCAGTAGTTGGATCCCAACTATTATCAGTTAATTTTCTATGTTGGGGACTTAATACAAAATATTTATTTTTTATTTGTTTAGCTGATTCTATTAAATAATAAAGAGTATATTCACTAAAATAAACATCAGGACAAATACTCATATAATAATCTACTTCCTCTGATATTAGGTTTCTTTGTTGGTCTAAATGGCCATAAAGAATATCTTCTTCATTGATTTTTGAATTGACTGAGTAGTCTTCTAATAGATAGAGAAGAGTATTGAATTTATCTATAAAATAATTTTTAGGTAATTTACTATTATTCCAATCTACTAGATAATTAGATAAATTTAATTCAGGATTTAAAGTAATATTAACATCTTTTGGTATATAAGGAAATGATTTTTTTAATTGGGTAAAAGTTAATAAAGCATAATCTATATCCCAGGGCATTATATGACAAGATATTTTAATATTCATTCTTTAAAATATTATATACATTTTTTATACCTTGTTCTAAACCAATAAATTTTAAATTTAAATTAGTAAATTTTCCATTAAAGGGAGGAGCCATATTCCAATTTTTAAAATTTATATTGACCTTATAATCAGATAAATTATTTATAATTTGAGCTATATCATATAATGTAGGAGAATAATCATAACAACAATCTATTACTTTAGGACCATCATTGTTAATATAATATCTAATTAAAGTAACTAAGTCTTCCATATAAAAGAAATCCATAAACTTATTTTGAAAGATTTCTATATCTTGTTTATTTATGTATTTTTGAATGTTAGTTTTAATAAATTTATAATCTAACTCATTTTCATCAAATACATTTAAAATTCTAATATTATAAAATTTATCTTTATCTTGAATTGAGTTATGAATTATTTTTTTACTCCATCCATAAAAACTTTCTTGTGATTCTGCTCCTGAACCGAAATGGATTAATTTATTAAAGTGATTTTCACATTCTAATAAATTGTAATACATTTTTAAATTGTCATCTAATACAGAAGGAGTATCCTCATCTAATCTACCTCCCCCTACTATAGCACAATGTATTACAATATCAAAATATTTGTCTTGAAAAAAACTTTTAACTTGTTTTAAATTAGTTAAATCTGCTTCTTTTCGGGTTAAAAGAGATATATTATACTCAGTTTTAAAATAATTATAAAAAACTTTTCCAATATACCCCCCCGCCCCTGTAATTAAAATATTCATTAACGTTTTACTACTGTAGGATTATTAGTAATTGGAGTCACACTATGGTTATTATTGTTATAATAATCTTTATCTAACTCATATTTCCATTTTTCATCTCCTAGTAATTTTTCAAGTTCTTCTTCTTTAATTTCATAGAAATTTTCTTGTGATGGGAATTGACCATTACGAACCTCATTAGCATAATCTGTTAATGCTTGAGTCATAATTTGACCCGCTTCACAATAACGTTTAACAAATTTTGATTTGAATTCCCAAAATAGTCCCATTAGATCATGAAAAATAACTAACTGACCATCTACTTCATCACCAGCGCCAATTCCATAAACGGGGATATCTAAAGCACGGGCAATCATTCCTGCTGGTTCTTTAGGCATTGCCTCAAGTAATAAGGCTGAACAACCTGCTTCTTGAAGAGCTAAAGCTTGTTTTAAAACAATTTCAGCTTGGGCTGCTGTTTTGCCTTGAACTTTATAACCACCTAATTTAGCGCGAGTATGAGGTGTAAGACCTAAATGACTCATAACCATAATACCTGAGCTAGCAATGGCTTTAACTCGGTCAACCATAGCGCCTTCTACTTTAACCATATCACACCCAGCAACAATAAAACGACCTGCATTTTCAATTGCTACTTGATCTGATGGTTGGTAGGACATATAGGGCATATCACCAATTAAGAGAGCATTTTCATTACCTCTACTTACTGCTTCACACGAACGAATCATATCATCCATAGTTACAGGAATAGTTGTTTTGTGACCTAATGTAGTCATGCCTAATGAATCACCTACTAAAATACAATCAACCCCAGCGGCGTCTGCCATACGTGCTTGAGGGTAATCATACGCAGTGACTAATACAGTTTTGTTTCCTTTACTCTTATTTTGATTAAGGGTAAGAATTGTTTTTTTAGTTTTACTATCTGCTGCCATAATTTTATTTTAATGTAACCCAACTTTTAATTTTTTCTTTTCTTGGAATTTTATTTATAATCATATTTTTATTTAAAATATCTTCTTCTAGATAAGGAAACATATCTTCTAAAGGATTTCCAAATTCTAATTTTGGTAATAATTTTTGTTCTCTATCAATAATAACATTTACTAATATACTTCCTTCTTCTTGTAAAGCCAAATTTATTACTTCTTTAAAGTTATTTTTGTTAGCTTCTACTGCTTTAATACCATATGCTTGAGCCACTTTAATAAAGTCAGGAACTGAATAATCTTTATTTTCAGTAGCTATATATCTGGAGTTGAAGACTAAATCTTGAAATTGTTTAATAATACCGTAACAATTATTATTCATTATAAAAATCTTAATAGGTAAATTATAATGTTTAACAGTTTGGAGTTCTTGAATATTCATTTGAAAACCTCCATCTCCATCAATACAAATTACAGGTTTATCAGTCCCAATAGCTGCTCCTATCGCTGCTGGTAATCCATACCCCATTGATGAGTTTCCAAAATTAGAAAATATTCTTTGTTTAAATTTTGTTTTTAAAGATTGCATAGCCCACACTAAATGACCTCCCTCATCAGGAATAATAACTGAGTCTTCAGGAAGATTATCATTTAGTTGTTCTAAAAATTCATAAGAAGTTAAAACATCTTCTTTTAAAGTTCTATTTTCTTTTATATTTTTATAATCTTGACATTTTTGGTTCCATTCTTTTTTATCTTGAGGTTCACAAGAACCAAATAAATGATTAATAAAGATCTTAGCATCGCAAACTACTGGTAGGTTTATATTTAATCCTCTACCTTTTTTTATTTCATTTTCATCTATATCAACCATAATTTTATATGATTCTCTTGAAAATGTTTTTAAATCACCTCCAGTTTGTCTTGTATCTAATCTAGAACCTATAGATAACAGTAAATCACAATTTTGGATGGCGAAGTTGCCTCCTCTACTTCCATAAACTCCTATGTCTCCTATAAATAAAGGATGATTATGAGGAATAGAATCAAAACCACCCCAACTAACAACAAAAGGAATATTTAATTTATTTATCAACATTAATACTTCATCCATTGAATTAGATAATCTAACCCCATGACCTATTAATAAAAGTGGTCTTTTACTTTCTTTGATTTTTATATTAATATTCTTTATTTTATTTTCTAAATTTTCATCAATAATAGGACTATATGTATTAAATTTAATTAAAGAAGTATCTTCTAATAGTCGATTTTGGATATCCATTGGGATATCTAATAGACTAGGACCAAACCTTCCAATAAAACAAGTTTCAATTGCTTGTTTTAAAGTTTGATTAAAATCATTATTTGAAGTTAATTTTTTAATAAATTTAGTAAATGGTTTAAAAGATTCTACAACAGGCATTTCTTGAAAACCTAGTTGTCTTGGATTTGATTCTATACAATCAATAGATTCATAAGTACTAACCTGACCTGTTATAAATAAGCAAGGAATTGATTCATACCAACATCCACAAATGCCATTCAATAAATTTTGAGCTCCTGGGCCGCTAGTACTTAGTACTACTCCTAATTTTCCTGATGTTCTGAAATATGTTTCAGCCGCCATAGCAGCTGATTGTTCATGTTGAAAACAGTAATATTTAGTTTTTGGATGTTGTCCTATATAATCTACTATAGGAGCAATAGCACCTCCAGTAACTAGAAAAAAGGTATCTATATTATTATAAACTAAAGAGTCAACTAAATGTTCTAATGTTTTTTTCACTAATTATTTATTAAAAAATTCTTTGATTTTATCACAAACATAATCTACATCTTCAATAGTCATACCATGATGTGCTCCTAATAAGAAACCATTTTTCATAATAAGATCTGAATTAGTGAATGGTTGGAGATATTCTCTGTAAACAGGGTGACGAGTTACGTTACCAGCAAATGTCACACGAGTTTGGATATTATTGTCTTCCAAGAAATTCAATAGTTCAAAACGTTTTTCAGTTTGTAAAGGAATTGCTAACCAATTTGGTTTAATTGAATCATCAGGTAATACAATATCACCTACACCTTGAAGATTTTTAATATAACGCTCAATATTTGCTCTACGAATTTGTTCAAATTCTTTAAAACGATCCAATTGAACCAATCCAAAAGCAGCATTCATTTCAGATGATTTAAAGTTATAACCTAAAACACTATATAAGAATTTATGGTCATAAGCAATACCATCTACATCATGGTTAAAACGATCAGACATAATTTCTGAGTCATTACCCATTCGTCCCCAATCTCGGAATTGTAAACAAACATTTACTAATTTCTTATCATTAAACATTACCATACCACCTGAACCACCTGCTGTAATAACATGTGATGCATAAAAACTAGTAGTGGCGATATCTGATTCTGGAGTATGAGTGACTGTGTCTGCTGAGTCTTCAATCAAAATAATATCTTCGCGACCCATTGCTATTAAACCTTCTTTGATTTCTTTCCAATTTGGTTTATTACCAATCAAATTAGGCAACATGAGGACTTTAACTTCATCATCAATAGCAGCTAACACTTCACCTACTTGGGCTACATAATCATTTACTCCAACATCAACAAATACTGGTTTGAGTCCTAATTGAATAATAGGAGCTAATGTAGTTGAAAAGGTACATGCTGGTGTAACAATTTTAGTACCTTTAGGCAGTTGTAAACTAGCTAAAGCAAGTAAACAAGCTGATGAACCTGAATTTACAAATACACCATACTTTTTACCAAAGTGTTTAGCTATTTTTTCTTCAAATTCAACAGATTTAGGTCCTTGTCCACCTAACCAACCTGATCGGAGTGATTCTTCTACTGCTTTGATTTCTTCTTCCCCATAAGACTCAAACTTATAAGGGGCATACCATATTTTTTTCATATAAGATTATTGTGTTTAAAAATTTTAGTTATTGTATTAATTATGTTTTGTTCGTAATGTACATAATTTAAAGCTAATTGCCAATTTTTATTAATAGCTTCTTTTTTAGATTCATAAAAATCTTCAGTTAAATTATTTGCTACATTAATTAAGTCATCAATGTTATTAATATTTATAATACCGTCTGTATCAAAATAATCCCATAGGTTTGAACAACCCCAATATAAAGGAATAGTTTTAAGTAAAAAACAATCTAATATTTTCTCAGTAAAATAACCTCTATGAGAAGTATTTTCAATTACTACTCCATACTGTGAATCACTGAATATAAATTCTTTACCTAAACGAGCATCATCAATGTTGTTTCTATCTCCATAAGTTTCATAGAATTTAGTAGGTATTTTAAATTCATTTTCTCTAGCTGTTACTTCATGTCTTAAAGAATGACCGTATGTTTTAAGTAGTTTACCTTGTAAATGAGCTAATTTAAATTCTTTTTTATGTTCTTTTTCATATTGGTCTGGTTTTAGCCAGGTGTGTCCAAATGGTTGAAAAATAGCATTATCACATTGGTTTAATACTTTATCATCCCAAGTTAATATAACTGAAAATATATCTTTATTTTTTATAACCCAATCATGTAAACCGAAGTATTCATTTGGTTCTTGAAAAGAAATAATATTAACAGAAGATAATTCCTCTTGACTTTCAGGAATGGCATCTACAAATAAAGAAAAATCAATATGGGATAAATGTTGTAATTTATCTTCAAAAACTTTTTTATCAAAATGATTTACTTTTATTTTCATATTGTATTATAAAACTGGTTTTGTTTTTCTTGGCGTTCAATTGTTTTTGGATGTAATAAACAAAATTCATCTTGAGCAGGTAAAGCAGCATAACCTTTATAACCTTCTAACACCTCATGAACTTTATTTTTCCATTTAATTGATTTATCATTTCGATAAATTCTCCATTGATAGTCAGGGAAATTTACTCTATCGTTTTCATATCTCCAGCCCCACTTGAGGATATGTTCCTCGGTGATACCACTTACAGTATTAATTCGAGGAACTAAGTATACATCCACTTCGGGATTGCTTTCTAATATGCTTGGGAGCATGTTAAGTAAATCTGCTGAGGGTAATTCGTCAGCATCGATTTGGAAGATATATTCTCCTTCACAGTGTTTTGCTAGCTCATTTTTATAACTAGCAAAGTCTTTATTTAATGGATAGAACCAATGTTTGATTCCCCTTCCAACAATAACACTAACAACATCATCAGTGTAATTGTCTTTATCAATTTGAATTACAACTTCATAATCAGGAAAGAGAGCTCTATCGGATAAATAATCCAATAGAGTCTCTAACTCTTTATGTTCGTTACAAACTGTAATTGCTAAACTAATCATTCGGGTAATACTCCAATGTAAGAAAGAGCATCCATATACTCACGTTCTGGGAAGTTTTTAAGTGTGGTCATATCCATTCTCCATTCATAGTATTGACCTTCCTTTCCTGGTATAGGGTATTTTTCTTTTTCTTCTTCTGTTACAGGAACTGCTTTAACAGCACTCCAATTCCAATCTCTGATATTGGCTCCATTAGCAAAAATCATTCCTTGATTAGGAATATTTACTGCTGATGGCATCCAAATTTTTCCTTTTTTATCTTTACTAAATAAATCTTTATAAAGTTCTGGTAGAGTTTCTTTTTGTTGTTCTAAAAATTCTTCCCCTTCCATCATTAAAGAGTTAGTTTGAAAGCCACATCCATAGCAAAAGTAAGTTTTAATGTCTGCATTTACTTCAGATACATAACAAGCATCTGATTGGCAACGGTCGCATGTTATTAAATTATCCATCTATTTTTTCTAATTTAGGTAATTGAATTTTATTTAATTTAGGTATTTCTAATTTTATTTCTTTTGGAAATTCAGGAAGATGATTAGTTAAAATTTGATCTATTTTATCTTTCATCTTATCCCAACTAAATTCATTTTTAGTTTTTTCAGCTTGTTTTTTAGCTCCTTCAGTATATTTTTTATAGTTATCAAAAATATCTTTTAGGTAAAATCCTACTTCAGTATGATCAGGACTAAACCATTGAGAGTCAGATAATAAGAATTGATTAGCTGCACTTGGATGAACATTAGTTAATTGTCCTTTAACTAAAGTAACGAATTTAGGATCAAGAAAATCCATATGACCAGACCATCCTGTAGTTAGTAATGGTTTTTTACTTAAAGTAAATTCAAGTAATGGACGACCAAAACCTTCACCCTTAGTTAAACTAACCATAGCTTTTACTTTAGGATGATTATAAAGTTCATTCATTTCTTCATCACTTAATTCTCCATTTAAAACATAAACATTAGGTAAATTTTTAGAATTTACTGTTTTAGCTATTTTTTTAATTTTCTTAATTACTTCTTCTCTATCAAGATATGAAGAACCAACTTGAGATGTTTTTAAGATTAATGCTGGTCTATTGGTTTTATTTTTGAATACTTCAAAAAATGCTTTAACTAACAAACCTACATTTTTTCTATCCTCTCCTAAGTCACCTTGAATCCAATGACCTACAAATAAGTAAGCGAATTTTTCTTTAATGTTTCTTAACTCAGATAAATTATCTTCATAAGTACCATAACTAAGATGTTTGTAAATGTCTAAATCTGCTCCTTCAAACAATACTTCCATTGGTTTTGACAATTCAATCTCACCTTCTAAAGCATTAGTTTGTTTATTTCTTTTTTCAAATTTAGAGTTTTGGAAAACTTTTTTAGAATGTTCTGAAGAAACAATATTTAAATCCATTCTATTGCATCCATCAATCCATTCCCCTGCACAAACAGTTGTTTCAATACCAGCTGTAAAACCAATATTAAATTTACCTACTCTTTGAAATTCATTAGGTACAGTAACTTGAGCCCAAATATCAGGCTGTCTAGTTAATTGATTACCTGGTAATGTTTTTTCTAAAAGAAATTCCCATTCTGGATTGTCTTTACAGAATCCAAAAGGTGTATTGCCCCAACGCTGAGACATTAACATTACTTCGTATTTATCAGTTTCAATAATGGCTTTAACTAAATCTCTTGCTCTGGCGCCATAGCCACTATAGGTGTCAAAAGGAGAACTTATTACAAATAACGGTTTCATTAATATAACAATTTATGATTTATAACTCTATCAGGATAAGTATTTACATTTATTAATTCATATTTTTCTCTTGGTTCCCAAGTATTAAATAATTCATTTATAGAGTCCATCACTCTTTCAGCTTGATGATAAGAGGTAAAACCTGCTTCATCACTTAAGGCCCATTCTCTACCTTTAAAACCTTTTGATTGTCTTTCTTCTTTAGTTAAAGAATAAACATTCATAATTTGTTCAGCAGCATCTTCTGGTCTACAAGTGTCGTCCCAAATATAAGGTGTTGGTGGTGAACCAACTAATGTTCTTGAGGTTGGATAAACTGGAAATGCCCACTCACCATGTTTTTTATATTTTCCAGTATGGTTTGATGGTACATCAGCACTTGGAGTAAACCAATTACCCTCCTCATCTTCAAATCTCATTTGATCTTGCATACCACCAGTTACATTAGCAATAATTAAATTACCAGCTAAAATAGCTTCAGTAATACTCAAACCCCATCCTTCATTTGAAGTTAATAATATTTGAGCATCTGTACTATTATATAAGTAATTCATTTGTTCTGGGTTGAATTTAGCATCTGTAAATTCTACATTATAATGATCTTCATTTAAAAGTAATTCAATCACTGCTTCCAAATCAGTACCATGCTCTAATGATCTTTCAGTATGTAAAATCAAACAACATTTTTTAGCTTGTTCTTTAGGTAAGTTATCAATGAAATATCTATAAGCCAAAATAGTATCAGGAATTTGTTTACGCCTAATGTTTCTAGAATTAAACAATAAAGCGAAATCATATTCTTTACCTTTAAATAATTTGTTTTTAAACTCTAATAGTTTAGGATCTTTTTTATCTAAAGGTTTAAACACATTATGATTTAATCCATGAGGAATATATTTAAGAAGTTTTTTATCAGCTTTATCACCTAACACAAGTCTATTAATGTTTACTGTTTGTTTTGAAATACCCATTAATAAATCACAAGCTTCATAATATGGTTTATTATAAAGTGGAGCAGGATAATCATCCCAAATGTTTAAATAAACAATAGGAATTTTTCTTCTAATTTCATTTTCCATTTGGAACAACCAAATATAATAACGAGGATCAGTGATCATCATTATAGCATCTGGTTTCTCAAATTCAATTAATTGTCTTAAAAAATCAGGATTACCATATCCACTAACGGGATACATTATAACTGATGAATCTTTTAAGCCATTTACTTCATTAGTTGATTGAGATAAATCTAATCTTTTACCTTCCTCATTATGTTTAACAGCTCCTCCTACACTTACCCAATTAAAATGATGGGCTGTATGAATTACAATTTCTCTCGCTACAGTAGCAATTCCTGAGTGAACTCTTAAATCATCAGAGATAAAAACAATTTTTTTCCTCTTCTCAGGAGGAAGATATTCAAAACGTGATTCCATTTTTAATCTTTAATTTCTAAGTTGTTATGTGAGTGTACTTTTTTTCTAAAATCTTCATCTGTAAGATACAAATGAATAGTGCGGTCTGCAAGTTTTTGTAAAGAAAATTTGTACTTAACACATGCAATCTTGAAATTGTCAAATAACTCACTCTGTACTTTAACAGAGGTTAATGTCATATCTTTTTTACTCATAGCTTTTATTAATTTAATATCGTATATAAATATATTGGGATCTACTAAGATACGCCTTTATTACATAATTCTTTGCGATCTTTAAAAGGACAAAATCTACAATTCCAATCACTAGCATTTGGTTCATATTGTTTATTTTTATAAGAACCATCATTGTTAAATACTTCCTCTATAAATCCTTTAATTGTATTAGTTGCTTTATTAATCTTTACTTTACCACTTGCTGGTTTAAATTCTTGTACTCTAGATATAGGGTAAGGTGAATCTTCCCATACTTTTCTTTTGACAATAAAAAATTCAATATCAATATTATCTTCAGAAACACCAAACTGTTGAGCAAAAAACTTTTTATATAAAATTAATTGCATTTGTTTGATCTCATCTTTTTTAGCATAATCATCCCAACCTTTAGTAGATGTTTTAATATCTAAAATTTTAAATTTATTAGTTGGTTCATGATATAATACTACATCAAGATATCCTCTATAGAATACATTTTTATATTCTGAATGAGGATTTAATGATATGGGAATTTCACATCCTACTAAATACCAGCCTCGTTTACCAAAATAACCACCTCTGTTTTTCTTGATGTAGTTTATAATAGCTAAACCATCTTCAAAAAACTCCCTCATTTCAAATGAGTTAGAGAAATGAACATTTTTATTAGACTTATAGTCTTTTAAATAAACTTCTCTAAAACGGTCTTCAAAATACTCTTCTATGTTGATACGGTCAGCTTCAGCCCCACTAACCTCATATATAGTTGTTATATAATGCTGTAATGCTTCATGTAACGCAGTTCCAAAAGTCATATGGATAGACGATTCAGAAACATAATAGCCGTCTTTATATTGAAGACTCCATTTATGTGGACAAGCATTAAACATTGACAACTGACTATAAGAAATCGACTTTTCAAAAGCGTAATTGATTTCTTTAAGAGTATGCTGTTTGATTTGCTTTACAATAGCTGGTATTTTTTTCTTTTTACCCACCTAGTGTTTTTTTCAACTTCTCAAGATATAAAATTCCATCCATTAGTTCTTCTTGAGCATTCTCAATCCATTCTAATACTGTGAAATCATTTCTATCTAAAGTATTGTTGTATTTTTTATAACCCATTTCAGCTCTAGTATGAAATTTATTCATAACAGACTGGACAATAGAGTCAGGAGTAAAAGTTGCTTCTTCATATTGTCGTTTAGATTTCTCTAAAGCTTCAATTAATGAATCACTATGTGTGACTCCATAAATATCACTATTTTTTGTCATAACTTATCTTGGAAAATACTTATTAATAATATCTAATTGATCTTGATATTTAGCTACTTGTTCTAATTCCATTTCAATAGCTTCAATAATGTCTGGATGTTCTCCTACCCCAACTGGGTTAGAAAGATAGACTTCAATATTGGCTAAATGTTTGTCAACATGACCTTGAGCATGTGATTTTACAGCGTCAATAATTTTTCCTCTCATTTTATTTCTTTTAATAACTTTTTAATTTCTTTTTCATTAACTCCTGATTTTTCAAGAACATGTTCTATCCCTTCTCGTTTTAGAAGATAAATATAATCTTCAGCTTCTCCAAGTGAAACAACATAATAATCAGCTATGTATTTTAATAAATCAATATTAGGTCTCTTCTTAGATGATTTAATATATTTTAGGAACACATTCTTTTTAGGTAACATAGTACAGTAATATTTATAAGTTTTTTCTTTTTCAGGATAAGGGATTCTTTGGCCGTAATTTGCAACCTCAGTGTATCCTTCATACATACTTACAAATCTATGAACCATGTAAGAATTAAATGATTCTCGCTGGCCTTCTGTAAAAGATGACCAAGGTTTTTTATCTGTTGTGATTTGTTTTAACCAATCAAAGATTGTCATTTGAATATTCTTCCCTTAATTCTTTAGGTAAAGTTTCAGTCAAAATTTCTCCTGTTTCAGCATCATAAAATACTGGGATAGGTACTAAAGCATCTTCTTCAGCTCCTACTATAAATTTAGATACTTTACGAATAATAATTCCTTGACTCCATACTTTTTTACCAGTTGAAGTTTCTACTGATGTTGTCTTAGACAAATCAATGTTAATGTTCATTTGTTGTTGATTTTTCATTTTGTTTTTGTTGTTTATAATCTAAAATAAATCCTATTAATACTATAATGTTCATACCCATACTCATAATAATTTCATGTATATCTTGATAAATTGTTGTCATTAAATGAACATGACCTACCATCCAGAAAGGTATTGCTAAGTTTTGACTAATCCAAATTAATAGGAACTTTAGGAATTGTCTCATAATACTCTTTTTTCAATAACAGCTAATATTCGAGAAATTAAAGCCATTACATTTATCTCTTTATCAATTCTAAAATTAGAATGATATTGATACTCTTCAATATAAATAATTACTTCACCAGCATTAGTAGAAGCATATTTATCTATATTATCAAATAAAAATCTAAATAAGTCCTCATAATCATTAACTCCAGAGTCAGCTATAATTTGTCTAATGTTATTAAACGACTTAGAACTTGGTTTACATAATTCCATGAGGACTTTATTTTTGTAGTTACTAGACACTAATATGTCTTTATCAATGGATATTTCACCATTATTAACACTCATTTGTAATGTATTTAACATTTTACGAATGTCAGGATAAAATTGATTAACTACTAGTTTTAAATCATCTAAACCAATTTCAACTTCTTCTTGTTTAAGAATATCACTAACATGTGAAGCTACTTCTGATTTAGATGGAGGAACAATTTTTAAAACTTGACAACGAGACTGGAGCGGATCAATAATACGCTCAATATAATTACAAGTTAAAATAAATCGAGTTGTTCTTGAAAATGTCTCAATAATGTTTCTTAACGACGCCTGAGCCTGTATAGTAAGGAAATCAGCCTCATCCAAGATGACAACTTTGAGCGGCTTAAAAGACGCCACAGACGAGAAACCCTGGACCTTATCCCTAATAGTATCAATACCACGTTCATCGGAAGCATTAATATAGAGATAATCGCAATTAAGATTGTTAACAATAAGTTTAGCAAGAGTAGTTTTACCAGTACCGGCTGTGCCGTAGAAAATAAAATTTTGAATATCATTTTGTTCTAGATACTTAGAAATAGTACCTTTAATTTGTTCGTTTCCTACATATGTAGAAAGATCTTGAGAACGATACTTTTCAACCCATAGGGTATGTTGTTTAGAGCTGGTAGTCACCATATATTGAATATTTTTTAGGTTCAGGTTCTTTAATTTCTACTTCATCTGTAAAGATAGCATAAAGTTTTCCTTGAGCCAAATCTAAACGAAAAGCAATAGGTTTATTATTCGCCACTTGATAAAACGCTTCTAAAGCGTCAGTTAAGGTGGGTTGAATTGCTTCAACCCCCTTTACTTTCCATCTATCACCTGGTGGCATTCGGTCTGCAATCTCTATTAGGTTTTCTATAACTTCTTTTTTCATAACTTAATTTGTGTTTTAAAGTAAGGCAGTATCACATCATAAGAATAATTTATAATACCTTTATCTGTTGTTTTAAGACTAAAGTAGATATTATGTTTAGGGTGAGTAGCTTGTGGTACAAAATGTACTCCTTTTATTTCAAAAAGTTCTTCTCCTATTGTTAATTTTTTTCCTATGAGTGATACTGCGTCTTGCATACTTTATTACATCATTCCCATCATGTCTCCAAACCCAGCATCATCTTTTTTATCCTCAGGTTTGTCAACAACAACTGCTTCTGTCAATAAGATAGTACCAGCTACTGAAGCTGCGTTCTCAAGAGCTGTACGAGTTACTTTAGCTGGATCAATTACTCCAATTTCTCTCATATCACAGAAATCTTCATCATTCAAATTAAATCCATACCAATAATCACCTCCTGTTGCTCCTGATAAGGCATTATATATATCTTCTTGTTCATAACCAGCATTGGCTAAAATTTTCTTAAATGGTTCAGCACAGGCATTATAAACAATTCGACCACCAATAGTATTAAAATCACTAATACCATTTCGAGAGTGTAGCAAAGCCATTCCACCACCAGGTACAATACCTTCTTCAAGAGCGGCTTTAGTAGCTTGTAAAGCATCATCTACTCGGTCTTTCTTTTCTTTCATTTCAGCTTCTGTAAATCCACCTACATGAACAACAGCAACACCACCAATAAACTTAGCTAAACGTTCTTGTAATTTTTCTTTTTCATATGGAGAAACAGATTTATCAATTTGTGTTTGAAGTTCTTCAATACGTTCAGCAATTTTATCAGCATCACCTTTACCATCTACAATAGTAGTTTCATCTTTACCTACAGTAACTACTCGAGCTTGACCAAACCAATCCCAACTAAATTTATCTAATTTCATACCTTTTTCAGTACTGAATACTTGGCCACCTGTCATGGTAGCAATGTCTTCAAGAATCAATTTACGACGGTCACCAAAGTCAGGGGCTTTAACTGCTACAACTTTTAAAATACCTCTTGCTTTGTTTACAATTAAAGTAGCTAATGCTTCACCATCAATATCTTCAGCAATCAATACTAAAGGTTTATTTTGGTTAGATACAGCTTCTAAAATAGGCAACAACTCTTTTACTTGAGTAAAACGCTTATCGGCAATCAAAATCAAAGCATCATTTAAAGTAGTACTCATTGAGTTATTATCAGTCACAAAATAAGGTGATTTATAACCTCTGTCAAACTGCATACCTTCTACTGTTTCAAGATATGTTTCACCATTTTTAGACTCTTCAATGAATACAACTCCCTCACGACCTACTTTTTGCATTGCTGTAGCAATTAATTCTCCTACTTCAGAATCATTATTAGCTGAAATTGTTGCAATTTGTTTAAGTTGTTCCTCATCTGAAATATCTTCTTTAATTTCATGACGTAGATGTTCAACTACTTCTTTTACTGCTTTATCAATACTACGTTTAATTTCAACAGCATTTTCTCCATGGTTAAGATACTTAAGACCTTGTTTAGCCATTTCACGAGCCAACAAAGTTGAAGTTGTAGTACCATCACCAGCATTATCAGCAGTCTTAATAGCTGCTTGTTTAACTAATTGTACACCCAATTCTTCAATTGGATCTTCTAAGGTAATTGATTTAGCTACTGTTACACCATCTTTAGTTGATTGTGGAATACCTCCGTTTGCAATAACTACATTTCGTCCATTAGGACCAAGTGTTGATGTTACAGCATTAGCTAGTTTATCAATACCATTAATCATTTTTTCCCTTGCATCGGGACCAAATTCTATAATTTTACTCATATTACTTATTTATTTTTGCTAAAACTTGATTTTCAGGACCCAACCAATACTCTTCACCTTCATACTCCATTTTACTAAAACCCATAGTAGGTAATACTACTGTATCTCCTACTTTAAGTACAGTTTCAACTAAAGTACCATTAGCTGAATAGTAACCAGGTCCAACTGCTACTACTTCTGCTAATTTATTTTTTTCATTCCCTAGGTCAGGGACAATAATTCCACCATATGAGGTTTCTTCTTCCTCAACAGGTTTTACAATAACTGCATTATAAATTGCTTCTAACATATTTTAAAAATTTAATATTTTATTTAGTTTTTCAGTAACAGTATTATACTCATCCATATAGTCTCTTAAAGACTCATATGATTGACTATTTACTTTTTCATTAATAACTGTTTTTAAAGCTGTACTTACTCTACTATAATGACCTATAGTTTTTACATACTCTGTAGTAGAGTCAGTGTAACGAGCATCAGGCGTAACTTTAACATTAACAGTAACATTGTTGTCATCAACTGAAAGGAAATAAGGTTCCATTTCAGGGTCAGTGATAGTACGTGTGTATTCTTTTTCTTTAGCCATAACTATAATTTAACATAATTTTTTTAATTGTCCAAACTTTCCTCAATTATTTGAGCTTCTTCTATTAATCTAACAAACCAATACATTCCATCTTTTCTAAATACATCTGTACAATGATGTTTAATTCTCATCTTTTCAGTGTCAATTTGTTTTGTTTCAGGTTCTTGATGAATTACCTGATAAAGAATATCATTATTAGTTTTGATTAAATGCATTTTCATAACTTAGTGAAACCTTAGGAGAACGGTTTTACTTAATTTTTAATGTTTTTGGTTTTGCTTCTTCAGCAAATGGAATAGAAATTTTTAATAAGCCATTATTCATCTCAGCCTCAGCTTTTGACAAATCAAACTTGTTTACGATTTTATAACCTAAATTAAAGGACCTACGAGCAATACCTTTTTTGATATAGTTGCAATCATTAACATCACAACATTTATCTTCTTCTTTTTTGTCGTAAGCAATTTTTAAGACATCACCTTCTAAACTTAGGTCAATATCTTCTTTAGTTAGACCAGTACAAGCAACTTCAAAATGAAGTCCATTCTTGTTTTCATAAATGTCTACCGGATGGGGAAATTTAGCCTCAATGGCTGGTTGGAAGTTTAATTCTGATTTGAAGAAATCCTTAAATAGGATGTCAAACGGTGTAATTGAATTTTCAAAAATTTTTAAATGTGTCATAATTTTAATCTCCTAAGATGATTTTAGTGTTCCCTAAGGTTTCACTTTGTTATAAATATACATAATTAGATTTCCTTTGCAACAATATAATACTCACTTTTAACTTTATCATTATCAAATGAAAGTTTCATAATTCCATCTAAATTGATTTCCATAGTTCCTGTTGGAACATCTTTATTACAATACATAATTTCTTTAATTAAATTAGAATTATAATTGACTTTAAAATCAACAGGTAAATTATTAGTTGTAATGTCTGGTATGTAAAATGATACTTTATTTGAGTATTCAATATTACCTCCAAATTCCATTTCTAACTGTAAATCACCATCATCGTTAGTAAACGGCTTAAATACAACTGTATCAGTATCTGCGAGTGCTGATTTTGCTCGTACTATAGCGCTTATACTTTCGTTATCTAACAAAGCTTCAATATTGTATTTACCATCACCAACATATTCTCCTGCTTTAGGAATAATCATAGTATCAGCTAAAGCATAATTTAGAGTAAATTGATTGTCTGCTATAATAAGTTTAGTAATTAGTTTATGTTGTTTTTGATACTCTAAAGTTAAATAACCATTTGTAATAGCAAGTAACTTATTTAATTGAGTAGTATTACTAATACCAATGTCTGAATCTTCTAAATTAAAATCATCACAAGTTACAACTCCAATCATTGTTTTATCAGGAGCAGTAAACTTAATAGTTAATTTGTTATTTTTAATTTCCCATTTAACGGCTTCAATCATACCATTTAGGTAGTATTTTGAGATGATTGATACTAAGTCTAATTTTTCTATCACATTATTAACATAATAAAAAAAGCTTGGTTTCCCAAGCTTAATTTAAAAATATAAAAATTAATTTTTAAGACAATTTACCAATATAACCAGTTACAGTTGTTATAATATTCGTTATTTCATAGTCACTTAAAGAACTACCCCAAAAATCTGCTTTAAATTCTACACTACTAGGAGCATAATATTCAGTACCAGAAACTGATCGTTGCATAATTCTCATAGGATCATCACTTATATTTCCACCTGATTTGGAGGTTACAAATGCTTTAAAACCTTGCCATACTTTGAATAATGATGAGTTAAAGGTTACAGCTCTAAAAGAGGTAAAATTATTTTGTTGAGTTGAATCTGATAATCCGTTTAGTTGGCTATAATTTGTAAAATTACTTAATTGATATGATATAAAATTATAAGTACCACTTCCTCCTTGCCCATGATATCCTATATTACCTGTAGCATTTCCACCTCGATGAGAATTTGTGAAAACACCATGGGAAGCATTATTAGCTGTGAAATTTGATCCTGAAGTTGCTGCCCATTCTGAATCTAGATATTGGTCTGTTCCATTGCCTGTAAATCCAATATTGGAAGTAAATGTTGGGCTATTAGTAGGAATTAATTTAAAGGTTGATGGAGCTTTCCAGTTTAATGTAGCAAAATCCTCATCTCCATCAGTAGCAAATACATAAAATAAATCTAATTTATTCCAGATACCAAATTGTTTTAACTGCTGAACCATATAATTTTGGTCAAATTGTTGAGCATCTGTAGGGAGTGTATAACCTTGAGTGTTAGCGTAATTTAATAAAGCTTGATAATCTGGATCAAAATTTGAAGGTGGAGAGTATGAAGGAGTAGCAGGTGCTGGGAGTCCTCCATCTGCTGCTTCATTTACACCTCTAGCTTCTGGGTTAGCATAGGAACTTGGAGTACGAGGAGCAGTTAATGTACTTGATTGATAACCCTGGATTAATCCTTTTGAAGGATCTCCAGATTGGTATTTTTTAGGTTTGAAAGGTGTAAATAAACTTTCTTGATCTACGAGGGCCATATCATGAATAAATATGGTTAAAAAACTAGAAACTAAAGAATTTATTGATATTTTGATTAAGTACTACTGCACCCCATCCTAAATCTGAATATAAGGATTCTAGTTTATTTTTTAATACAGAATCAAATAACCCATCTCTGTCTATATATTTTTCAATTAATTCCATAATTTCAGGAGGATCATTAAAACCATTAAATCCGATAACATCAACTCGGTAAGGGTTAGCTTTCAAATAAGCAATATACATTTTATCACCAATTTGAAACGTTGGGTATTTTTTATCTAATTTTTTAAATCTTAAAATGTCATTATATATAATAGCTGCTTTAGTATTGATAGGACATTTTAAACCTAACTTAGAAAATATTTCCCCAGAACGAGGAGGAGCAGCTAAATATTCACTCATTTTCTTTAAACCAGTAGGTTTAAGAATTTTCCTCCAATCAATAGTTCTTAATTCAGTTCTAAAGTCTAATATTTGTTTATCAATATCAACTTTAGGTTTACCAAACATAATTTCATTAATAAGATGTTCTCCAAACTTCCTAAACAAAGGTGGAAAGTTTGATTTCATCAAATCTAATCCTTTAACATCTAGCTCATCTGTTGGTACACCTTCTTTATTAACAATATGTTGGGCGTATCTCCTCTTACCTGCAAAATAACCTCTATCAAGTACAACTTCTTGTTTCAACTCAAAATAATGAGGTTCGTCAGGATATTTAACATTAAACAATTCTTGAACTAGAACATGTAGGTTTTCATTTGCTACTCTTTGAACCTCAGTAGCTACTTGTAGTACTTCTTTTACAATTGTTTCTCTATCAGCACCTTCTAACTCTGGTTTACGTTGTAGAATTAGATCTTTTACTTGAATAAAAAGTGAGTCAGTATCTGAAGTAACAATATAGTCTTTATCTTCTGTACCTAGTTGTTCATTCATCCATTTATTAACAAACTTAATACTTTCTTGAGTCAAACGCTGACCTGTTAAAGTAATTGCTTTACTAATAAATTTATTACCATCAGTGTATCTCCAACCATTAATAGCAAATACACCATAAACATCATTCAGCTTAATTTTATAAGCATGTTGTCGTTTATTATAAAATTCTCCCATAACAGGGTCATTATCTTCCTTATATGCTTTTTTCATGAGTTTTTTATACTCTTGTCTTTTAGCAAACCAGTCAGTTAAAATTTCACAAACAACACTTGATTTATCTTTTCTGAATATTACTCCTGGTGCTGAAATAATTAAATCATTTTCTTCAATAATAGAAATTAAATCAGCTACAGTAATTTCAGAGGTGGATATTGACCTGTCTTTTTTAATTTTTTCAATTCTAAGTACTTGGTCTTGATTCATTTCTTTGAGTTCTCTCAAAGACCATTGATTATCAAATTTTCCTCTATTAACAACACGTCCAACCAAAGTTTCAATACCCATGTTTAAAGAACGTATAATGGAGGGATACAATGAAGTAAAGTCCAAATCAATAACCCATTCATACAAACCAGGTACAGGATCTTTTAAATAACCACCAGCATATTCTTCCTCTATTGTTCTTAGTAAAGGATTATAAGTAGTAGGTTTATTAGGTGAAACTATACCTTTTCGTTTCAAATAAGTTAAAATAGCACCTTCATTTAGCATAGTTGAAAAATAAATGTTTTCATATTCAACATGACATAAATGACAAATGGTGACTGTTAACTCAATAAATTTAAGTTTATTCTCTAGTTCAACAATAATCTCTACATCTCGTAAGTTGTATTCAATAAACTTCTGAATGTCTTCTTTAAATAATTTATCAAGTGAACCTTCATACTCAATCTTTTCTAGTTTAGCATATTTTTTACCTATGTCACCTAAACGATAAGATGGTTCCTGTTTCATAATATACTTTTTAAATAAAAGCATATAGTCTAGGTGATTAATACCTCCTAAATTAACAGGTTGGTCAGGAAATTGAGGTGTAATTTTTACTTTACCAATAGGAGATAATGTTTGGGCGACTGATTCTCCTAGTACTTTAGAAATTCTATGATAAAGATAAGGTATATCAAAGAAACCACTATTCCAACCTGTAATAATAGTTGGGTCTAATTCATACCATTTATCTAGAAAACCATGTAATAATTCTTTTTCACTACCAAATGGAATAACTTCTTTATCTTTTTCAGTTATGCTTTTAAGTGTTTGGCTTTCATCTAAAAGTAAACAATAGTACTTTTTAGAGTTAGCATCATATAAAGCAACAGCTGTTATTTTACCTTTTGGATCACTGATATTTTCAGGTGTTAATGCTCCCGCTACCTCACACTCAATATCTAAATAAACTGTGTTATGATATTTAGGAGTTTCATCTGATTCATAATAATGGTCTACTAAAAAACGAGTGATTTTATCTACATCCTTTTCAAAATATTTAGGATCTTTCCAATCATGCATCTTTCTAGTAGGTGAAACTCTAGTACCTTCTAATGTTTCATATTCACCATCTGGGTCCGGTTGATAGAAAGTAGGCCAATATTGAAGTGTTTTAAAGTTTTTACTTCTATCATCTCTCAGATAATATTGTCTTTCTTCTTTATCGTAGTATAAAGCCTGATACATTAGCGTTAACATAACAAAAAAGGCTTGGTTGCCCAAGCCTAATTTATTTGTAGTTAAAAATAATTACTTACCTAATTTATAAAAAGATACATTGTATCCAGTACGTGCATCACCTCTAAAAGTAATTTGAGCATCTACACTCTGTCCACCAGCATCACGCTTTAAAACATTTAACATTACATCAGCCATAAAGAAACAAGCTTTAAATTCTGGTTTCTCTAAGAACTTGATATCCACTTGAGAAAATCCTCTTGGTGGACGACAAGGTGCTTGAACTGCTACTGGTCCTACAGGTCCAATTGTTCCTGGAGTTAAAGCTGTTGCTGGACCATTTAATGGAGCTGGTGCTATTGCTCCTGTTGCTACAGACATTTGAGATGTCATATCAACTTGAACGTTTTTAAGAGTTACTTTACGTCCGTTAAAACGTACTGCATTGTCTGCAAATACTGCACCTGGGATTGCCATTTGAGCTACACTTGATCCAATCATTCCGATTGCTAACAAGCTAAATAATAATTTTTTCATCTTTTGTTTAATTAATTGATTGATTTGATGGTAATAAATATAATAAAAATATATACAAGGGCCAAACTTTGGGGAACCAATTTTTTAAAGATTCCCCAAAATGGGGAACATAATATTATTTATGTACCCAAAATGGGGAACTTATATAGATTAAGTCTAAAATATAGGGACTTATTTTTTTCTTTTTTTTCTTCGAATTTGATCTTTTTCTAATAAAGAAACATACCTATCTATAGCTTCACCATCTAAACAGTATTTGCATTTTTCAGTACGTCCATCTTTATTAAGAACATTTCTATAAAATTCATGAAGTGGTTTTTCTGTATTACAACTAATACAAAACTTCATTATTTTTTATAAGCTGTATTAAGACCTTGCCACTGTCCATTATACTGCTCACCTACTTCTTCAACACGCCAAAAAGCAATTTGAGCAACTCGAGCATTTTTTTCAATGATAATAATGCTGTTTACTATCATTGTTGTATTCATTTGTTCGCAATGAAAACCTGGGTCCCACCAAGGTGATTCAATAATTGTTCCTGTACGATATAAGGAAGAACGGTGAGTAATTTTAGCAGCACAATCAGCTGGTACTTTAATTCCTTCATTAAAAGTAACTGAGTAAATACCTTTTTCTAGGCGCCAACATTCTTTACCATCAATACTCCAAGTAGGCATTTCTACATAACCTGTAGGATCAATATGAGTTTTATCTGTGTAAACAGAAGAACCTACATCAATACGTTCAATTTTTGCTGCTGATAAGTCAATACCAATTTGAGCTCGTTTTGAAAAATCTGACTCAATGATATAATTTGAAATTTGATTTGAATTTAATAACATATTATTTTAATTTATTTAAAACTTTATCCCAAAACAAGTCTAGTTTGTCTTTTCTTGCTTTACAACCACAATCATCATAGCCCATTTTTTTAGCTATGAATAAAGCAATTCGATGGCCTTGTCCAAAGGTAATTATTTTAATTAACAATTCAACAAAACCACCTAGTTTCATTAGATTTGATGACCTCCGTTATTGATTTTCAAGCTGTCAAAGAATTCCTTACGTGCTTGGTTTTCATTATTTAAGAACACACCTGATGCTTTAGTAGTTACCATTGAAGCTCCTTGATGTTTAACACCTCTACATGAAACACAATTGTGAGTAGCAACTATAGTAACAATAACACCTTTATTGTTTTCACAAATTTTATCTACAGCTTGATGAATAGCTGAAGTAAGTTGTTCTTGAATAGCTCCACGACGGCCAAAATGTTCTACAATACGATTCAATTTAGACAACCCAATTACTGAACCGTTTTCACCTACTACATAACCAATATGAACTACTCCTCCAATTGTTTGGTGGTGATGTGAACACATTGAGGTAAGAGGAATGTTTCGTTCAATTACAATACCATCATAGCCATCACTTGGAAATGAGGTAATGTCTGTAGGAGCATCATAACGACCTTTCCACAAATCAAAAACATATGCTTTAGCTACACGACGAGGTGTATCTGAGCTATTGGGATCATTTCTCCAATCACATCCTAAAGCATCTAAAAACTTACCATATGCTTCAGCTGCTTCATCTACCATTGACCATTTTTCTTTTTCAGTTAATGGAAAACCAGGAGCTATACCATTAGCATAACCTGTTTTTACTACTTCTAAATCTAGTTTAAATGTCTTATTATTCATAACTTATACTTTAATATAATAACTAATTTTAAAAGAACCAAATTAAATTAATCATCACTCATTAATCCAGTAATGTATTTTTGATTGCGTTTTAAATCACCTACTCCATCTAAACCATAACCTACTAAAAAGTATTCATTTTCTAAATTAAACCCATAAATTAAATCATCATTTTCAGCAGTGTGTCTTTTAAACAATGTTACTGGAGTGATTGATTTTGGATTACCATAACTAACATGTTTAACTAGGCGGTTCATAGTATTACCTGAATCATAAATGTCGTCAATAATGTAAACATCTTTTCCAGTAATATCCATTTCGATTTGTTTTGTGATATAGATTTCGCCCTGTGTAGTATCATTGTAGGATTTCGCACGTATAAAGTCTATATAGCAGTCATCCATATGTTTCACTAAATCTGTGAAAAACATAAAAGCGCCGTTTAAAACACAAATAAGTACAGGAGGTTGTTCGTGATATCTTTTTTTAATCATGTAGGCAATTTCACCTACTTTGTTTTTAATTTCTGTTTCGTTAAAGAGAACCATTTGATGCTTTTGTTAAAAAATCTTCTATTGCTTTTGGACTTTCAAATTTCCAAGTATTACCTTCATGTTCCATAACTAAGGTTGGATACCAATCAATCTTATAACTTTCCATTAAAAGATCATTTTCATCTCCATTTATCATCTCTATGTTTAATTCTTCTTTAAACTGAGAGATAAAAGGTTTTAACTGTTTACAAGCATCACATCCTGTACTGTAAAAATACTTAAATTTTAAACTCATCATATTATTATAAATATTAAACAGCTCGTTTAGTATCGTAACTGATAATATGATCCCTACCAGTCCAGTTATAACCTACTTCCATACATTTTTCAATTGAGATAGGATACATTTCAATTAATGTCTCTCTAGTATCACCAGCAGGCATTAACCAAGTTTTCCATTTTGGAATATCCATTTTAACTCTAAATGCTTCAATTTCAGCTAAATTTTCTTCAGTACCATCCCATACTGGTTTGAAATGATAATCACCATGTTGATCTAACATCATTCTCATAGCATCATAATTCAAACGGAATTTATTATGTTGGTCAATCATTTTTTGGTCAACTAATTTACCCATAGGAGTATTAACATCGATTTTAGGAATTGAATTACTAAACTTAGGTGATAAACTAATCAAACCAATTGGGTAATCAGTTTTAATAAAATGAGATCCTTCAGTTTCAATTGTAATAAAAATACCTCTTTGATAAGCAAAATGAGTTAATTCATTTACTAAGGCAGGTTGCATTGTTGGTGAACCTCCTGTTAACATCATCTCTCTAATATGAGGATTTTCATCATATGCTTTAACAATATCATTAAATGTATAAACACCTTTCTCAGGATGAATACTTGTGTACCAAGAGTCACACCAACCACCAGCACCAAACCAACATCTATGAGTACAACCTGTTACTCGAACAGCTATTGTAGGTCTACCTTGTCTTGAACCTTCTGATTGAACACAAGGGTAAATTTCTAATACAGGAATCCTTTTATCATAATCTGTGATACGACCTGGTTCCTGAATGTTCCATTGTTTTTCTGTTACTTTACTATCCATAATTAACCTTTATAAAATGCTGTATTTTTTTCATGTTCACGGAATTCAACTTGAACTACTTTAACACGACCATTAGTTTCTGCTTGTATAAAATCGTTTAGCTTATTATAAAAATATTCAGCAAAACGTTCTGCTCCTGTAGCTGGAATAACTCGTAATTGAATTACACTGTCTGCTTCCATTTGTTTAAATACTGGGAGATAGGGATCATCCTCTGCTACAATTGTAGTGTGATCAAGCATATAATCTAACCATGCTTTAGGATTCATACCATCAATAGTACCTTTAGCACGTTTCATACCTCCAAAGTCCCAAACCCAATTACGTTCATCAAGTTCACCTTCAAACCATACTTTTAAACTTACTCCATAACCATGTAAGAATCTACAATGTGTTCCCTCAGCTTTCCATTGACGAAACACTGTAGAGTAACCATCAAATACTTTTGTTGATCTAAAACTACCCATTGATAAAATTCATTATGTCTTGATAACTTCTGTTTCCTACAAATCGACGAACTTCTTGTCCATTTTCTACTAATATTACTGTAGGAACACTCATAACATTAGCTGCTTTAGCCCTATCAATTTCATAATCAATATTGATTTTTTCTACTGGTGTATCTTGGGCTACTCTTTCCATAGTAGGACTTAACATTTTGCATGGTCCACACCATGGAGCTGTAAAATAAAATAATTTCTTCATACTAATTCTTCTATAATTCCGATTAATTCACTTAATATAAGTACAATAGTTGCTGTTACCAAACTAAATGGAATAAGTCCATAACCAACTATTCTAATAGCTGATTTTACAAAACTAATAATTTGATGTTTTTTTGGATCTGGGTGTTTCATAATTCTTTTTCATTAATTAACTCGGCTCCTGGGTTATGTTTCAGGAGCCAAGTTGTTGATTCTTTAAATAGAGGTTTTGCTTCAGACCAGTTATAAGACCAATTAATATTACCTCTTATTAAACCAGTGTAAACTTCACCTTCTTTATTAATCACCACATACATTGATGGGTATGGTTTTGATTTTTTATACTGTCTTCGCGTAATCATCTAATACTGAAGATACATACTCTTTTACAAAATCCCAAGTTACTGGTCCAAATTCATCTGCATAACTTACAGGATCAGGTTTACCTAATTTAATAAAAGCTTCTACTCGTTCTACAGATGATGCTGACTTATAATCACTAAACCACTCAGGAGATGGATTATCGTACTGGTCATAAACAATATGTTGAATTGGTTTATATGACGTATTAGTGCGTTTATAAACAGCATTAAAATCAATATTTAACTGGTTGCAACATTTCTCACCATCTTCTAAAATAGTAAACTTATCACCATCTAAATAAGGAGTATACATTTCTACTCTTTCTGATTCCCAGTTACCTGATTTAAATGCTTCAAAATCAATATCCCTAAATTCTTGTCTACAATCAGGATAAATTGCATGGTCACCACTATGTATCCCCATTGCTATTGCACAAGTTGTATCTTTTTGAGTAGCAATTGATAAAGCAACTGATTGGATAATAGATGAAAAGATTTTGTTTCGATTAGGTACAACTGTTGCTTTCATATTTTCTTCAGCATAGTGACCTTCAGGAACTTCATCTCCACCAGTTACAAGTGCTGAGTTTAGTAATTGAGATAATCCATCTAATTTAATTACTTGATAATTAATTTTAGAGTAACCTTGTGGTCTAAGTTCTTGATTTAAGTAATCAACTAAAGACTTAGCTCGCTCTAATTCAACAGAGTGTTTTTGACCGTAGTCAAAAGACAGTGCTGTCACTTCATAGCCCTCGGCAAGTAGATGAAGCAACAATGTGGAGCTGTCCATACCTCCACTTAGTGACAATACTGCTTGTTTATTCATTTTCTTTTTTATTTGATAATTTAACTAACTCTTGGTAATCTTCCAAGGTAAGGAAAGCACAATTTTTAAGAATTTCATCTAGAACTTCTTTAAACATCTTTTCCCATGCTGGGTTTGTATCTACATTGCTCATATTAAAAGGGCAATTCATCTACTTGTGAAACTTTAAAGTATTTATCTAGCCACTCTTTAGGATACATTAAAATTTCTCCTGAGTATTTAGGGTTTGATACATACTTAGCGCTTATTTTAATTTTTTCAGCTGTAGCTGCTTTAGCTACTTCTTCACCTAAGTCAGGACCAGCTGCTCGTCCTAGGTAATCATAAAGTGATAACATTTCTTTTTCCATGGGTTATTTATTTAAATATATTCTTTCTTTTGTTCCTACTGTTTGGTCATACCATTGTTTTTTATCCATATCATACCATCTGTAAGGTAATTCAGGATCATCATTCCAACCATGGGCTCCATAATAATTAGCGTCTTTTCTTAACAAATTTGCTCTATGTGACTTATGAAATTCTTCATCTCCAAACCAAAAAGGCATAGTAATTTCCTCATTGATTTCTTCTTTTTTCATAGTATTATTTTTGCCTCTTTCAACCCAAACGTCTATAGACACATTTAAATAGTGCTTTAACGCTGGTATATTATCTCTAAACATCTTACTTATAGGATGGTTTACTCGACCTTTAGAATAAGGTTTTCCAGTCAATGTTGGTCGACCTTCTAAACCAGCAATAAGTTGATATGTTTCAACACGTTGCTTACCTAGACGTTTATCGTCTAAAGATTCTAATGACTTTTTAAAGTCTGGGTATGGTAAAAATACTTGCATTAATATTTTTTTAATAATTCTCTAAATTTATCAAGATTCCACATCAATAAATCAAAATCCATATCTTCAGCAGCCATATAAAAATGATCATTCATATTTGCTTTTGGTTTTTCTGTTAAACCAATAGGACTATAAGGCATATCATCAATAGTAGCCATAATAGGATTTGATGTATCAATAGTTTCAATAAAAGGCATATCTAAATACCAACTAAACTCTTGTGGTACTTGACAACCTAACAAATGTACTCTATCTGTATGATTAATAATATTAGAATTATACAAACGACTTACAATCTCAATTCGACCTAATGCTTTAGCTAGATTTTTATTTGGATGTGACGAATGATCTAAATAATAATTAGCACCATATGAGAAAGCAATCTTTTTATATCCTAAATCTCTATACGTCTGATAGCAGGTAATTGCTTCTCTAACACTTTTAGCTTGTACAACCGCTACTTTAGTAACTTCATCAGGTAATTCAATTTGAGTCCATTTTCTAGCATTAACTATAGACTGAGTGCAATCTTCCCAAACATCAGGAACAATAAATTCATTAGGACGAATTTTATCAATCCAATGTAATAAACCTGAGTCATTGTATGCTGTTCCTAGTTCATGAAGTGAATTATCTAAAATAATATAGCGACCTTCTTGTTTAGCTTTAATAAAATAATTAGCATAGTCTTGGTCTGAATCTAGTAAATGAACTAGAGCATAATCATAGTCATTAAATTTTTGACTATCTTCTAATAGGAATAAAGGTACTTCATGTGATATTTTCATATAACTATTTTTTTAGGGCGTCCACGTTTTTTAGGTGCTACTCTACGCACTGTATATTTTTTACAAGCATAATTATAATAAGCAGATACAGACTTGCCAAACTTTTTTATCTCCTCTTCTGCATCTGATTTTTTAATTTCAAAATAATCATAAATAGCATCAATAAAACTATCTAATCTCTCAGTATCATCAACTTCAAAATCATGCATTAGTCTTTCATACTTAGCTAAAAGTAAACCACCACGTTTTGCTCTTTGAAATGGTTCAAGATTTAATTGGTCTAGATCATGTTTTTCCCAAAGTGCTTCTTGAGCCATCCAAAAATAAGGAGATGGTTCAAAATCTCCATTCTGAATTCTTTTCTCAATATGAACTGATTTAGGGAGAGATGGAGGAACTTGATATGTCCTCCACCATCGAAACTGACTGTATTTAAGAGGTTTAAGTTTTTTGAGTTTTTTAGTAACTGTTTCTCTTGAATGCATCAATTTCTTATTTATCTAATGTATTCCCTAATTCAATATCTTCAAATTTGATCTTGTTGGTTATTTTTTTACCTAAAATATCAAATGAATACAACATCAATCCTTGCTTTGTAGCTGAACTGACATTCATGCTTTGGCCAAACAAACTTAATTCACGAACTGAACCTGGACCGTATTTTTTATTCTCTGATGGGAAAAATTCAAATACTTTTTTACCTCTAAATCCACCTAAATTAACAGTAAATTCAAATACTTCTGTTGCTGTTTCAAATTGTTTTTGCATAACCTTTATTTCTTGTTTCTTTATTATGATATAAATATAACATAGGTATTTGAATAAGCCAAACAAGAAGGTGAATTTCTTCACCCTTGTTTGCCTTCGTAGCTCTAGTCCATTTTAAGGTTGGACAACCTTATTAAGCCTTAACAGTGGTTCCGTAACGGATAACACTGTTTGACAATTCAAAGTACATTTTAACGTCAACCAAACCGTTACGGTTCTTGTTAAAATTGATAAATGTTCCACCACCATCACGCTCTGATTCGCGGCGCATCTCTCCCATTGCATCAACTAAATGCTTCAATTTGTTTGAACCTGCGAATACACCTGCTTTGGTAACTTGTTGAATCAACATAAACGAAGTGAAACTTTTGGTTTTGTTCTCACCTTTGTTGTTCTTTACACAAACATCAACCAACCAGCTTTCAGCCATTTTACGATCCCAATTATTATCATCACGTACACCATCAATAATTTCAGCAGCACTGTCAACCAAAACTAAATCATAACCACGGTCCAAAACTTGTTCAATTACATCTTTAGTGTTATACTCTAAAAAATCTTGCATAAACAATGTTTCGATATTTCCAAACTGTGGAAAACGTTGTGTGTATTTAAACATTTGCTTTTTACCCATCTCACCTGAGATGAATAAACATTTGTTACCTTTATTTTGAGCGGCACTCAAAACATCCAACAACACAGTGGTTTTACCAACACCTGGGTCACCAATCATCATAATGTTAGTTGCGGCCGGAATACCACCTTCATGTGAAATCAATTTATCAACAGCCAAACCTGTTTTCATAGTGGACATCATTTTGGGATCAATGTCCAAATTGTCTAATTTGGTAACTTTACTAAAATCAATAAGTGAGGGAACGAAAGTTGCGTTTTGAACGTTTTTGTTACTTGGACGACCTCTTTTTACTACTTTGATGTTTTGCATAACCTTTATTTCTTGTTTCTTTATTATGATATAAATATAACATATATGTTCGGATGAGCCAAACCCCTTGTAACCCTTTCCAAAAAGATTTTAAAATACAGTTATAGTATCATCATCATCCTTTTTTTTATTTAATTGGCTTAAGATTTGCTGTTTTAAAAATGCTATTTCTGTTCTTAAACCTAAAGTACCAGGATCAGATAATAAGGTACTTCCTAATAAAGACTTAAGTCTATTTATTTGATCAATAAGTTCAGGATCTATACCTGCTTTTTTAGCTTCTTCTAAATCTATGTCTCCGCTATTATCTGAATCTATATTATTGATATAGTTTATTAATTCTTCCTCACTTATTTTTCCATCACCATCAGTATCTATAACTTCTTGAATTTCTTCATCTGTCATATCTTCAACCATAGCATTTAAAACCATATCTTGAGCATGATCCTCGTCCCCTTCTTCTTCAGGTTCTTCATAATAAAGTTTACCTGATTTAGGGTCCATAAATACAGGAATTGGTTTTTCTTGTTCTTCTTGTTCTAGAATTTGAAGATCTACTAAACTAGCTTCTTCTAATTCTTCATCATTTTCTAAAGGTTTAGGTGTATCTTTTTTCTTTAATTGAGCAAAGGCAAAGTTTGCTGCTACTACTAAAGCAATAGCTAAAGGATCAAATACAAAAATAATTACTAATAAGAACCAGTTAATGATTCTATCCATAGTAACTCCTGTTAAATTAGCTAAATATTTTAAAGGACCTAATTCAGCTGCTACTTCTGAATTATTTTGGGTTTTAACAATTCGGGTCTCTAAATTGATTATCGAGTCGTTGTACGTTTGTACTTTTGTTGTAAGTTGTTCATCTTTTTGGATAGCCACTTCCAGCTGTTTCTCAAAAGATTTTCTGTTTGCTGAGGAAGAATAACTAATGACATTGCCATTATTATCCACATAAGACTGATTATTGTTTCCAAGAGCATTTCTTAATGAAGTTATATTTTGTGTTATTGATTGTTTTTCTACCTCATATTGTCCTTTGATTTTTTCAAATGAGGTCTTTTTAGTTTCTAATAATTTGATTTGGTTCTCTACTATACCTGCTTTATTAGCAGTAGCTTGATAAGCAGCAGATAAGAAACCATAAATACCTGCTGATGTAATTAAAATAAGAATAAACGCTGCTATTGTGAGGTATGTTCTTAATACTTTATTTAGTTTTTCCCAATATTGATATAATAAAGATGCTGTTACTAATTTAGCTATCTCTAAAGAAGAAGCCATTATAATTACAGCGAAACTGGCCCCAGCAAATAATAAACTAAGACCAGTAACACTATAAAAAGCCGCTGATGCACTTACAGATAATGCGGAAAGTGCTATAATAAATGGGAAAATTCTTTCTCTTATACTATTCCACATATCTAATAAATATTATACTATTTCACAAGCTCCACCAGCGCAAGCTGCTTGATCCATTAATGCTGTATTATCCGTTACTTCAATAACTTTAGATAAATCTACAGCATGTAATGATTCTACAGCTTTTTCAAACTCTTCTTTTGTAATGGTTTCAAAAGGAGCTTGTTTATAAGTACCTAAATCTTCAGGTAAGAAAGATAAAGCAGTAAAGTATTCTTTATTTTCATACAACCACTCACCTACTGTATCCCACTCATCTTGTTTAATAGTTACTGTAGCAGATACATTATGCATGTTTGAACCTTTTCTATGACCTGGCTTAATCCAATTTTTATTAATTGTTTTAATACGCTCTAACAAATCCATAGCTGATTCTTTACGTGTAATAGCACCTTCAGGAGATTGTTGTGGTACAGATACTACTGCTTGAATTTCTGGTTTGAAGAAATCATCTTCCAACATTTCAGGATGATAAACAGCTAAATATTGATACAACGCTTCATTTTTACCTAAACGAATACGACGCATATAATAATCATCATGCCAAGCATGAATACCTGAACTTGTACCTAATACTAATGAAGTAGTACCTGATGGTTTAACTGTGGTAACACGAGCTGCTTTTCTAATACCTAAAATTTCAGCTACTCTTTCATTTTCATCACAAGCTACTTTAGCTGCTTCTTTCATATTTAATTTAAAGATAGCTCCTGAAGCGATACCTGTCATTCCGATACCTAATAATGCTTCTTTTTCAGTTGTTTTTCTCCAAACATCTCTTAAATAATGGAAGTCAGTATAACTAGCTTGTAATGTACCAATAAATGCTGCTGCTTTAGCTCTCGCATTATATTCTTCTTGTGTTTCAATATCTGAAGCATTGATCTCACACAAATTACAGAATTGGTTTGGTTTCAAATTAATTTCGGCACATGGGTTAGTCCCAGCATCTTTATCATTTGTAAATAAGAAACCTGGTTCTCCGCTATTTGATGCTTCAATTTTCTTCCATAAATCCAAGAATGTTTCTTTATCGATTTTGCTACGAAGCAATACTGCTGAGTTATTTGCTCTACCTCGTTGTGGATTATTTTCCCACCAACTTCCAAATTTACAAGTTAACATATCATTGTCATGTAAATTAAATAAAGCAATAAGAGCAGCTCTACGAATCCCCCCAGACAAAACAGCATCCGCTAAGTGACAAATAATGTCATGTGCTTCTAAAGTTGTTAATCTTTCACCATCTTGTTTACGGTCTAAAATAGCTTGTACTTGTACTAAAGCAATTTTCAATGGTTCAGGACCAGGTGCTTTACCTCCAACAGTAATAAGTGAAGCTCCTTTTGGACGAATATCTCTAAAGTCAAAAATAGGACCAGTAGAAGTATAACCAAAATAAGCTTTAGTTAACATACGAACAGCATCAGCCCATCCCTCAATAGAATCACCTACTAGATAACGTTTCCACTTAAGTGGTTTTCTAATTTCAGGTAAATTTTCTACATGGTGGGTTTGTACTGAATAACCTACTCCGCATCCTGAAAGTAATAAGAACATAATTTCCGAAAATGCTCTATAATCATCAATAGGCAAATAGGAACAGTTAAAAATACGAGCATTGTTTATGTCAATAGGCTTACCAGCAAATTGCATTGAACGCATTGATGGTAGTACCTTTTTATCATAAACGTACTTGTAGGCGGACTCAATTTCCTCAGCCAAATGAGGGAATTTTTCAATGTGCATTTCCTTGTTTCGGGTAACCAACTCATCCCAAGTTTCGCGTCTGTTTTTTTCAGGCACGTATTTGGCATACTTAAGATGGGTAGTAATTTCCGACAAAATTTGTGATTCTGTTGTTAACATTTTTTAATAATAATTTAGTCTGTTTGTAATTCGAAAAATTTGTTTCTAATAAGGGCTTTGTCTACTGAGTCAATTCCACCAAAATTAGTGCTGTTGGATTGATTTGTTGGTTCCTCATCATCGTCTATAACATGGGTCGACACTTCAAAATGACCAGTTGAAGTATCTGCTTTCACAGAGAACGTTAGGCCGTCCATACCGTATCTGTTTTTCATAATGTGAAATCTTCCTGTCCCATTTACTTTATCTTGACGTTTCCTTGATAAGGATATTGCAACATCAGTAATCATGATTTTGTCATAAGAACCGGCTGCTTTATCACCTTCAATAATATCATCCTTTGCACCAGCACGATTAACTTGAGATACACTCCAAATAGGAATATTTAACTCTCTAGCAAGTCCCTTAGTGCTAATATAAATATCATCAATCTCATCCTTACGCTCACGATTCTTTCTTTTTGAACGAAGAAGATCAACATAGTCAATAATAATTAAATCTGGTTTAAAATCTAAATCAATACACTTTTTAATATGTGTTTCAATAGTTGAAATAGATGCCTTACCTGTTGGATATTCTTTGATAATTAACTGTCCTTCTAATTGAGGTACTAATTCTTCAACTTTTGTTTTATGTTGTAAAATTTTATTTACAGGAATATTAGTAAAGAAAGCGTCATAACGACGTCCTACATAATCAGCACCTAACTCAAGAGTATAGTGGATAACATTATAACCTAACTTAACAGCATAGCCACCTAAAGCAACTAGTGACCAAGATTTACCACCACCTGGATTACCAAATATAAGACCAAAATCGCCTCCTCCTAGACCTCCCATTAGTAAATCATTAAATGGTTCCCAAGGTGTAGGTACAGCTAATCTTTGATCTTCTCTATATCTAGACTCAGTATCTTTATTATACTCATGGCCTAAATTTTTGTCTTGACCCGCTTTTAAGGCGTTATCAATCATCATTCTTATAGAGTCATAATCTCCGGCATTAAGAAAGTCTACACTTGTTAACAACGCTTTTTTAAGCTGTTGGTTTTTACAAAAGTTAGAAAATTCTTCTTCAACATACTTTAAATCTTCATCGGATGCTTTATAAGCTTCACGAAGTTGTTCTTTAATTGAGACCTGAAGTACTTCATTATCAATCTTTTTTAACTCTACTTTCAAAACATCCATACTAGGACAAGCATGATATTTTTGGAAGTAATCTAGGATATGTTTAATAATCCATTTATGTGCTTGATTATCAAAATATTCTTCACTCAAAACGTCTTGAATGTTGAGTAAAAATTCCTTGTGAGTTAGCAAGGAAGATAATACTTTGATCTGGAACCCAATACCATATTGGGACAAATTATTTAATGTCATATAACTTATTTTCTATAACTGTTTAATACTTTAAAAGATTCATTTATCACATATTCAGTGTTCAAAATTGTTTTCCCTAAACCATCTTCATTATATAAACGCATAAATGCTTTTAAATTCAATTCAGGGGCTAGTTCATCAATAAATTCATCCAAATATTCTTTATCATTTTCTCCTATAATAGGATTACTTAAATCCATAATCTTATAGTTTTTTTCTAATCTATCAGCCTCAAAAACAATTTTAGAGTAAGTAACATTCTCTTTATATTTTGAAGCACATAAATTAATTAAATCACTAAAAGACATAGGACGCTCAGCTAATTCAGGAAACTTTTTTCTTAATCCTTTCTCACCTAATCCTTTTACACCTTCAATTTTATCTGAATTATCACCCATTAATGTCTTGTATAAGATAAAATTCTCAACTAGTACTCCAAAATTTTCCTTAACAGCTTTTTTATCAAAGAATTCTTTTTCAGCTGGGCGATAAAGAATAACTTTATCATTTACCAGTTGCATAAAGTCTCTATCATTAGAAACAATAAACACTTGGGAGTTATGTTTTTCAGGTAACTTTTTACTCAAGTAAGCAATAATATCATCTGCTTCTGCTTTATCAATACTAACAGTTTTAACAGGTAGACATTTTAGATAATGAATTAATCTAACTAACTGGTCAACTTTAGAGTCATGTTCATCTTCTAATGACTCAAAAATATCCCAATTAGTAACTCGAGTCAAATTACGACCTGATTTGTATTCCGGAAGTAGATTCTTCCTGTTAGTGGAAGAACCTACCCCATCGAATACAACATATAATGATGTGGGTTGAATTTGTTTAATAAGGAAATTAAGTGAGCGAATAAAACCTCCTAAACCACCAACGTGAGCACCTGCCTCATTAACATACTTAATAGTTGTAAAGTTTCTAAAGAATAAATTTAAGCCATCTATCAATAGAACTCTATCATGTTTATTTGAGACAGGTGTCTCTTGTTCCATGGTTTCAAGAAGTTGTAATAGTTCTTTTCTGTTCATTACTATGAATATAACAAAGATTTTGTTAATAGCCAAATATTAATCTGGCTCATTCTCAAATACATTCATAGTTTCAAAAGTTTCATCTTCTTCAAAAATGTCGAAGTCCATGCTTCCTAGAACTTTCATCCACTCATTGGCGTGGGCATCCTTATAGGCTTTAACTTCTTTATCATTGTCATTAATAAAGCCATGAGGAGTCATAATAATCTTACCTCTGGTTGTAACACCATTAATGTGGTTTTTATCAATCTGAATATTAGTACGTTTAGCAAATTCAACTTGCTTTCCGTCTTTAATAGCTTTGATTTTACTTGTACCAGCATTAGCAATGTTACCAAAAGTAATTACAAATGTAGCATCAAACCACATTGCAAAACCTCCTTTGTTCATAAGTTTTGGTTGACCCATAGGTACTTCAGCTTTAGCTGTCCAAACCTTATTTACACACAATAAAGTGTTTGTGTAAGGAGATGATTCTTTCCTGGAAAGTGTGATTTTTTGGTTTACATTGTTTCCAAATTGGGTACTCATTGCACCAGCGTTCCATTCATTGTTATTTTTATTAGATTTAACAGACATTTCACAAGGTACAGAGCCTATTGAGTCCCAAAGGAACAACAAATCATAAGGCAAACTTCCTTTTTTCTGTTCATCTAACATATCTAAAATAAATGCTGCTACATCTTCAATAGTATGCAAACTTTCTCGGTCAACATAAAGGAAGAAACCGCCGTAATTTAATACTTCACCTGTTTCTTCATCTACCTCCATGTCTACTTGGAGACCCATTTGCATAGCATGTTCCCAATTCCATTTCATCTCAGTAACAATGAATACAGGCAAAACACCCATCTTTTGAGCAGCTACAGCTGCTTCAATCAAGGCAGTAGTTTTACCTGTATCACTGTGACCTCGAAGAAGTACAATATGTCCCTGAGGAATACCAGGAACTGATGTAACATCTTGAAACGCCTGGCTAAGAGGAATCCATTTTTGTTCTTTAAACTTAACATTACTGTTAAGCATTTTTTTCTCCTTGAACTTATCAAGGTTAAAATTGGCTTTAATCTCCGCAGAGACTGCTGCCGTTAGTGATTCACTTTTCTTAGGTCTAGGCATAAATGTTTAAATTAAAATGGCAAATCACTTTCTTCTTCGTCAAACAAAGAATCAAATTTTTCAGCCTTGCTCACTTTAGGAGCAGTTGGAGTCTTAAGAGCGTAGTTTTTAGTAGGAGCTACTGGTTCAGTTTCTGGTTCATCTTCATCATCAATAATATCTCCTTCTTCTGGTTCGTCAGGAGTCAACCATTTCTGAAGTGCTTCTTTCATCTCATCATAAGAATATTTTTTAAACACATCAACTGGATTTGGTTGATTATCTAACCAGCTTTGAACCTCACTAGCGTCACTACTCAAAGGAGTTTCTTTAACCTTTGGCATAATGGTTGTTTTGTTGTAGCTAGTTCCAGTAACTTCAGGACCTACAGTAGTCAAACTAATGTCTCGACCTGTAGTAATATCAGTAAAGTCACCAACATCCTCATTATCTGCCAAATTCAAGAAATCCATATACAGCTCTTTACCAAATTGCCATAATTTAACTCCTTCAGCTTCTTCACCACGAACAATAACAGGAGCGAAAATACGCATTTTAGCATCTAACTTTTTAGCCAAACGCCAATTTTCCTTATCATTTGTTCCACGAAGTTGCTTCACAAACTCAACAATAGGATCTTTTTCACCCCAGTTGATTGGAGAGATCATTACTCGGTTAGTAATGTCATAATGGAAATAAACCTCTGAAAATGGGTTATTTTTGTTAAACTTAGATGGTACAATTCGTACTACCTGCTTACCTACACTTGGTTTCCAAAAAATGTTCTTTTTGTCACCTCCGCCTTTTGAAGCAGATTTACTCTGCATGGCGTTTAATCGATTTTTGATTTCATTCAAATCCATAACTTATACATTGTTTATAACTTAATTTAATAAAACGGGACTAATGAGCCAAATTAAAGCTCAACAATCTTATAAATCTTTGTATTTAATTGTTTTAACTCATTATGGTTAGTCAATAAAATACAATTTCTATAGTGTTGCCAACTCACCATATACTTAGGGTCAACTACTCCCCCATTTAGTTTTTTTATAAGCTCATTTAAAGCATTAATAGTATATAGTGTATTAGTGTCTTTTTTTCTATGTACTAAAATAGTATTTTCAGGAATGTCACTAACATTGCCTTGCTCAACATTATATGTAACAACATATTCGTCTGTACTTTTTACATACAAAACAAACATTTTCTTGTACATTATGGAGTATGCGCTTGTAATTTCGTTTACTAGAGAATCTAAATTTTCCAAGCTAGTAAAAGTACAAAATAACTTATTATTCACGTCACGTATATTAATTGGATCAAAATCGTATCCGGTATACATATATTCGGGTTTATGCAAAATCGTATGTGTCTCCATAACTAGTTTTTGTTTGTAACTTATATTTTTTAAATATTTTATTTATTTCAATTTCTATATCTTTTTCATCTTCTCCAAGCTCAAATAAAAAGCTGTCATAAGTATATAAAACTATTTTAGTTTTACGCCCTCTCAATAATTTATGAATGTCTATCAGTATATACGTGTTGACAGCACTTTCCACATTTTGTAACATATAGTTAAACAATTTTTGTGGATTCATATTTTCCAACTTGTCTTTATAAAAAAAGTATCCAGATATTGGAACTTCTACCTTGCCTTGCTCTTCAAACTCTTGCCACTTCTCTTCAATAAACTTATTTACTTTTTGAAAAAATTCCAAATGCGCGTACTCTTTAAATACGCCACCATAGAGTTGTTTGAACGTAAGCTCTTTTGCTTCTTTATACGAGACTCCGTATAGGTTTGCGAACGTTTGATGGACGTCTTGCCCATTGAAATCCATGGCAACCAAACGAGCAGCAAGATGAGGATGGTATGCGCTAATATCGAACTCCACAAACCCATACTTCGATATGTAGCTTCTCCTTGAGCCATTTTCTTTATTTAAAGCGGCAAAATTAATGCCATTAAAAGAGTTACTTGGTCTACGAGTTGTTGTAGATAAGTTGTAACTGGTAAATACCCTATTGTCTTTGACTGAATAAAATTCTTTAGTGGGTTCATAGTATTTATCAAATTCATTTTTGTTTATGTTTATACCATTCTTTTCAATTCCGAAGAAAGCCAATGCTACTTTGTTGTTATAAAAGTCAAAGTATGGGGGTAACTCTTGAGGAATAGTACTACGAACTTGTATATAAATATGTTCGTATTTCTCATAGAGTTTAGCTACTGGGATAAGTTTGTTTGGTTTTAGATAATCCGTATTTTGGGAGTAAATGTGTGTATGTACTGCTTGCTCTTCTTGTATATACGTAGGGTTAAGTATGGATAGGTCAAACAAGCTTTTGATTGGTAAGTAATATAGTGTTTGTTTTTTATCTCGGACCCATATACGTTCTATACTTTGTAGTACACTGTCTATAACCGTTTTATTAAGCGAAAAAGTCTCACTATGGTCAATACATAATATATAACCTTTAGTGTCATTAAACGGTCTAATATAAATTAATGAAATGTCATTTAAAGCAGGATGAACATTATCATGATATGGGATTACTTCAACAAATGCATCTTGTATAGGATGTTGTTTTAAATAATCTAATTGTTCCTCTGTCTCTATTAACCAAAACATAACCTTGATTTGCTATTAATATAGTATCAAGATTTTACAAAGACAAATTAAAAATAGAATTTATCATAACCCCCATGTGCTTCTATATATTTAGTTAAACCATAAAGTTGGAGGGATTGTTCTTTTCTTGTTACATTGATTCTATTAGTTTGTACTACTTTTTCATAGTCACCTGCTATTAACCAATATATTTGAAAAGGAATATATAGTTGAACCCAATTTTGGTTTTTATTATATAAAGCTGTATATGTTGAATTATTAATTTCTATAAAAACAGGTTCATTAACTTTTCTACAAAAATATCTTACAAATTGTCCTATACCATAATCTGTTTGTTGTGGAGACCTAAAAACAGGGGTTGGTACATTTTGTTTTTGACCAGTTGAAATAATAGTAGCATATGATTCTGTTTTTCCACTTGGGCCAAAATCATCTATTAAACGAATATCTGTTTTAATTGATTGATCACTATCAAGAAGAGAAATTTCTATTATTTCTCGATTTCCTTTAGTTGGAGATTTACCTTCATAAAACTTTCCATTGTATAAAGCATAATAATATCCTGTAAAAGAAGATTTATTATCAGCGTAAATGTATTCTCCTCCATTAGTATAAAGACCTGTTTTTATTTTGTTTTTAGGATAGTACATTTATTATAAATATATTTTTATTATACATTTGGTACTTCATTGACTGGGATTGATGATGGGAGAGTTGAATAAAATTTAACTGCTTTACATAATCCTTCTACAAAGATCTTACCTGTTTCAGCACTTCCCCAACCTGCATTTGCTTTAATCATATATTTTATAGTGGCTTCGGGATCATTTTTAACTCCTTCAAAAGTACTTTTATGTCTATTTATAGCTTTTTGGAAATATAAACCAGCTACCCAAGCCGCTATTTTGTATATTCCATCTGAATCTTTTTTATTTAAATCCTCTGGATTTTTTACTAGGTCAACTTGGCCTGCTGGGCTTCCAAGTTCTCTATATAATCTATTATAACCAGCATATCCATCACCGCTTTTTTCACTTCCTAAAAATGTTACACCATTATATCCCCTACCAATATATCTCCACGCTTGTCCTTTTGGATTTCCATATAAACCACCATAAAATAACTCCCAAAAATCTTTATCAGCTTGTATATGTTTAGGACAAGAACCATCAGCATAACATCCTGAGCTATAGTCACTAGCACCATCTGCTAAAAGTTTTAATACTTTATTTCTTAAAGGAGGGTTTTGTACTTTTGGCCATACTTCAATAATTCTTTTTATTTTAGTATTACCATTAACATAACTTATTTCATCTACCGGTTTAAAGTTTGATTCTTTAGAACTAACAGATACAATTGCTCTGGCTTGACTTTCTGTAAAATTAAATTTAGAAGATTTAAGAAGTTTATATAAATAAATAGCATTTTTTCTTTTTTCGCTAGAAAGATTACTAAAAGGTGTTACCTTTTTAAGAATTTCTGGGTCGCAACTTCCTAGTCCTTGGAAGGTTACACCACCGCCACCACCATTATTAGTAACTACTCTTATATATTTTTCAACATTTTCAGAAACAGGAATAACCTCATTATTTTTAGATTTATTTACTATTTGACTTTCTAAAGTTGTAGTCCATTTATTGTTTGTTATAGTATGAGATATAGCTTTAGCAATAAAGTTATAAGATCTATTATCATACATTGGAGGTAATATTTTATCATCAACCTCAAAAGTTTCAAATATTTTCATTCCTGAAAGGCCCATCATTGTTAGTGATAAGTTATAAGGAATAACTATAGGGTTAGGTATTAATCCGTTTTTTACAGAGTTATTAATTTCGTAGTTGGCTAAGTCTCTATTAGCAGACATAAAAGCATCTACCTCACCTCTGTTTATACTTAATTGTCCCCAAATATCTTGAGCAAAAGTTTTAGCGGTATTATAAAGATTATTAAGGTCTTTAACTGTTGTACCCCCAGATGTTGATCCTATTTCTGCTGCTGATTTCTTTTGGGATATAATTCTATCAACTAGTCCTTCATTATATTTAGATAATCCTGTATAATCCATACCTAATACATTAGTATCAGATTGGGCAGCGATAGTTATCATATTAACAAAGTCATTAGTTAATTGGGAAGTGAAGTTCACATCATATATAAAAGAACCATAATTAAACCTACCTATAGGTTTAAAACCAAAAAGATTAAAAAATGCAGGAGCATTTGATTTTTCTTTTAACCCCCCATAATTTAAAATTTTATAATCATATATTTTTACATAATTAGTTTCCCTATCATAAATTACTTGAAAGTCATGACAATAACCTAAAGCAGCGTTTATACCTGTTAGTAATTGATTTAAAAAGGAAATTAAAGATAAATTACCTTGTTTATCTATATTATTATTAGCTACTGTTGCTATATATTCTAGATTAACATGAATATCCATTAACCTTCCAATAAAATTATTTACAATAAAGTCTGTATTTAGATCTTGTGATGTTAACCCCGATTCGATATCATCAGCATTTCTAGTTTTAGTTAAATTAGGAGTTGTACTTTTATCTTTATCTGGTATTCTTTTAAATTTTCCATCTTTAATAGTCCAAGAACCTTGTTCTGTTAAATTAGTAGGTTCATTATCTTTTTTTCCAAACTGAAAGTATCTACTTCTAGTTATATATCTAATGGAATTTGGAAAATTAATAGTATAAGCCTCAACTTCTTTTGGTGCTCCTTTGATAGTTATTGTTTCTGGTCCTGTAAAACCAGCTGAGCCTGAGAATACTACTGGTATATTTTCAAATACTCTTCCAAGATTTTCTTCTTGTATTACTTCATCTCTACTTGTTGTTCCCCCACCAGCATTTGATTGAAATGTAGAAGGTAAACCTCCATAAAAAGGATGACCAGAAGCATCTGTTGACCCAGAGGCTGCTTTATTTTCAGATGTTAAGTCAGTAGAAATACTTTTTAAATATTGTTGAGCGGCTGTGAGGGCTTGTTCAGCGGCTGTTGGTTCTTTAATAACATCAAGAAAACCAGCGGGTTCAGTAGTTTCTGTATTTGGTTTAGTGACTTCAAAAGGATTAAATACTCTTTCACCAGGAGTAGTAGGAGAAAAATCTATTGTTCCTATATTTTCAATTGATTGATTTATTTCAAGAACATCCTGAGCAAGTTCAACATTCTTTTGTTGTTGTTGTAGTTTTCTTTGTAGTTCAGCTATTTTTTCTGGTCTTTCTCTAACTTTTTTATAAGATTCAGGAACAGCAATTTTTCCATCTCTTACAGGAATCATACAAATTTCAGGGTCAGCTGAAATATGTTTACTAAAATGGAAACAATAATTGTTATTATTTGTATCTATTCTAAAATAAGGGTTACTTTTGCTAGTACTATATAATAAAAGATTATTTTGAATAAAATCTAGCAGATTACCTAACTTCATAAAATATAGAAAATCATTAGCAGTATCTGTAGTTTCAATTATTAAACCTTCTTCATTTACTGTTTTTGTTTTTTCTATTTTTTCTACTTTCATAGATAAAATATCTTGAGAAGCACCCCCGGTATTTCCTTGCAGATAATCTCTAACACGTTTTAATTCTAAATGTATCCTTGATTTATTAGCTAATCTATCTACAACATTTGTAGCTTCTATATCTTCTCCAGTAAGAGTTATAATTTCATTTCTTATTTCAGTTGGTCTACCTTTTAAATCATTAACTTCTTTTCTTAATTCTTCAATAGTAGGTACAGAAGCAGCAACTACTTCTTTATATTTAGGTGTATTTATAAGTAGTACATTTTTTCGTTTATATTCCTCAAACGCTGTTTCAAGAGCTTGTAGTTCTTTAGCTTTTTCTGCTATTTTACTTTCATTAAGAGCTAACTCAGCTTTAAGGTCTTCAACTGTTTTATTTCTTTGATCTTGGTCTAAAAGCTGTTGTTTAGCCCCTAAAGCCCCTTCTCCTGGAGATACTGTGTTTATTTTTAAATTTTCAAGTAAATCTCCTTGAGTTACAGCATATACTGTTATTTTATAAGTACCATTAGGTTGAAATGTAAACTTAAAATTTTTAACAATTAAGTATAAGGCATCATAATTGCCTGATTGTTTTTGTTTTTCTTTTTTTATTTCATTGTATATAGTATATTGAGTGCTTTTTTTAGATAATATTGATTTAAAAGGATCAGTTATTAAACTAGTTGGATCATTATGAATAACAGTCGCTGTATCATTATCAATATATCTTGTCCATCCCCATTCTAATAAGAAACTATAACCAGGATGTAAAAATAAAGTATCAATTATATTTAGTTGTTCTTTATTAAAAGCAATTATATCGATTTCTGCATTAGCTAAAGCTCCTTTATTTACATAACTTACTCTTACAGATTCAATACCAGGCATTGGTCTTAGTCCTTGATCTAATCCAGCAAAACCATAAGAATTAGTTATAGAAAAATCACTATTAGCAGCAAAATAATCTTGATTGTTTGTAGAAGGATTAAAAGATAAACTATCTCCTGAACCTGTTACTGAAGATACTCCATTATATAAAATAAAATTTTTAGCTAAGTTTTCACTTGCATAATCTGCTCCTAAATTTAATGAAACTAATCTTTCAGCCGCTCTTGGTCCTCTAATATCAATACCAGATATCATTCTAGTCCAAGCTGAATTGTTATGTAACCATTGGTTAACACTATCATTAATAGTATTACCCTCTTGTGAATAACCTAAAAGAGTTTGTCTAGCTTCTACTTGTTGTGTTACAAATCTATCAAAAACTTCACCTATAATATTTGCCATATCACTGATTATTTAATAACTGAAAATTTAAAATAATATTACTTAAATTTCCTGGAATTCTAATTTGAGTACCTTCAGGTACATAAAGAGAACCCATACCTAAGTCAGGATTAGCTACAGATATTACCCAATAATATTCTGATGAGCCATAAAACTGTTTAGCTAAATTATCTAAACGGTCTCCTGCTGTTGTATAAACATAAATATCTCCAGAAGTATAAGGAATGTCAGGATATTTAACTCCAACAAAAGAAACAATTGTTCCTTCAGTATTTGTTGTGTTTTGTCCTATTGTATTTCTATATCTATTCATAACTTTTAAGCATTAGGTAAACCATCAGGAATAGCTCTACTAAATAAAGATTGATTTTTAAGTCGAACATCTGTAGGAGTTGAAGCATTTAATGGTCCTGAAATTCTTCTTTGGCTAGTAGGTTCTAAAACAAATGGTTTTTGGAGTTTATTTGGTATATTTATTTGTCCAGGGTTTGTTGGTTTTGGTATTGGAGCAGATTTTAATGTTGTTCCACTTATATTATCAACTTTAGATCCAAACCTTTCAGCGGCTTCTCTATTAACAATATAGGCTGCTTTGTTAAATTTATCTTCATTACCTACAAAATTTCCATTTGTTTTAGGAACAAAATTATGAACAGGAGTAAAGGTCATACTAACATTAATCACCATCGGTAATATTTGAGTTCCATTATCTAAAAGATTACCATTATTGTCTCTAGCTATATCCCAAGGGACATTATTTGCTACTGAGTAATTTATACTATTAATAAATCCAGGAGTTTGTGTCAAATAATCTCCTACAGTTAATTTAACAAAATTACCTCTCATAAATCCGGTTGAGTTAGAATAATCAGGAGCAGTTAATGAGGCTAAATAACTTATTTTTTTATATTGAGGTTGTTGTTCGAGTCTTGATTCAATAGCTATAGTAAATCCTAAACTAATTGACCTATTAAAGCTATCATAAATATGAAAATTCTCACCTCTACCAGAATATTTAAATGATTGCCAATTTCCTGTAAAACTATCTCCAAAATTGTCTATATAAGCTCTAAAATGAACAAAAGTATAATTTGAAGGGTCATCATTATTAACTACTTGAAAATAAAAAGGTATTAAATCTGATTCTGAATAATCTGTATCTACTTTGTTTGAACTATATAAAGAAACAGTATTGATTTTATCAGTAGACTGGTTTGAAGATAAAGCAGTTATATCAGAAACGTCTTTAAAACGAGTTCCTGGGTCAGACATTCCAAAAGTATCTTGTCTGTTGTTTTCAGAATAATTTCCTTTAGCTAAAAAGCTTTTAAATTTATATCCACCTCCTGCTTCAGCACCACCATCATAAGTTCTACTTCTAAAATCATTAAGGTAAGGAGTAGAAATTGGATCTGATTTAAAAGGTCCGGAATTGCTTAGTTTTTCACTGGTCCAAGATGAATAATTAGATTCAAAAGTATTATCTAGTTTTTGTATAGTAAGAGTTGTATCAGTTACTCTTCTATAACTAGATAAAGCATCATTTATAATAAAATCATTATCATTAAACTTGATACTAAAACCTTTAGATACTTTTAAGTCTGGTGAGTCTGGAAGTTGAGATATTTTAGATTTGTATAGTAAAGTTAAACGGTTAGTATTTTCTGTATTATATTGTTTATCTGTTTTAACTAGATATGAGTTTTCACCTTGACCATGAGGTATATCAAAGTAAAATGGATTTAAACCAGATTTATTTATATGGGTACCAATAGGATTACCTGCTAATTGAGCTAGAGTATTTAAAGGACTATAAATTTCTCTTGGATAAATATCATTTGGTAATTTTGGTTTAAATGTTTTTTCTAATAAGTTTTGTTGAGCAATCCAAAGTAAACCTTGTGATGAAGCTAAAAATTTTCCAATTCTTATTTCATCTTCTTTAACATGTTTAGCAACAGATACTCCTCCTCTAATAAATAAATCATTATTTAAACCAGTGCTACCTAATTGGTCTACAGATAAGTCAAAACTATTTTGTTTACTAACAGTTACAAAAGGTTGACCACTATTTCCTCCACCAGGACGGTCATATCCATAAGGTATGCTTTTTTGCCCAAAAGAATTAGGCGTTGACACATACCCACGACCACCTGAGTAGTATTTAAAGTTACCTAGATCTGTTAGTAAATCTACTAAAGGCATTTATTATCCTGGTAAAGTATTTAGATATTTTTTATTATCAGGTACACTACCGTTGTTTCTATCTAAGATAGAAGGTTGAGGTAATTGATTGTTAGTACCATCTAAATATTCTTGATATGCAGAATTTACTTCATTTTTGTTAGCTCCACTAACTGAGTAACTAGGTTGGTCTCCATCAGCGTGTAATTTAGAAGATTTAGTAGCACCTGGGTTTGGTAATGGAGTTGTACCATTATAGCTTGAGTATGCTGATCCTTTTGTTTTTAATAAATCTAGAATTCCCATAATTTTATTGTTTTATTATAAATATTAAAAAAATTAACCTTGTTGGTAATTTCCTGTAGCTACAGCTGTACCTACTTTATTTCCTGACATTACAATCTCACGTTGTTCTGAAAGTTGTCCTGATATTGTTTTTAGTAATGAATTTGTTTCTTCTACACCTCCATTTCCACCAGCTCCTGAAATAGCTGAATAACGGGCCATTTCAGCGTCTGTTTCAGCCATATTACCATATATTCTAGCTGCTCTTCTTTGGGCTGCTGTTTTTGGTTGTAATGATTCGGTAAATTCTTGTTCTTTTTTTAGTCTTTGTTTTTCTTTACTTATATCATTTAAACCCATAGCTAAACCAACAACACCACCAATTGCTGCTCCTATAGGACCAGCTATAGCTCCCATAGCAGCCATTGAGCCTGCTGAAGATAATACTCCTCCTGCTTGTCCACCAATAGCTTGACCAGCCATCATTGCCCCCATACCTAACATTCCTGCTCCCATTCCTGTAAGACCTCTACCTACAGGTTTTTGACCAGACATGTTTCTAATCATTCTTCCTTGAGGAGAGTTAGCAGCATATGTTTGTCCTGATTTTGAAGTTACAGTTCCTTGATTAAATAAAGAACCCATTAATCCTCCTCCACCACCAGCACCTCCCATTGGACCTTGTCCTACAATTCTAACAGGAAGTCCTCCTACTAACATTTTAAGGGCTCCAAGTCCAGCTAATAAACCTAAGACTTTTCCTATTGGTCCAGTTAATACTTTACCTATAGAAAGAAAAACACTACCAATGTTTTTTGCAGTTTCTACTATTTTCTCAATACCTCCACCTTTAATAAATTCATCAAACTTACCTAAAAACTTTGTGAACATTGGTTCAAGTTTTTGGATAAAAAGATCTTTGAATTTTTCAGTTAAAGCATTGATTTTTTCTTGGAATGTTAAGTTTGAAGCTTGAGCTTTTAATCTTTCATCTCCTATTTGAGCTAAAAATGCTTCTTTATCTGCTGCTTCACCATACGCTTTGGCTATGCTTTCTACATCTTTAAAACCAGCTTTATTAGCAGCATTTAACATTTCTTGTTTTTCCAACATACCTGCTACTTGGTCAGCAGACATACCAAAAGCTTTTGCTAATGATTCCTGTTGGATAACATTCATTTTAGTAAATTCTTCAGCACTACCTAATTGTGCTTTTAATTCTTTAGCTAAGGTAACTTGGTCACCATTTAAAGCAGCTGTTCTTGCTCTTTCAAGATTTAAATTTCTACCAGTTAATAATTCAGCTTCTAACTCAGCACCAATTGAATTTTCAAATTGTAATAAACTGTTAGCGGCTGAATTTAAATCACTAAACTCTGCACCTAATTTTTTAGCCTCAATAACTGAGTCAATTAATCCTTGGGTACCTCCTTTAATGTTTAATCTTTGTTGAGCTGATAATTGAGTTATAGACTCATATATTGCTTTATCACTTAAAGCTACTCCTGATTGTTCTCTTCTTAAAGCTAATTGACCTGATAATTCGTTTGTAAATTTATCAAATTCTTTACCTTGTAAGACAGAAAACTTATATATTCCTTGAGCAGCTCCTTCACTTAAATGTAATCCTTTAGTTAAGTTATTATACGTTTCAACAGATGCTTGACCAAAATTAGCAAATGTACCTGCTACAGCGTTTAGTCCTGAAAATGCTTCGGATAAATTACCGGTTGTTGATAACAGATTATTTGAACTAGCTGATATTTGTCTAAACTCATGGGCTAATTCTCTACCCGCTTTTGGTGTAGCACCAAAGTTTCTAGATATGTCAACCGCTTTTTTATCAAAATCAAGAAAAGCATTTTTAATAAAACCAAATATGCTCTTAACTGCTTTACCGACTAAAGCTAATTTAGTAACTGGATCTGATAATGAGTCTCCTATTCCTTTGAATATACCACTCATACCAGCGCTTAAAGCTTTCCATTTACCTCCTTCTTTAGCTGCTTCTCTTATGTTTTTCTTAATATCATCAAAATGCTCACTTTCAATACCTATCTTTTTTAAAGAACCAGCTATACCATCAAATATTTTTCCAGTAATACCAATAGTTTTTTGGAGGTCTTTTTCAGCTTGTACTTCTTTTGCTGTTTGTTCATTAATATCAGATAAATAACCTGTTTTTTTCTTTAAAGATTCATTTATTTCATTAAGAGCCGATATTTCATCATCACTAGCTTTACCACTTCTTTTTTTAGCTTCTAATTCTTTTTGAAGAATTCCAAGATTTTCAACTTCTAAAGCTATTTTTCTAGAAGTATCTTTTAATTGCTTAATTGTTAAAACATTTTCACCTTTTTTATGTTCTGATATTTTTCTGGTTAAGCCTTCTATTTTACCAAAGGAACTAAGAGATTCTTTATTTAGGTTTCTAACTCCTTTTAAATCATTTACTACATTTTTTAATGTTGTAGATATACCACCAAAAATATTTTTTAAATCATCAGCGTCTTTTTGCAAAGATTGTAATACCTTTCTAGATCCATCAAGACCACCACCCATTGCTTTAATAGCAGCGTTAATGTCTTTAAACCCTTCACCTCCTAAAGATTGTACTTCTTTTTGGAGTTGTTGTATTTGTTTATAAAGAGCTTGTAGGTTATCAGCCATATATTATAAATATTAAGGGACATCATTTTTTAGATGTCCCTGATTTATAAAGTAATTTTTGGTTAGGTCGTTGTTGTATTTCTTGTTTTTGGTTTTGGAATTGTTTTAAATTCTGCAAAGTGGTTTGCATGTTAGCATCATCACTGTTGTTTTCTTTATCGTAATGCTTTTTAAGTTGGTTTAAAATAAACTTTCTTAACCAAATAGGCAAATTATAAACAGTTTCAAAGTTATAACCTCCTTGACCCCAAAAACAAATATCATGTATTTGTAAAAACAAATCTGCTCTTACAACAGGAGCATTATCAAGACTCAGGCCAAAAAAAGCTAAGTCCAATAGGCACATCGATCTCCTCCTCAAGACCGTCTAGACCTGTTATTGTCACTTTTGTATTAATGTCTGGTTGGAATGTTGTAATGTATTTTCTAAATTCTCTAGAATCTCTAGCTAAGAAAGCATTGTCTACAAAATCACGAATAATTTTTTTATCTTCATTTCCATCAACAGCTAAAATCATTTGTTTAAATCTAGTTGTTAATTCAGGTAACCCATCTTTACTTATTTTCTTATATCCTTCTAATTCAGCATCAACTGCTCTATCATCTTTACCAGTCATTAATTTAAAAGTTAAAGTAATTTTAGAGGCTGGAAGTAGATAAGTGAATTTGTTTTGGCCTTTTGTAAATAAAGATTCATCAATTTCCTTATTTTCTAGAACACTCAAATCAACAGTATGTTCTTCTCCTAAGTAACTAAATTTATACTCAGAACCATAACCTAAAATACGAGCAGCAATCAAAAGAGCATTTTTATCACCTACAATCAAATCATCTACCTTAATTGTTTTATCAACAATCAAAGATTGTAGCAATTTATCAAAAACTACTCCTTTAGAAATGTATGCTTGGTTGGTTAAAATATCCTCTTCTTTAGCTGTCATGTATTTCATTTCAACTTGACCTGATGAAAGGGGATGTGATTCTGGATAAACAAGACCTTTTGAAGGTAAGTCTACAACCTCAGTTGGGAAATTAAATTCGCTCATAATCTATTTTTTAATAACTATTATCTATGATAAATATTAAGATAAAAAAAGAGCTTGACATAGCCAAGCTCTCTTTAATAAAAAGTATATTCTTTTTTTAGAAGTTCAATACGCAGTAATCCATACCAACTGTTAAGGTAATGTTAACAGCAGCATCAGCAGTATCGTAGTTGTAATCACCGAAGTTAGCTTCTTTAATAAAGGCTCCTTTAATTACCCATTCTGATACTACATCACCTACAGGACCTAAAATATCAATAGTTAAGTCTTTCTTATAGAAATCACTGTAACCATCTCTACCTGTTACTGATTCGTGGTGTAAACGTACCCATTCCATTACTGCCTGAGCACCTGATGGGGTAATAGGGTCGAATAATGTCATCTGAATATCGCCCCAAGTAGCTCTACCTTTAACCTTTCTATAAACGTTTATATGGTTAAGCATAATTTCAGGTTGGCTTAATGTAACAGCGTTAACACCCTTGATTAAATACGATGGTATACCCTCTAGATACATTATAAATCTATTAGGGGTTTTAGGTTCGAACGCTGTGAAAAATATTTCGTTTGGATTTAATACTGCCATTTTATTATTTTGTTATAAATATTCTACTTTTAAAAAATTATGCTGGGAATTCTACTCCAGTTGGTAAGATGTTGAAGTTCAAGTAAATGAATTCAGCAGTCTTAGTTGGTTGGATATAAATCTGACCTACTAACTGGTTTCTGTCAATTACATCAGCGGTGTTGTTTGTGTCATCCATAATTACTCTGAAAGCATATAAACCTTGTTTCTGCTGTACTGAGGTTAAATATGGGTTAACTTGAGCTAAGAAACTGTTTCTAGTAGCTGCTGTATTTTGTTCAAATACTAAGTTATTAGCTACTTGAGAAATATATGATTTCAATGCAATTAACAATCTTCTAACATTTACTCTATCTAAAGCAGAAGCTCTAGTTTGTAATGTTTTCTGACCGTATACTACAACTCCAGTTCCTGGGAATGTAGCGATTGGATTTACTTTTCCTACATATAAAGAATCTCTATTAGTTTGAGATAATTTTTGTTCTGCTCTAATTACAGTCGTTAAACCACCTCTGTTAATACCAGCTGGTGCAAACCAAGGCTCACTTACACTATCATTATAAGCATAAACACCTGGAATCATTGTTGAAGCTGGAACCCATACTCTAGCTCCTGTATCTGGATCAATGGTTTGTAACCAAGGCCAGTAAGCAGCAGCATATGAAGTGTTTCTAGCAGCGGCTTGAGTAATTACTGTAGCTTGAGCTGTACCGTAGTAAGCTAAGTCAACTACAAAAATATTATCTCCTCTGTTTTGGGTGTTGTTAATAATGTTAGTGATCTGTCCGTTATGTGTACCGATGTTATTGAACAAACCAGGAGTTACTAATAAGTTAAATTGGTAATCATCTTGGTTTGATAATAAAGCAATCATATTAGTATAATCACTACCTGATAAACCTTGAGTGTTGTTACCTGTGATTTCGTTATAATATTTATTAGCTCCATTAGGTACATTAACACCTACACCCGCAATAAATGAACCACTACCTGCTGCTGGAATAGATCCAGTAAATTCTGGTTTTGCAGTACCTGAGTTATTAAAGTAATCTGGTGTTTTCTGATCAACTGATTTAACTCTTACATATCTTGAAGCGTTTGGATATTCACCACCAATTGTTATTTGTGGGTTTGCAACTTCTCCATTAAATGAAGCTGACTGGTCACCAATAATTTTAGAAATATAATTATCAGCTTTAGGGTCTAATGATAAGTTAGTCCAAGTTTCTAAAACACTTTGGTTATTATTATCGTCACTAGCTTGTCTAATGATTAATGAGAAAGTACCGTTAGCTGTGTCTGGATTTGAAATTACCCACCTTAAGTTATCAGTTGAACCAGAATCTAAAACTCCATTTGATCCAGTTGTACCAACACTATTCATAATCGCACCCATAGAAATAGTTTCTAAGGCAAATGATTGTGAGAATGAAGCAGAGTTCATAATTGAGACTGGAGCACCTACAGCATCTTGAACACCATTAGTTCCTGTTACAGAACCAGTATCTGTTGTTGCTGAAGCCCAAGAATCAGAAGCTGATACTACTCTAGCTACTAACAAACTTTCACCACCATTTGCAAAATAGTTATAAGCTGCAATTGAAGTGAAGTAAGTGTAAACACTACTTGCGCTAGTAAATGTTGTACCGAATAAGTTTTGATACTGTGAGTATGAAGTTACTACAGTAGGAATTTCAACAGGACCTTTCACAGTTGGGCCGATAATTGCAGCTCCTACAGTTACTGGCTGTTGGGTGAGAAACGACTGATCGTTTTCAATAGCGAGTACGCCAGGGGATATTAATGTTGATGCCATTTTTTATTAATGTTTATTTGATAATAAATATTGGCAAAGGAGTCAAAAATTAATTTGCTTTTGTAAACTCTCCGGTATTAATATTAATTGATCCTTCGCCGTATTTTTCTTGTATTTTTTGACCAAATTGAATTTCTTGAGTTTTTAATTTACTCAAAGCTTCAATTACTTGTTCTTTTTGCAACTCTAACTCTTGAATTCTAAGTTCTACAACTCCAAAATCAGTAGTAATATCTTGTCTTTGTTGTTGTAACTGGGTGAGTTCTGTTAACTCTTCTTGTGTTAAAACTATTTTTTCCATATGTTATAAATATTAAGATCTTCTAATAAAATACCAACCTTGAGCCATACCTGTAGCTCCTCCACCGTCTAACCATTGGAAATCAAAACTAGCCATATTATTAATACCTGTTAAATTTTGTAATGTGTCATCATTACCTGCTCCTATACTATTATTATTTAAACCAAAAATGCTAACCCCTGAAGAAGTAACATAGACAAAATTTGTTTCTAAATCGCTTTTTTCAAAGAAAATATTAAAAGTAATTATTTTACCATCTTTACCAGTTAATGGAGAAAAACTTAATCCTAACTCATTATTATTACTTTGAGCATTAATACCTGATTGGGAAATATAAATTAATGAAGGAACAGAATCATTAATTACATATGGTGTAGATGAAGTATAAGCTACATCATCAATTTTTACATAATTTGGATTATATGAAGTTGGTGTACCTAATGGAGCATAAGAAGCAGATATAGCTTGTGAAGCTGAAGTAGCATAAGAAGAAGTAGTAAATAAATAATTAGTTACAGGATTGTATTCTAAATAAGTTTCACCTCCTGATTCTTGACCTTTAGTATAATATAAAGTGGCTGTAGAAGATGTGGCCGCTAAATAAGGAATTGAATATCCTTTATTACTAACTACATTTGAAGGTCTAACTTGGTCAGTAGTTAAAGAACTAGCAAAGTAACCACTACCTGTTGTTCCAACAAGAGTAAAGGAACCAGAAACTGTTAAAGCATATCCTACAGTTCCAGTTAAAGCATCTATAGATTGAGTAACATGATAGTCTTGGACTGTTTGTCCGTTAACTATACCTGTTTTTGATAATGTTTCTAAAGCCATTTATGATAAATATTATTATTTTTAAGGAAATTAACGATTATCTATATGAATTATAACTTCATTATAATACTCTATAAAATGTTCATTCCATAAATCCCATTTGATATTAACACCGTCTACAGAATAAACTTCAAAATTATTAAATTTAATTAAGTAGTTATCCCTAAAATTTCTAAATTTTTCTTTTAATTCAGGAGTGCTTAAATGCCATTCTCCTGATATTTTTCTAATGTTGTTTAAAACATACTCTATATTTTCTTCTGTGAAGATGCTATACTCACCTCCTTCACAATCTGTTTTTAAAAAATCAATATATTTAATATTATTTTCTTTTATAAATTTTTTAAAAGTTAAACTTCTACATTCACTAGCTAACCCATCCCATTGTACTTCTGTTGTTTCTTCTTGACTAAGAAAAGCTTTAATAAAAGAAACAGAATAACCTAATAAATTTTCTTGTAAAATATCAAAATATGAATTTAAAGGTTCAACAACCCAACAATGTTTTGGTTTTTTATCCTTAATAGACCAGATAAAGTCTCCTATAGAGGCTCCAAAGTCAACTACTATATCTCCTTCTTCAACAGGAAAATATTTTTCATAAATGTTTTCTTCAAACATTTCTCTAGTAAGTTGATCTTTATACCATTCTGATGTTGGGCCCCAATTAAAATTTTCTAAGTTTATCATAAAGGTAATAAATTAAATACAGTTAATGGTGAGATTGATTTTTCACAAATATGTTGTTTATCTGTTCCTTCCCATATTGGGCACCAATCCCAATTTCCAGGGTCAAAAATAAAGTTAGTATTATTCCAACATGAATTACAAGCATGTTCATTTTGTATTCTTATATTATTAGATATAAATTCATGATCTTTTTGAGAAAAACCACTAATCATCACTGTTTGTTTTCCTAAAGCCCAATTTATCCAAGATAGTCCTGAACTTAATCCTATTAAAAATTTAGCATTATAAAGAATATCCATAGATTCATTTAATGTTTTACCGTGAATATTTAAATTACCTTTTATATTATAGGGTTTATTTGTAAGTGTTACTACTGTGTATCCTAATTCACGCAACATTTTAGATAATGATACCCAACTGTCATAAGGCCACTCTTTACAACCAGCAGTTGATTCAGGGGCAATAACAATATAATTTGTTTTTATTGATTTTGATTTTGGGGCAAAATTTATCCCATAATTTAATTCTTTAAATTCTAAACCTAAAATATCTGATGCTGTTTTTTGGAGTGGTTGAGTTTGAGGATAATTAGGATACATTTCAAATTTGTCCCATTTACCTGATTCTCCTCTAAACCATCCTATTCGATATATAACATCACAGTTTATTGATTGTCCTGGTTCTATAAATTCAATGTCTTTATATGTCTCTAATCCTTTAAACCAATGGTTATGAAATGTGCTTAAAATTACTTTACAATTATGTTTTTTAGCAAAATCAACAGCATAGGGTGTCCAAGCAATTGTATCACCAATAGATTTTGACTCTAATCCTATTAATACTCGTTTATTATTTAAGTTAAGTTCTTCAATTATATTTCCATTAACTTTAATTTTCCATTTAGTATAATAGGTTCTAGAACATTTTGTCCACATATTATTAGTGATAGTGTCCTCATGAATAATATTATTATTTTCATCTAAAAATTCAATATGATATTGTTCTAGTTTATCTCCTACAATTTCTATTTTAGGACCATCAAAATAACTAATTTTTATTTCATTTTTTAATTGAGCATTTTTATGTTTATTCCTTTCATAAAATTCTATTATAGTTTTATAACCAATTTGTCCTACTTTTTCCCAACTAAAATTATGTTTAATTTCTTCTGATTCTTTTAAAGCATTTTTCTTACATTCATCATACTTTTTATAAGAATACATCATCATTAGTTGTAAATGGTTAAAATCAGGTTCATAATAATTACCTGTGTAATCATTAAAATGATTATATGATGAATCATTTGCTGATTTTTCACCTAATATATTTATTGGTATTCCTTTATTTTCAGCAAATTCAAGTTGACCTGAACAGTTTGAATAAATAGAGGGTATACCACAGGCCATTGCCTCAATTAAAGGTAAATTCCAACCCTCAGAACGAGCACAAGATAAAAACACATTACATGATTTTAGTATTTTAATATAATCTTCTCTAGATGGAAAATGAACTACTTTAATTCTTGGATCTGTTAAACCATAATATTTTAATCTATTTTCTGTTGTTTCTAAACCATCTCCTGAAAAAGGATTATCTATAGAAACAATTAAGTCAACAGGATCATTTTCATTAAATGTATTTAAAAATGTTTCAATAATTTCTTTAGTTGATTTTCTATAATCCCATCTACCTGCTAAAAAGAATTTAAATCTACCATCTGAAGTTAACTCATGAGTTGTTTCTTCAGGGTAAAAAGTATGAATATCAACTCCTTCAGGAACAACTTTAATTTTATCCTTTGGGTAGCCTTGTTTAATAGTTACATCACGCTGCCATTTTGAAGGAACCCATAATTCATCGAATTCTTTTAATTTATTAAAAAATTCTTCTGGTTGTTGGGTTGTTTCCCAAACATTATAAGCTATTTTTGGACCATTGTATCCATCATAAAATAAATGATGATTAGTTTCACATAAAACAATATTTAAATCATGTAGAAATTCTTTAGATTTGTCAGAATATATTTTATAGTTATCTCTCCCACCCTTATCATTCCATAATATCTGTTCATATAAAATAGATTTATCTATTTCATTAATATAAGGTTCATTATTATGAGGGGTATTATTAAAACTTTCCCATGTTTTACCAATTGTGAAATTCCTAACTTTTAATTGTAAATGTTTAGATAACTCTCTAAAAAAGTCTCTTGTATGTTGGTTATAACCTGTAGTTCCTATATAAGAACCATGAACATATACTTTTGGTTTAGTCATTTTTAATAGCTAGTGTATTACAAGTGTGTTTAATTGTTTTATAAGAATTTGCTAAAAACCAAATATCAAGCTTAGCTTTAGTAATTATATCTAAATTTTCATCTTCATAAATTATTAAATTAGGTCTAGATTCCAAAGCTAAAATTAAATCTCCATCTAAACCTTCTACATCTAAATGTAACCAATCATAATTTTGATCTTTTATTAAATCATTAATTGATATACTTTTTCTATACGTTTTAGTTATTTCTGAAGAGTCTAACCATTCATTGATTACTGATGGTATTACTGTATCTGTATAGCCTTCTCCGCCTTGATACCATTCTACATCAGATCCATCTGTTGTAACTATAATATTTTTAAATTTTGTATTTAAATAATTAAAATAATTTTCTTCTAGTTTTTTAAACTGGTTATCACTACCGTCAATTAAAGTAGCTTCTGTTAAATTTTCTTTAACGGGGTATATCCAATGTCCGTTTCTTCCATCATGAGCACCAATAACTAAACCGTTAGATTTTAATCCTTGTAATTGTCTACCTTTTAAATAGTACCATAACATTTTTTCATGAATATCTCCATTAACAGTGACATCCCATTTATGTTCATGTAATAAAGTCCCATTAGAAGAATAAATCAAAACATCAGTAATAAATTCTCCACCTTTCCATTCTGCCCAACAATTGTCTGTTAATTTAACTTCATAATGGATTTCTTTTGAAATAATATTTTTAAATTGGATAGTTAATGGAAGGTGTTCTTTAATTAAAGTTAAATTATTTAATTCTACTAAAGTTGAATTATTTTCTCTATTATAAGTTACATTTATCATATATTATTAATTGTTAAAATATTTTGTCCAATAGAAATTATGTTTTTTGTATAATCAATTTCTTCATCATTACATAAAATTTTTAATAAAGAACAAGTATTAAATGGTAATTCAATATGTTCCCAAGTTTTTAAATTAAATTCTTTTTCAAAATTATCACTTATAATTTTTATATTTTTAACTCCTTCAAATTCATAAAAAAGAAGTTTTATATTATCAAAGTCTGTTTTATGAATAAATAATTTATACTCATTTGTTGTAGAATAATTAAAAAAATCAAACTCATTAAAATTATAAACTAAATCTTCTATAGGTTCAACATTTTCAATAACAGCAGGAATAAATTTTATAGCTTTATGAGTCCATGAAAAAGCATCTCCATTTTTTTCAGTTAGATAAGATTCTGGGGTTATTAGATTTTTAAACCTATTTAAATAAGTTTTATTTAAAGATATTAAATGAAGTCCTATAGGCCAAACAGATGTTTCTCTTTTTGATGGAAAAAAACTATTTGGTTTACTGTCTAAAAGAATATTTTTTACTTCATCAGTGATATGAGTATCATAATCTATTATAAAAAAGTGATCATAATCCATAGATAAAGCTAAATTAGCCATTTTTTTAATTTGATTTAAAACAGCATAACCATAATCTGGGTATGTGCGACTCATTTTAATGTTTAGGTTTCCAATAATAATATCAGTCCATTGATAGTAAGCTTTTATAGGCCAATCAAATACTAGGTTTTCTTTTGAAATTATAGTATAGTCTGCTTTTTTATAAATTTTTTCTGGGAGGTGGATAGCTGTATAAAGGATTGTATCTATATTAAGATTTTTTAATGTCTCTAATTTATTTTTTAACACATTAATTTTTTCCTTATTATTGCAAAAACTAGTTATTAAAGCTATTTTTTTCATTTAATTATATTGTGTTTGATTATTACGTTTAAATTTCTCTTTTAATTCTGGGGTGTTTATTAGGATGTGGTTTTTAATTTTGTTATCAACAATAATTAATATTTCATTAACATTATTGATATCATCTACTTCTCTTATACTCCATTGGTATTTGTTTATATTGTTTATTGTGATTATTTTTTCTTGATTTATAATAAAACTAGTATTAATAGGATAATCTTTTTTAGAGTTCCAAACAATAACATTTAATTTACCTGTTTTAGTATCATAAAAAGGAACAGTCCAATCATTTAAATCATCTTTTTGTGTAGATATAGATTGATTAAATATGTTTCCTTGATTTAGTAAATCATCCCAGTTTTTATACAATATTTCCTCTCCATCTAATTTATATAAATCCTGATATATAATTTCATTTGTTTTATTAGGGGCTTCTTTTAGAATTTTTAATAACTCTTTTTCATCATATGTTGTAAAAATTTTATTTATTTTATTTAAATTTATTGATTGGAAAACACCTACACCACCTTCAACATTCCAATCAAAATTTCTGTATTCTTTTTTATATTGGATTGTTACATACTTATTTAGTAATTCATTATTTTCATAAAACTCAGAATAATCATTAATAATAGCATCATAATCTATATAATGGGCTTTTTCATATCCAAAATTTTTAGCTATACCTAAACCACCCATTATTATTCTATTACAAGCAGAATAAGTACTAAAATTAGATATTAATGAAGAAACTATATGTAAACCTTCATAAGGTGAAAACCATGGAAGATTCATTAAATCCCAATCATATATTAAATCATTGTTAGCATCATAAAAAGTAAAATCTACTTTTTTACTAATATATTCAGGAATATAAGAATGGCTTGAAATTAAAATATCAAAATCTTTTCTAATAGGTTGAAGAGAATTAATACAATTTTCAAGCATTGTTTTTCTTTCATCATCAGGGCAATAAGCAGAAACTATAATTATTGATTTCATATTTTAATTAGGGTTAATTCCATTTTCACAATAACGACACATATCATAACAAGAATTTAATTTTGGAATAACATCTTCATATTCTTGTTCAAACATATTTCCTATAATATAACTTAAAGAATAATCCATACAACATAAAGATACATCTCCGTTTGGAAGCATCACGTTATGGTATAAATTTTCTATACAGCCGCATGTTTTAGGTGACTCACCATGATATACTGATCTGAATAATTCTTTAACATTTAGCAGTTCTGGTTTTAGAATGGCTTCACCTATTAAGTTTCCTGCTCTAGACCACATTTCAGGATTGCTAGCATGACTAAAAATATGATTAATAGATTCATGGACAGTACCCATTGACATTAAATGAAATGTGTTAAAAGAATCTTGATAGAGCCCGAAAGCTTCAATAACTTCTATATAACGAGGAGTTATAGGATGTTTTGCTAATCTTTCTTGGTCAGGTAAATGTAAAACAAAACCAGCGTTAGGACCATTATCATAGGAAACATCTTTAAGTCTTTCTACATCATCTACTGTCATTCCTACAGCTGTAGTAAATGCTGCTATTCTATGTCCTTTTTCATAAGCGTAAAGTAACATATCAGTACAATGCCTATTAGTCCAAGGTTCAGTAAAACCAGCAAAAGTAATTCTAACTTCTGTTGGGATTTTATCTATTGCTCTTTTAAAGTCATCTAAAGATAAATGACGGGTTCCATTATAATTTTTAACTAAAGTTCTTTGAGGACAAAAAATGCAATCAACAACACAGCCTTTTTTAGGTAGATTAGTTGTAATCTCCATAGTAGCATAGGGTGTTATTTTCCAATCTTGATTAGCCATTTAATATATAATGATCTGCTCTTTTAATTTTTTCAGAATAATCTACCATTGCTGTAAAAATTTCAGAATCTACTAATTCAGGATGTATCCACCAGTCTTCAAATGTACTATTTGAGTCAGGAGCTATATCTCCTACTACTCTTTTATAACCATGAGCTTCTAAGAATTTTCTAGAAAGATTTCTATAATCTAAAGAATGATTTAAATAATAATCATGTTCAAAGGTGATTACTCTAAATTTATATTTATCAAAAGGAATTGAAAGTAACACTTTAAATGTTATTTCAGCCGGTTCACAATCAACTTGAAGGTAATCTATAACCTCACTAAAGTTGTTATTAACAAATAACTCTTCATAGTTGACAACTGTAGCATCTTGTAAAAGGCACGCGTTAGAACGTTGAGAGTTAAATTTATTTACTTCTTCTTCATTGATTTCTAATGATACCCCTGTCCAGTTAAATTCTTTTTCTAATAAAGCTGTATTACTATTATGGAAAGGATCAGCTGCTCCTATTTCAACATAAGTGCCTTTTTCTTTTCCATCTAACATACTTAATACAAACAAATCCTGGTAAGTTTGGGAATAATTTTTCTCAATTTTTTCAGAATTTTTAAATTTGTATCTTAATTTTGAGTGTTCTTCTTTAGTATAAGTTAACGTTGGATATTGAATCCCATGAATTGTAGATAAATTATTATAGCAAGCTTCTACAAATTCAGGACGCATAGAATATTCCTGTAATAAGTGATTAAATAATTTTCTTGACTCATCACAATATCCAATCCACCATCCTGCTACTGCTTTTTGGAATATTAAAGCATATTCACCAGGAAAATCAATACTAGTTAAAGTAGGTTTGATATTTTTTATTTTATCTAAACCTTGAACAGCTGCTAAATATGATTCTTGCCATTCTCCTTTAACTTGATAATCATAACTTAAATGATAATAAGCTTCAGGACGTTCACGATCAAAAGTAATAGCATTTAAGATAGCTCCTCTAGTTGAATGAGGACGTCCTTCTATTTCTTTTAAACATAAAGCTACTTTAATTAAAGCTTCATATGTTAAATCTTTATCAAAACCATATTCTGCTGCTCTTAAAAATAAAGACAAAGCGGCTGCTTTATGTCCTTCTTGATAATATTGTTCACCAAATACAAAATTTGTTTCTGGATGATATGGATTATCTATAAAATTCTTTAAAATATTATCCATTGATTAGTTCCTCTACAACATTTTCTGGGATTTTTAAAGCGAAAGCTGCGCTGTCATGGAATCCATAAGTGATAATTAAATCATTTTCCACAACCGCTGCTCCACAAACAAATTCAATTCTTCCAGTCATAAACTTAAATACATCAGAATATTTTACAATATTCCAATCTTTATCATAAACAATTATTCTATGGTTATAAATACCATCTTTATTATTATTTTCATTTTGCCAAAAATCTACTTCATGAACAACACATAAACGATAATCTTTCCATTTCACAACAGATGAACCACCTCTTAAATCATGGTTTTTACTTATTTCTTTAAATTTACCTAAAAATATAGTTTTACTAGTTCCTTTAATAGGATCAACTTTTACAATTTCTACTGGGTTAGCCCATTTGACATAACAATAATCCATATCATTAATAGGCATCCAATTTTTTTCACAATATGAATTAGGATCATTAGGTGGTTCTATTCTTACTCTTGAGATTTCATTTGATGTTCTATAATCATCTATTTCAGAAAGTTCCATTCTACCTTCTCCATTTGGTTTAGTATCTCTTCTAACACCTGTAATATATAAAACACCATCCCAACGAACTACTCGAGCATCTTCTAACCCAATAAATTCCCAAACTGGTTCAATGTCTAACTCTGAAGTGTTTACTTCTTTGTATGATTTTATTTCTAAAGTTTTAGGATCTAAAATACATAAAAAGTTAGTTGTTCTTAAATGTGGATCATTTTCAGGATGAAGATAAGCTAATGGGCCCCAACGTCCTTGAAACTTTTGTTCATTTTCACAATGGTAAAAAAGATAACCTACATTTCTTAAATTAAGTAAAATAGTTCCATCATTATCAACAAAAATAGAGGGATTACATAAACCTGTATTTCTACTATCAATTGAAGGAATCTTTAAATGAGATATAGAACCTCCTTTATTTAAAACTAATTTAACTAAATTGTCAATCATATTACTTATAGTGTTCTCCACCAGCCCATAATACTAAGCTTTTTCTTAAACCTGAGGCTACAGGGGTTATTCTGTGTTGTAAAAATGAAGGGAAAACAATAACTGCTCCTTTTTTATTTGAAACTTTTTGGGTGTTACTGCCTGAACTAATTTCTAAAACACCTCCAGTATATTCTGAAGGATCAGAAAGTTGTACAATAACTGATACTTTACGATGGGAAATTGAACCTGGGCCGATATCTATATGCCAGTTATAATGTCCACCACCGCCTCTATATTCTGTATATTGAATATCATCTAAAACAGAATAAAGATTAAATTTCCAAACACTATTAGCTTCTTTAATACAACCCATTAAACGGTCATAAATCCAAGAAGAATTTTCACTTGGTGCTATCCATTTGATATTACTATTTCTTATATCTGATGTATTGCCAGATATAATAGTAGCTTGTTCAAATTCATAGTCTTTTGTAAGTTTTAAGATTTCATCTGCTTCATCTGAAGAGAATCCATTTTCGAACCAGTAGTAGTTTGTTTGATCAATTTCTAAATTAGGATCAAATATAGGTCTAGAGTACATAATTAATTATAATATAACAAATTTATTTTAAAAAACCAAATTTTATTCCGGATTTCCTACTTTATCTTGAAAATATTCTTGTAAAAAAGTTGTAAGGTAAAAATAATATCTAGGGTTAACTCCGCTAATTCTATATAAAGATTTTACTTCTTTACATTTATTAAAAATGGTTTCTTCTAAAGTAGATGAAGGTATATAACCTAAAAATTGTCTTGTTGATATAAAAGTATAAGTAGGCATAATTAATAAACAGTTACTACCACATCTAATCCAATAAAAGATCCAGCATTAGCTATAGCCGCCGCTCCATATGTATTCCAATCAAAAAGGTTACTACCTCCACCTATTCCTGCTCCTGTAACATATCCTGTTCCATTTATGCTTATGTCACAAGAACCTCCTCCAAAACCAGGATCCATACTTAAATCTATATACCAATAACCTTGGGCTATAATAGGGGTATTATTTTGTGATATGTCTGTAGGGCCAAAACTACTAAATGTTGGTACTCCTCCTGAGTTACCTGCTAAATAAAGATAAGTTCCTGAATTGTCATAAAAGGATAAATTGCAGTCTTGTACATCGTTATTAATAGGAGGAGGTGGAGGTGGAGGTGGAGCTAGGTTATTTATTACAGTTAAAGTAACTTGATAACTACTTTGATCATAAAAATAAACTAAACTTTTATAATCATTAAATTCATAAGGTCCGGGGTTAGCAGCTATAGGTAAGCCATATATTCTATTTACACCTCCTGCTGAATTTTGGCCCCAGGCGTTGTAGGATATAGTACCACTACCATTAGAACCATCAAAATAAGAATATCCTGCTAAGTCTCCAAAACTAATTCCACTACCAGGATTACCACTTCCTCCTCCAAATTGAGCTTCCCAATAAATATTTTCTAAATAAACATTAGTACTAGGTATTGCCATTTATTTATTTTTTAATTGGTTTACTTCATCTATTAATTCTTTAACAGCTTCAATCAACAATGCTGTTAATCTATCATAAACTACTGTCTTATATTCATCCCAATCAACTACTATTTCAGGAAGTACTTTTTCAACTTCTTGAGCAATAACTCCAATTTCTGTTTTACCAGCTCTTGAAGGGGCCATTGCTTCAGCTTCTTCAGTCCAATTGTATCTTACACCTCTAAGTTTAGAAATTAATTCTAAAGCTGATTCAATTTTTTCAACATTAGTTTTTAATCTAGCATCTGAGTAGAATGCTATAATGTTACCTGTTGCTCTAATTTCTCCAGCAATACCTGGAGCAGTTGTATTAACACCTAATGAGTTAATTTGAGCGTTTGAGTTTGTAGTAAACCCACCAGTTGTACCTTGTGGGCCTGTTGGACCTGTGCTTCCATTACTACCTGCTGCACCTTGTGGACCTGTTCCTCCTGTTCCACCAGTTGTTCCTTGTGGGCCTGTTGGACCTGTTCCTCCTGTTCCGCCTGTTGTACCTTGTGGACCTGTTGGACCTGTGCTTCCATTACTACCCGCTGTGCCTTGTGGACCTGTTCCTCCTGTTCCACCAGTTATACCTTGACGTCCTTGGATACCTTGAGCACCGGTAGTTCCTTGAGTACCTGTTGCTCCAGTAGTACCTTGAGTTCCAGGGACACCTGGGTTTCCTTGGTCTCCTGTTATACCTTGACGTCCTTGAATACCTTGTGCTCCGATAGTACCTTGTGGACCAGTTGGTCCTGTACCTCCTGTTCCACCTGTTGTTCCTTGTGGACCAGTTGGTCCTGTTCCTCCAGTGTTACCTGTTATACCTTGTATACCTTGAGCACCTGTTGGGCCTGTTCCTCCAGTACCTCCAGTTGTTCCTTGTGGGCCTGTTGGACCTGTTCCTCCAGTACCTCCAGTTGTTCCTTGAGGACCTGTTGGACCTGTTCCTCCAGTGTTACCTGTTATACCTTGTATACCTTGAGCACCTGTTGGACCTGTTCCTCCAGTACCTCCAGTTGTTCCTTGAGGACCTGTTGGGCCTGTTCCTCCAGTGTTACCTGTTATACCTTGTCTACCTTGTATACCTTGAGCACCTGTTCCACCAGTTGTTCCTTGTGGGCCTGTTGGGCCTGTAGGGCCTGTAGGACCGTCTGGTCCTATTGGGCCTATATTACCTGTTATTCCTTGACGACCTTGTATACCTTGAGCACCAATAGCTCCTTGGGTACCTGTTGTACCTTGAGGACCTGTTGGACCTGTTGGACCTGTTCCCCCGGTCGTACCTTGAGGACCTGTTGGACCTGTTCCTCCAGTGTTACCTGTTATACCTTGACGTCCTTGTATACCTTGAGCACCTGTAGTTCCTTGAGTACCAGTAGTGCCTTGAGGACCTGTTGGACCTGTTCCACCTGTTGTTCCTTGTGGTCCAGTAGCTCCTACAGGACCTATAATACCTTGAATACCTTGAGCACCAATAGCTCCTTGAGGACCTATAGGACCTAAAGTACCTTGAGGACCTGTTGGACCTGTTCCGCCTGTGTTACCTGTTATACCTTGTCTACCTTGTATACCTTGAGCACCTGTTGTACCTTGTGGACCAGTTGGACCAGTTGGACCTGTTGGACCAGTTGGGCCTGTTCCGCCTGTGTTACCTGTTATACCTTGTATACCTTGTGCGCCTGTAGTACCTTGTGAACCTGTAGGACCTGTAGGACCATCTGGTCCTATTGGGCCTGTATTACCTGTTATACCTTGTCTACCTTGTATACCTTGAGCACCTATAGTTCCTTGAGTACCAGTAGTGCCTTGAGGACCTGTTGGACCTGTTCCCCCGGTTGTACCTTGAGGACCTGTTGGACCTGTTCCTCCAGTGTTACCTGTTATACCTTGACGTCCTTGGATACCTTGAGCACCTATAGTTCCTTGAGTACCAGTAGTGCCTTGAGGACCTGTTGGACCTGTTCCCCCGGTTGTTCCTTGTGGACCTGTTGCTCCTACAGGACCTATAACACCTTGAATACCTTGAGCACCTATTGCTCCTTGTGGACCTACAGGACCTAAAGTACCTTGTGTACCTGTTGTACCTTGTGGGCCTGTTGGACCAGTAGGACCTGTGTTACCTGTTATACCTTGTATACCTTGCGCGCCTGTAGTACCTTGTGAACCTGTAGCACCTGTTGTACCTTGTGGGCCTGTTGGACCAGTAGGACCTGTGTTACCTGTTATACCTTGTATACCTTGCGCGCCTGTAGTACCTTGAGTACCAGTAGTGCCTTGAGTACCAGTAGTGCCTTGAGTTCCGGTTGCTCCTTGAGTACCTGTAGTACCTTGGGTACCTGTAGTACCTTGTGGACCTGTTACACCTTGACGTCCTTGAATACCTTGAGTACCTGTTGTTCCTTGTGTACCTGTTGTACCTTGAGGACCAGTAGTACCTTGAGTACCTGTAGTGCCTTGAGTACCTTGAATACTCACAGGAGCACTACCATTTACAGAAATATCAATACCTGTAGCTACAGCTCCTGATTTTTTCATTGTCAGGATAACTGATTGAGTTCCATCTTGAAAATCTACAGTTCCTGATGCTGGTATTATTTGGACGTTTTTAGCCATTTATAATAAATATTATTCTTTAATGTATTCAATTGTTAATTTGTCTACATCTTTTCTTTCTCCATATATTACATAGTAACAATCAATTGTTCCTTCTTCAATTCCTACTACCACTTTTTCTGGGTTTGCAGATATTACATATAGGTTTTGATGTTTACCAATTGGTGTTAAAGTTACTGTTATAGAATCTTCATGTACTAAGTCAACCCAATAATATGGTAATTCAATTATATTGTTATTAGTTAATCTACCTCTAACATATACACCAATTTCTGGACCTTCAAGTACTGAGTATCTTAATCTATGAGGTTCGCCTTTAGATGGATGAGTAATATCAAAGTTTTTAATATTGGCATTAATAACATCAACATTGACTGAAGATCCTGGGGTTGTACCGTTTACAGCTCCTCCTCCGATGTTAATACTTCCTCCAGTTGTATTTACATTTCCTCCGTTGGTTTCTAAATTTCCTCCTCCAATTAAGTTTATATCAGTTCCAGTTCCTACATTTAAAGATCCAGTTACATCAAATGATGTTCCTGTAAATCTTGCTACTTCAACACTATTGTATGCAATTAGTAATGGATGTGTACTTACAGTACCTAATACACCTCGAGTTAACTGACCTTCTAAATATAAGGCAGCTCCTCCTGCTCTTTCATATACTCCTAAAGCAGCAGTACTACTTGATACATGGAGTTGATACAGTGGACTATCTGTACCGATTCCGACTGTGCCTATTACTCCTAATGTACTACCATCAAATGTTAGATTAGATTCACCATTAATAGTAGCTGTACCTGTAGCTGTTAATACACGATCATCTATGTTATTAGTTATAGTAGTTGTACCACTTGTTCCACTTGAGCCAGATGAACCACTAGTTCCTGATGAGCCGCTTGTTCCGCTTGAACCTGAGCTTCCTGAAGTACCACTTGAACCACTAGTTCCTGAAGAACCTGATGTTCCATTAACTCCACTTATACCTGAAGTACCTGAGCTACCACTTGAGCCGCTTGTACCGGATGAGCCTGATGTTCCGCTTGATCCAGAAGTTCCAGAAGAACCAGATGAACCTGACGTTCCTGATGAACCACTTGAACCACTTGTACCTGATGAACCAGATGAACCTGAAGTTCCACTTGATCCTGAAGTTCCAGATGAGCCTGAAGTTCCAGATGAACCTGAGCTACCTGAAGTTCCTGAAGAGCCTGAGCTACCACTAGTTCCTGAAGAGCCACTGGTTCCACTTGATCCTGAACTACCTGAAGTACCCGATGAGCCTGATGAGCCTGAAGTACCACTTGAACCAGAAGTACCTGATGAACCTGAAGTTCCAGATGAGCCGGAGGTTCCGCTTGAACCTGATGAACCGCTTGTTCCAGAGGAACCACTTGAACCTGATGTGCCGCTAGAACCTGAAGAACCGCTTGTTCCTGATGAACCACTTGAACCACTAGTTCCACTAGATCCAGAAGAACCTGAGGTACCACTTGAACCAGAGGAACCACTAGTTCCGCTTGAGCCTGAGCTACCTGAAGTACCACTTGAACCTGAAGAACCTGATGTTCCTGAACTACCGCTAGTTCCTGATGAACCTGAAGTACCAGATGAGCCACTAGTTCCTGATGAACCTGATGAACCACTTGTACCTGAAGAACCTGATGAACCAGATGTACCTGAACTTCCACTAGTTCCTGATGAACCGCTTGTTCCATTTACACCTGATATACCTGAAGTACCTGAGCTACCACTTGAGCCGCTTGTACCTGATGAGCCTGATGAGCCTGAAGTTCCACTTGAACCACTTGTTCCAGATGAACCTGAGGTTCCTGATGAACCTGAGCTACCTGAGGTACCACTTGAACCAGATGAACCACTAGTTCCTGAAGAACCTGAAGTACCTGATGAGCCTGAAGTTCCAGATGAACCTGAGCTACCTGATGAACCTGAAGTACCTGATGAACCACTTGAACCAGATGTTCCTGAACTTCCAGAAGTACCTGAAGAACCGGATGAGCCACTTGTCCCACTTGAACCTGAAGATCCACTTGTTCCTGATGAACCACTAGTTCCACTTGAGCCACTAGTTCCAGATGAACCTGAAGAACCACTTGAACCTGAGCTACCTGAAGTGCCACTTGATCCAGATGAACCAGATGTTCCTGAACTTCCACTTGAACCTGAGGTTCCTGATGAGCCAGAAGTACCACTAGAACCTGAGGTTCCAGATGAACCTGATGAACCTGAAGTGCCACTTGATCCAGATGAACCTGATGTTCCTGATGAGCCTGAAGTACCACTAGAACCTGAAGTTCCGTTAACTCCACTTATACCTGAAGTACCACTGCTACCTGATGAGCCGCTTGTACCTGATGAACCTGATGAACCACTTGTTCCACTTGAACCAGAGGTACCAGATGAACCACTTGATCCACTAGTTCCTGATGAACCTGATGAACCAGAAGTTCCTGATGAACCTGATGAACCAGAAGTTCCTGATGAACCTGAAGTACCTGAACTTCCACTAGTTCCTGAAGAACCGCTTGAACCTGAAGTACCAGATGAACCACTACTACCTGAAGTTCCAGATGAGCCTGATGTACCTGATGATCCTGAAGTACCTGATGAACCTGAAGAACCACTAGTACCACTACTTCCACTAGAACCTGATGTTCCAGAAGAGCCTGATGTACCTGAAGAACCTGAAGTACCTGATGAACCTGAAGAACCACTAGTACCACTACTTCCACTAGAACCTGATGTTCCAGAAGAGCCTGATGTACCTGAAGAACCTGAAGTACCTGAGCTTCCACTAGTTCCTGATGAACCACTTGAACCTGAAGTACCAGATGAGCCTGATGAGCCAGATGTTCCTGAACTTCCGCTAGTTCCTGAAGAACCTGAAGTACCATTTACACCTGATATACCTGAGGTACCTGAGCTACCTGATGAGCCACTTGTACCTGATGAGCCACTAGAACCTGATGTTCCAGAGCTTCCACTTGTTCCTGATGAGCCGCTTGTTCCTGATGAACCTGATGTTCCACTTGAGCCAGATGAACCACTAGTTCCTGATGAGCCGCTTGTTCCGCTTGAACCTGAGCTTCCTGAAGTACCACTTGAACCACTTGAGCCACTTGAGCCTGATGTACCTGATGAACCGCTTGATCCAGAAGTTCCTGATGAGCCACTTGAACCTGAAGTGCCACTAGAACCACTTGTTCCTGAAGAACCTGAAGTTCCACTAGAACCACTAGTTCCACTTGAACCTGAAGAACCACTAGTTCCTGATGAGCCGCTTGAGCCAGATGTTCCTGAACTTCCTGATATTCCTGATGAACCAGATGAGCCAGAAGTTCCTGATGAACCTGATGAACCACTAGTTCCGCTTGAACCTGAAGTACCAGAACTACCACTAGTACCTGAACTACCAGAACTACCAGATGTTCCTGATGAGCCTGAGCTTCCACTAGTACCGCTTGAGCCACTAGTTCCTGAGGAACCAGAAGAACCTGATGTTCCAGATGAACCGCTTGAACCACTTGTCCCGCTAGAACCACTTGATCCACTAGTTCCTGATGAACCACTTGAACCTGAAGTGCCTGATGAACCGCTAGTTCCTGAGGAACCAGAAGTACCATTAACACCACTTATACCTGAAGTACCTGAAGATCCTGAAGATCCTGAAGTACCTGATGAACCTGATGAACCACTAGTTCCGCTTGAACCAGATGAACCTGAAGTACCACTTGAGCCAGATGATCCTGAAGTACCTGAACTACCTGAAGTACCGCTTGAACCGCTTGTTCCTGATGAACCGCTTGAACCACTAGTACCTGATGAACCAGATGAACCTGAAGTGCCTGATGAACCTGAAGTACCACTTGAACCACTTGTTCCACTAGATCCAGATGAACCTGAAGTGCCTGATGAACCGCTTGAACCACTAGTTCCGCTTGAACCTGAGCTGCCTGATGTTCCACTTGAACCTGAACTACCACTTGTTCCAGATGAACCTGAAGTTCCTGATGAACCGCTTGTTCCTGATGAACCACTAGAACCTGAAGTTCCTGATGAACCGCTTGTTCCATTTACACCTGATATGCCTGATGTACCTGAGCTACCTGAGCTGCCTGATGTACCTGATGAACCACTTGAACCTGATGTTCCTGATGAACCACTAGTTCCTGAAGAGCCAGAAGTTCCTGAAGAACCAGATGATCCTGATGAACCAGATGAACCACTAGTTCCACTTGAACCTGAAGTACCAGATGAACCGCTTGTACCTGAAGAACCAGAACTTCCTGAAGTACCTGAACTTCCGCTTGTTCCACTTGAACCTGAACTGCCTGATGATCCTGAAGTTCCTGATGAACCTGAGCTGCCTGAGGTTCCACTTGATCCACTTGTACCTGAAGAACCTGAGCTACCTGATGTTCCGCTTGAACCACTTGTCCCAGAAGAACCACTTGAACCACTTGTTCCTGATGAACCACTTGAACCTGATGTTCCACTTGATCCAGATGAACCGCTAGTTCCATTAACACCACTTATACCTGATGTACCTGAAGAACCAGATGAGCCTGAGGTACCTGAACTACCGCTTGAACCACTTGTTCCGCTTGAGCCGCTAGAACCACTAGAACCAGAAGTACCTGATGAACCTGAACTTCCACTAGTTCCTGATGAGCCACTTGTACCTGAAGATCCTGATGAACCTGAAGTTCCACTTGATCCAGATGAGCCAGATGAACCTGAAGTACCTGAAGATCCTGAACTTCCGCTTGTTCCACTTGAACCTGAACTGCCTGATGATCCTGAAGTTCCTGATGAACCTGAGCTGCCTGAGGTTCCACTTGATCCACTTGTACCTGAAGAACCTGAAGAACCTGATGTACCACTTGAACCAGATGAACCAGATGAACCACTAGTTCCTGAAGAACCACTTGAACCGCTAGTACCACTAGATCCTGATGAACCAGAAGTTCCAGATGAGCCAGAAGAACCAGAGGTGCCTGAAGAACCAGATGAACCACTTGTACCTGAGGACCCTGATGAACCTGAAGTTCCTGATGAACCTGATGAACCAGAAGTTCCGTTTACACCGCTTATACCTGAAGTACCACTGCTACCTGATGAGCCAGAAGTTCCAGATGAGCCTGATGAGCCAGAAGTTCCTGAGCTGCCAGAACTACCTGATGTACCTGATGAACCACTTGAACCACTAGTGCCTGAAGAACCTGAAGTACCAGATGAGCCTGATGAGCCACTAGTACCTGATGAGCCAGATGAGCCAGATGAACCACTAGTTCCTGAAGAACCTGAACTACCAGATGTTCCTGAAGAACCTGATGTTCCTGATGAGCCGGATGAACCACTTGTACCTGAGGACCCTGATGAACCTGATGAACCGCTTGTACCTGAACTACCACTTGAACCGCTTGTGCCACTTGAACCTGATGAACCGCTTGTACCTGAAGATCCTGATGAACCTGAAGAACCGCTTGAACCACTTGTTCCATTAACACCGCTTATACCTGAAGTACCACTGCTTCCTGATGAACCAGAAGTACCTGATGAACCTGATGAACCAGAAGTTCCGCTTGAACCAGATGAACCAGATGAACCACTAGTACCTGATGAACCTGAAGAACCACTTGTTCCGGATGAACCTGAACTACCTGATGTTCCTGATGAACCTGATGAGCCGCTAGTTCCTGATGAACCTGAACTACCACTGGTTCCTGATGAACCACTTGAACCTGAAGTTCCACTTGAACCGCTTGTTCCAGATGAACCACTAGTACCACTTGAACCAGAAGAACCACTAGTTCCAGATGAGCCAGATGAACCTGAAGTTCCGCTTGAACCAGAAGAACCTGATGTACCTGAACTTCCTGATGTTCCACTTGAACCAGAAGAACCGCTTGTTCCAGAACTTCCAGATGAACCACTTGTTCCGCTTGAACCACTTGTTCCACTTGAACCTGATGTACCTGAAGAACCTGAGCTACCACTAGTTCCAGATGAACCTGAAGAACCTGAAGTTCCGCTTGAACCTGAAGTACCAGATGAACCTGATGTTCCTGAGCTACCTGATGTTCCATTAACACCGCTTATACCTGATGTGCCGGATGAGCCTGAGCTTCCGGATGTACCTGATGAGCCACTAGAACCGCTAGTTCCTGATGAACCACTTGATCCTGAGGTACCGCTTGATCCTGATGAACCACTTGTTCCTGATGAACCTGAAGTACCAGATGAGCCAGAACTACCTGATGAGCCAGATGTACCTGATGAACCTGATGAGCCAGATGTTCCAGATGAACCGCTAGTTCCTGAAGAACCAGACGTGCCTGAAGAACCACTTGTTCCGGATGAACCTGAACTACCTGATGTTCCTGATGAACCTGATGAGCCGCTAGTTCCTGATGAACCTGAACTACCGCTTGTTCCACTAGATCCTGATGAACCACTAGTTCCACTAGAACCACTTGAGCCACTTGTTCCTGATGAACCTGAAGATCCGCTAGTTCCATTTACACCTGATATACCTGAAGTTCCTGATGAGCCACTTGAACCTGAAGTGCCTGAACTCCCTGAACTACCAGATGTGCCAGATGAACCACTTGAACCTGAACTACCACTAGTTCCTGATGAACCTGAAGAACCACTTGTTCCTGATGAGCCACTTGAACCAGAAGTACCTGATGAACCTGATGATCCTGAAGTACCAGATGAACCAGATGAGCCTGATGAGCCAGAAGTTCCTGAAGAACCTGATGAACCACTAGTGCCAGATGAACCACTAGTTCCTGAACTACCTGATGAACCTGAAGTACCAGATGAGCCAGAACTACCTGATGAGCCACTAGTTCCTGATGAACCTGAAGAGCCACTTGTTCCTGAAGAGCCAGATGAACCACTTGTTCCACTTGAACCACTTGAACCTGAAGTTCCGTTTACACCGCTTATACCTGAAGTGCCTGAGCTACCTGATGAACCACTTGAGCCAGATGTTCCTGATGAACCTGAAGAACCACTTGTTCCTGATGAACCAGAAGAACCACTTGTTCCTGATGAACCTGAACTACCTGAGCTGCCTGAACTACCTGATGAACCGCTAGTTCCACTTGAACCTGAACTACCTGAAGTGCCGCTTGATCCACTTGACCCTGAAGTACCACTGCTTCCTGAAGAGCCACTTGTTCCTGATGAACCACTTGAACCTGAGCTGCCTGAAGTGCCAGATGAACCTGATGTTCCTGAAGAACCAGAAGTACCTGAAGAACCAGAAGAACCACTTGTTCCACTTGAACCACTTGAACCTGAACTACCGCTTGTGCCTGATGAACCAGAACTACCACTAGTTCCGTTTACACCACTTATACCTGAAGTACCACTGCTTCCTGATGAACCACTAGTACCTGATGAGCCACTTGATCCTGAAGTACCTGAGCTTCCACTTGTTCCTGACGAGCCTGAAGTTCCTGATGAACCGCTTGAACCTGAACTTCCTGATGAGCCTGAGCTTCCACTTGTTCCTGACGAGCCACTTGTACCACTACTTCCGCTTGTACCAGAAGAACCAGATGAACCTGAAGTTCCGCTTGAACCACTTGATCCTGAAGTACCGCTAGAACCGCTTGTTCCGCTTGAACCAGATGAACCAGATGAACCAGATGAACCAGATGTACCTGAACTTCCTGAAGTTCCTGATGAACCTGAACTACCGCTAGTTCCTGATGAACCACTTGAGCCAGAAGTTCCTGATGAGCCACTAGTTCCTGATGAACCAGAGGTACCATTTATACCACTTATACCTGAAGTGCCACTTGAACCTGAAGAACCACTAGTTCCACTTGAACCCGATGAGCCTGAAGTGCCTGATGAACCAGAAGAACCACTAGTACCTGAGCTACCTGATGTACCACTTGAACCAGATGAACCTGAAGATCCACTTGAACCTGAGGAACCAGATGAACCTGAAGTACCTGATGAACCGGAACTACCTGATGTTCCTGAAGAACCACTAGTTCCACTAGAACCGCTAGTACCTGATGAACCTGATGAACCGCTAGTTCCTGATGAACCACTTGAACCTGAACTTCCTGAAGTACCTGATGAACCAGATGTACCTGAACTTCCGCTTGAACCGCTTGTTCCAGATGAACCTGATGAACCTGATGTTCCTGAACTACCGCTAGTTCCTGATGAACCACTAGTACCATTTATACCTGAAATTCCACTAGTTCCTGACGAGCCTGATGAACCACTAGTTCCTGATGAACCTGAACTACCGCTAGTTCCTGATGAACCAGAAGATCCACTTGTTCCTGAAGAACCAGATGTCCCACTAGATCCACTAGTTCCTGATGAACCTGAAGAGCCTGAAGTACCTGATGAACCACTAGTTCCTGAAGAACCAGAGCTTCCTGAAGTACCACTAGAACCTGATGAACCGCTAGTTCCTGAAGAACCGCTTGTTCCGCTTGAGCCAGATGTACCGTTTACACCTGATATACCTGAAGTACCTGAGCTGCCACTTGAGCCGCTTGTACCTGATGAACCTGATGAGCCGCTAGTTCCTGAGGAACCACTTGTTCCACTTGAGCCACTAGTTCCTGAACTACCTGATGAACCTGAAGTTCCACTAGAACCTGATGAACCTGAAGTGCCAGATGAACCTGATGAACCACTAGTTCCGCTTGAGCCAGATGTTCCAGAAGAACCAGATGTTCCTGATGAACCGGAAGAACCTGATGTTCCACTTGATCCTGATGAGCCGCTAGTTCCGTTTACTCCACTTATACCTGATGTACCACTGCTGCCTGATGAGCCTGAGGTACCTGATGAACCTGAAGTACCTGATGAACCACTTGTCCCAGAAGAACCACTTGAGCCACTTGTTCCGCTTGAACCACTTGAACCTGAAGTTCCTGAAGAACCACTTGTTCCTGATGAACCTGAAGTTCCTGAACTTCCAGATGAACCTGAGGTGCCACTTGATCCAGAAGTACCGTCAACACCTGATGTTCCTGATGAACCTGAGCTGCCTGAAGTACCACTTGAACCTGAGGTTCCTGAAGAACCGCTAGTACCATTTACACCACTTATACCTGAAGTACCTGAGCTGCCTGATGAGCCACTTGTACCTGATGAGCCTGATGAGCCACTAGTTCCTGAAGAACCACTTGAACCACTTGAACCACTTGTTCCTGATGAACCTGAACTACCTGAAGTTCCAGATGAACCTGAGGTGCCACTTGATCCAGATGAACCAGAAGTACCACTAGAACCACTAGTTCCTGAACTGCCTGATGAGCCTGAGGTTCCTGAAGAACCTGAAGTGCCGCTAGAACCTGAAGTTCCATTAACACCACTTATACCTGAAGTACCTGAGCTGCCACTTGAGCCACTTGTACCTGATGAACCTGATGAGCCTGAAGTGCCTGAAGAACCAGAGCTACCTGAAGTGCCTGATGAACCGCTAGTTCCACTAGAACCAGAACTACCTGAAGTACCGGATGAACCTGAAGTACCTGAACTACCACTAGTACCAGATGAACCGCTTGTTCCACTAGAACCAGATGAACCAGAGGTACCTGAAGAACCAGAGCTACCTGATGAACCTGAAGTACCTGAACTACCTGATGAGCCAGAGGTACCTGATGAACCAGAGGTACCTGAACTACCTGATGAGCCAGAAGTACCTGAACTACCTGATGAGCCGCTTGTTCCTGATGAACCTGATGAACCAGATGTACCTGAACTTCCAGATGAGCCTGAAGTGCCTGATGAGCCTGAAGTGCCTGATGAGCCTGAAGTACCTGAACTACCTGATGAGCCAGAAGTACCTGAACTTCCAGATGAACCTGAAGTTCCGCTTGAACCTGATGAACCAGAAGTACCAGATGAGCCACTAGTTCCAGAAGAACCTGAACTACCTGATGTACCACTAGATCCTGATGAGCCGCTTGTTCCATCTATACCTGAAGTTCCTGAAGAGCCAGAAGAACCGCTTGTTCCGCTAGAACCTGAACTGCCACTAGTACCACTAGATCCTGATGACCCAGAAGTACCAGATGAACCTGAAGAACCGCTTGTTCCACTAGAACCAGAACTTCCTGAAGTGCCAGATGAACCTGAGCTACCGCTTGTTCCTGAAGTTCCAGCTATATTAGCAGCTAATGTTGTTACTATGTTTGAGAGAGTATTATCTCTCATTTCAATATCAAACGCAGTATTATTACCTGTTGTGTTTGCGTAAACACTAACTCTAATTCTTGAGTTAACTGATGCTAAAACATATGAAGGAACATATAAAGAATAAATATAATTGTTTTGGGTATTAGTAATAGGAGTACCCGAACCAGCATTTCCTGATGCAATATTAGCAATAAGAGTTGTTCCATTAGATTGCATTTCATCAATAACAATCCAATAAACAAGAGTACCTGTTCCAGCTGTTCTTTGTGCAAATAAATTATTTACCCATAACCCAGGAACTATTACTGTTGTAGCTAAAGATGCTGATGGAGTAACATATTGAACTATTTCAGTGTCTCCATCCGCAGGATCAAAACTTGTTGTTGAAATAGTTGTTTGTGATCCTGTATTAGGGAATAAAATTAAATCATCGGTAATTAAAGATGTTATAGGAACTGTTTGTGATGCTGTTGGTCCGTCATAATAATAAACTAATCCACTTGATATACCACTAACTCCTGATGTTCCACTAGACCCTGAAGAACCTGAGGTTCCTGATGAGCCTGAACTACCACTAGTTCCACTTGAGCCTGATGAGCCAGATGAGCCTGAGCTTCCTGAGGTTCCACTAGATCCAGATGAACCAGAAGTTCCACTTGAACCACTAGAACCTGATGAACCTGATGAACCTGAAGAGCCACTAGTACCTGATGAACCTGAAGAACCTGAGGTTCCAGATGAACCTGAAGTGCCACTTGAGCCTGATGTACCTGAGGAACCAGAAGTGCCAGATGAACCTGATGTTCCTGAAGAACCAGAAGTACCTGAAGAGCCAGATGAACCACTTGTTCCACTTGAACCACTTGAACCTGAACTACCTGAAGTGCCAGATGAACCTGATGAGCCGCTAGTACCACTTGAACCAGATGAGCCTGATGAACCTGATGTACCACTAGAACCACTTGAGCCAGATGTTCCACTAGAACCTGATGTTCCTGAAGAACCACTTGTTCCACTAGAACCAGAACTTCCTGAAGTGCCGGATGAACCTGAGCTACCGCTTGTTCCTGAAGAGCCGCTTGAACCTGAAGTACCATCTGATGGCATATCAGAATATTCTAATACTCCTGAGGCAGGAACATATGTTACAACATATGAAGGACTAGCTTCATATGGTAATGTTTGAATTATAATAGGTTCTGCTGAACCTGAAATTACTAATGAACCTGTAATTACTGCTGATCCTGAGAATGGAAATCCAACTCCTGAACCTGATATATAAACTGTTACTCCTTCAGTCCCAGATATTACTTCTGTGAAAGCTTCAGCTGAGCCGGTAAAATTGATAAAAGGAGCACTAGCTTTTATTAAGGAGCCAGTATAATATATATCAATAGCACCAGTACCGCCGGAGCCAGCTGTATTGTAAACACCAACGGGTACCTGATCAAGATATCTAACTTTAGCCATTTATTTATAATAAATATTAGCCTTACCCGATGGATGTAGATCTGTTTTGAGTTTCTTTTTCCCCAACAGTAGGTGTGACTAAACGTCCATCTTGTTCTACTCCAAGGAATATTCCTTCATTATTTGTCGCTTCAACTGAAAATATAATTTTAGAAGCTTCGTATGATTTCTTTTGCGCGTTCATGTCTTTTTGTATAACGTCTGGTATAATATAGCCATTTAGGCTTAAATCGAAAGTACTACGTACTACTCTTTCATTACTATCTGATAATTCTGTTTGGAAACCAAAAGAATCTATCATAGCTTTAAATTTAAAGCGTTCTGGGTCACCCCAATATGAGTCTGAAGCGTATTCAATGGCTTCAACTATTTTATTTTGTTGTTCTACATAATATGTAAACACAGCAAATTGATAGCTTACTGTTACATAATCAGGAACTACAACTGAATAATAAACTTTGTTAGGTGTTCTATTATTTAAAACATTAAAGTTATCATAAGCATTTTTTGAATTGTAACCTTTAGTAAACACACCATAATTATAAGGTAAGTTAGCATCTAATTTATTAGCTATACTTCTATTTTTATTAATTCCTGTACGTTTAAACATGATTAATGGAGCCATAATTTCTCCATTTAAGTCTCTATAATAACCGTCTTTTTGAAATGATTTCCATTTCTCAGGGGCACCATAAATCACAGGAACAGGAATTCTAACACCGTTTTGTATAACAAAAGGTTTAATAACTTCTCTAAGATAATAGAATACAGCTTCATCTATGTCTTGAATACTAACAGAAAATGGTTTTGTTGTATCTCCTTTAAATGAAATCTGTTGTGATCTATTAACTTCATTATCCAAATTAGGATTGGCTAAATTAGGATTTCCATTTTCCTTATCATAAGGAGTTATAAGAGAATTACTTATTTCTCTTTGGGTCTTTGGTATTGGTTTTCTTCCTTTTACAGCCATTATAAACGTTGTTTAACAATGTTCAAGCGATCAGCTGGTACGTAGTGCGCTGAACATATTGATGATACATTATAACCAAAAGAACCTAAGTCAGTTTCTAATGGGTTTGTTCCTGTTGAGTCATTATAAGGATAAGCTGGGTTTTTACCTACAAAGAACTGTGTAGAGTTTATACTATCTATTTCCCAATATCCTTCATAATACATAACCACATCTCCAACATCAGGGAATATACTTAAATCAGTTAAGTCATCAACTAAAAATCTAAAGATTAAAGCATAATCAAACTGAACACCAAATTCATCTACTGGATTTGATTGGGGGGATCTTTCAACTAAAGCATATAGTAAAACAGGATCTTGGAAATATCTTCCTTCACTTGCCTCACCATACATATTAACATTGGTTTTAGTTAAGTTATATTTATAGAATACTACTTGTTCAGAGATAATGTTTTGCATTAACTCACGGTTAATGTGTCTGAACATGCTTATATCTCTACTTTCACCAAATAATGCCATATTATCCTATAAAAATTGTCATTGGAACCTGATTAATTTCATTAACGCGAGCTGCTGATTCTGCTGCCCTTCTTTCAAGTAATGCTTGACGAGAAGTTGAATCAAAGTAATCTCTTAATCTAGTGATTAAAGCTTCTTTTTCAGAAGTTGCCGCAGCTATTAAATCACTTTGGTTTAATGTTACTTCAGCTCCAGGAATAGGTATAGTTCCATATTTACCTCTAACATACCCTAACATTTCTTTAGCTAAGGCTAATGTATATTCAAAAATCCAACTTCTACCTACAGAATTTATTTGTTCATATGTTGGATTCCCATAAGGAACATTTGATACATTATTTACTTTAGATGTAGGTGTTATAGAAGCATCATATTTTTCATCTATAATAGAATATTGAAACCACAAATTAGTTCCTTCATCTCCTGTACCTGGTATAGGGAATATTCTTAATTTATTATTAATTAATTGGAATGTGTAGTTAGATAATCTAACTTGATTTGACATTTCAATAGCCTGAATGTTTTGTAAATCATAACTTAAAGGCATTAATAAGAAGTTAGTTGAAGGACCATATCCGGCAATACCTACTAAACCTACAGCGCTAGCAGCACCCGGTAATATACCGGCCCACGGACTATATAGTTCAGAAACAGCAGGTACATCTTCATACCATATTTTTTTAATTTCTAAACCGCCTGAAATATTATTATCAGTGGCCCAAGCTCCTAAATCATAATCTTGAATACTTCCTGTTAATGTAACTGAACCGCTATACCAATTGTAATTTCCTCCGGTACCTGCTTCGGAGGCATATTGTTGGGACATGCGTATAACACCTTCTAAATTAGGTGTAATAAGGGATTTATTTAAATTGGACCCAGTTGATGCTCCTTCTAAAGATAAATAATTATCTCTAACATTAAAAGCATATAGTTCATTACCGTATACTGTGACAGCTTGTTCAAAAGCAGTATAAAAATTAACATCTTGTAATTCTACGTTTTCAATAGGGTAACCTAAACGCAAACCACAAAATTTTGCTACTTTATCAGCGTCTGTTTGAAAATCAGGGTCATTATCATAAAACCCAAAAGGTGTTTCTCCTGGGAAAAATGAAGATGAGCCGGGCCAAATAGGAATGTTTGCCATGATTATAAATATTAAAAAAGAGGGCTCCAATTTGGAGCCCACACATATTTATTTATTTTTTAAAATTAATCTCTAACCATTAAATATTTTGAGTTACCTGCTGAACCAGATAACCATAATTGACCTGAAGTAGCTGGTTCTGAAGTTGGTAAAGAATCTACAGAAATAAATACTCCACTTCCTGAGATATAAACTGAACCGCTTATTGTGAGGGTATTAGTATAAGCAGCTATTAAATTTTTTCTATTACTTACATTACTACCATCACCTACAATCCATAAAGCATTAGAATCAGCTATATTAAACACACCTTCAACATGTTGATTATTGCCACTAGCTATAGTACCCCATCCTTCAGCATGTGAATATAGACCTGTTGCTTGAGTAAATCTACCTTCAGCGTGTGAATATTCAGCGGAAGCTGTAGTTCCATATCCTTCAGCGTGAGCATATCTATCTAATGTTGTTGTTTCTCTACCTTCAGTATGAGACCAATTACCATCAGCAATAGTAAAATAACCTTCGGCGTGTGAATAATTACCATTAGCTTCACTTAACAAACCTTGAGCAAAAGCAAATTGACCTCCAACGGTGTTATCACTACCAGCATTTACTTTTCCTATTACAGTTAATGAGCCTGAGATTTCAGCTGAACCTGTATATGGAAAAGCATCTCCACCAGCGTTTAAGGCATGAGATGCTGTAATAGCATAAGAAGATGAAACTAATCCAGTTAAACCTGCTCCATTACCTGTAAATGATCCTGTAAAGGATCCTGTAGTTCCTCCAGAAACATATAATGAGCCTGATAATGTTGTTGAACCAGTAACATTAAATGATCCTGACATTGAGGTTACACCTATTTGGAATTTTGCTGGTGTGTAACTTGTAGTTGAAGAGGATAAGAATATTCTAAGTTGAGGAACATTAGCGTTACTTTCATACGCCACAATATTACCCGCTCCTCCTTGGTAATTAATAGTTATATTTTGATTTCTATCTGTAGCTGAGGATCCTCTAAAAATTCGAAGACCTTCTTGTAATATTCCTAATTCTGATTCACCTGTTCCTTTACCATCTATCTCAATTAAGCCACTAACCATTTTAGCTGAGCTACCTGTTATTGTAAGAGATCCGGAAAATACTTGATCTCCAATAAAAGTATTAGAACCTGTAGTCGCTAATGAACCTGTATCTGTTGTTGTTCCTGTTAAATTAGATCCATCACCATAAAATGAACCTGTAAAAAAGGAACTAGTAACTGATCCTGTGATATTTAAAGATCCTGTGATGTTGAAACTACCTGAGTTATCTGGGGCTAATGAACCTGAAGGTCCTGTTGGGCCTTGTAAACCTACTGAGTATACTTTAACTATATTTGCTGCCATTTTATTTTAATATGAGGGTCTAGTTACATCGTTTGATAATTTAACATTTCCTTCTAACAATCTTAAAACATATGTACAATCACCACTACCTGAATAGATGGTTAAATCGTACACTCCTTGAGTAAAGTCAAAAGCTGAAGATGAAGCTGCAGAAATGTAAATTCCAATTGATCCAGAGGAAGGATCTTTATCTCCTGATGAGCCACTAAAATTTAATCCTGTACCACAAGCATCTAAACTACTAGAAAGAGTAAAATAAACAGTATCAGAGGTGTTACTTGGACGAGCTTGCATTCTACCATTATATCCATTAAGATTAATAGCATTTCCTTCAGGATCAGTATACTGAAGTTCTAATTCAAATGTTGCCCCTTGTTCAATTACAAAAGAATATTTACCTGCTGACATTGTATTTATTTATAAATATTATCTCTTTGAAGTTCCATTAGTTCCTGAGGTTCCTAAATTAAGACCTCGTTCTGCTGCCTCTTCATAAATATTTATTAAATCTTCTACAATCGGGTCTCTATGATTTTGTTTTAAAGTAATAGCAGCCATATTTTTAACTTTACGAGCTGCTGTGTATAAAAATCTAAAGCCAGAATCACGTTTTGCTTTTAAGTCTACCTGATGGTCATCTCCACAAACAATCATTTTGCTTCGTAAACCAATACGAGTAGCAATCATTTCCATCTGTTCGTGAGTTACGTTTTGTGCTTCATCTACAATAATGCAAGAATCTAAAAATGTTCTACCTCTCATAAAGGCTAAAGGTACAATTTCAATTTTTCCGTCTTCAATAAGTTTTTCTACTTTTTCTTTATCATAAAGAGCATACATGTTTTGGTAGATAGGTTGTATCCAAGGATCCATTTTTTCTCTTAAGTCTCCTGGTAGAAATCCTATTTCTTCTTTAGACACTGTTGGTCTAGTTATAATAATTTTTTCGTAATGTCTTCTTATAAGACCATCTAAAGCTACTTGAACTGCTAATAATGTTTTACCTGAACCAGCTGAACCTGCTAGTAAGGTTAAAGTATTATTTAGTATTTCTTCTTTAGCTAATTTTTGCTCTTCGTTAAGTTGTATTTTGAATTTAATAGGATTTTTTATCACTCGTTGTTGTCTATGCACCTCGTCGGTGTGTGGTTTTGATGGCATTGTTGTTAATATTGATTTTTACTAATTTATCAAGTCCAGCATTAACATGCATAGCATTGTCTAACACTGTCTCGAATTCAAACCTCCCATCTAGTGGTAATACTAGATCTACTTGAGAGCCCCATCTAATTAGGCTAAATCTTTCATTCTGAGCACAAAGATCTAATTGCTTCTTAAATGGAGCAATTACGTTTACGTCTTCATCGGCTATTTGTATTAAATAATATATGTAGTTTAAAGAAGGAACATATATTTGGTTAAACATACGTTCATTGTACTTTAAATACTCCATGTTGTTCGGGTTAACTACCTGATTTAAAATGTCCTTCTCAACCGCCAACATGGGTAAGTTTGTAGATTCAATAGGCTCTAAATGTTCATAGGTTAATATTCCTCCATAAGGAATTCTATTAATATGAACATCATAGAATGACATAAAAATACCAATCACTAAGGATGGTTTATCATATTCATCATCTCCCATTACGTCTTTTAAGGTATAATTCATACCTTTAATTTCTACAACTGCTTCATCTGGTTGGACAACTTTTTGGTACAAGATGGTTCCATCAGCTGGACTATAGAAATGTTCATGGTCAATGTAATTTGGACGGATAGGATCTCTAAAGAAAAATGTGTTACTTAGCTCACCTACAGGCAGTTTAGAGAGTTCTTTAACCTCACCGTTTAACCAATCTTCTAATGTTTGTGCCATTATAATAACGTTTTATTATGGTCAACTCTATTCAAATGCATTACCATACATGATAACATAGCACCTGATTTCATATATTCTGAAAGGTTGAAAATTACTGGTTCCATACCTTCATCAGAACAAATTTTTTCTAATGATTCAATTTTATGTTTTTCAGCCTCATAATATTCATGAGACTTTTTAAGTTCAGCAATGTTTGACGCGCATAAAATCATGTTTCCTAAGCGTACAGAGTTTGTCATTCCGCCCAAGGCATCATCAATATTTACGTCTATAATTTCAGTATACTGTTCTATTTGCGCTACCTCTTGAGGATCGAACAGTTCAGTACAAATCAAAGTTTTGTCTTGATTTAATGGAAAGATTGAACAATCTAAATGATATAAATACTCATCAGTCATTGCTACTTTGATAATTTCCATATCAAAGTTTTTTTCCATCCACTCATAAGTCTTAATATTGGAACGAATACCATAACCCCCAATATATACATTGTCATATAAATACTTGATATCAGCTTCACCTTCCCATTTAAAAGGAGAGATATGAGTTTTGTAACCCATTTGGTTAAAGAATTTTTCACCAACAAGCTCTTCTCCCTTACGAGGGTCTGAAGTAAAGTTAGATAATAAAATATGATTTTCATCCTTAATATGAGGTAATTGTAGTCCTAAATTAGCTACATATACTTGGTCTTGATAATTTCCTTCAGCAGGTAATAAATGAACAAGTGATTGACCAGCCATAAAGTTATACAAATCCATAAACTGCTTGTATGCTTTAGGTCTGTTAATTGTTAATTCTTCATCTGTTAGCTCTTGCATCCAGATGTTGTTGGGATCCGCTGTTGAAAGCGAGAACGGAAAATTCATTACATAACTTTGCAGAGGTAACTGGCTTGGTGTTTCTTTCATAAGACTATTACTTATAACTTGTGTTTACTATAAATATATAGTAGGTACCTAGAAACAAAGAAGGCCTAGGAAAACCTAGGCCTTTCTTTATAGACTCTAATCTAATTATTAGATAGTGTTTAATCCGTGAACATACACCTTAGCGTAGAATTCAGGACGTAACATCTTCTTAGCGTAACGAGTCAATAAACCTTTACGTGGAGTGAAGGTATCAGGATCGTACACTAATGGAGTCATGATCAATGGAATGTATGGAGCAAATACAGCACCAGTTTCCAAGAATTGTGAACCTTTGTAGCCCATCAAGATCAAGTTTTCAGTCATGTATGGGTTCTTATAAACAGTGTATCTGTTATTCAAGGCACCAACTTTCTGTACACCGAAAGCGTATTCCATTTGAGCGGCATCACCGTTTGAGTTAGCAGCAAATCCTGGGATTGATTCCAAGATAGTAGCTACAGTTGGAGAAGTAACTAAGAAGTTAGCTCCGCCTCTCAAAGTCAACTGGTGAATCTTGTTAGACAATTTCTGTAACTTAGTTCCTAAAGTAGCAAACCACTGACCTTGAGTGTTGTAGAAACCTGAAGATAAAGTAGTTGGCAATGAACCAGAAATTACAGTGTTGTTTACAGCTGACCAGTACTCAGTTCCAGCAGCAGCATCTTCGATCAACATATCTAAGATTTCCAAATCAATTTCCATTGAAATGTACTCACTCATGATGTTAGTCAATTCAGCTTCAGCATCGATGTTCTGGTAAGCAGCTAAGTCTTGAGCAAACTCAGGAGTCCATACAGCCTTCAACTTCTTAGTTTTAGCAGTGATAGCTTGTGACTGCATCTTAACGTTAATCTGTGGGATAGAGATAGTAGTTGCAGAAGCAGCGTTTGGAACAGCGTATGAGCTTGAATCTTCAAAATCACCTCTGTAACGATCTTCAGTTTTCTTGTTGTAGAAGATTGTCATAGCACCAACACCGGCTGGTGGATTCAATTCAGCAACTGAAGCAGTTACAAAGAAGTTAATAGTGTTGTTAGTGTAATCGTAAGTAGCGAACTGTTGTAAGTTATCAGCAGCAACGATTTCTGAACCTGAAGTGATAATGAAACCACGTACAGCATCTGGATCGAAGTCAGCTAAGTTAGTAGTTGAAGCAGAGATAGCAATTTTCTTGATCTCACCTCTAGCTACAGAAGCTGAGTAATCAGTATCAAAGTTCACATCTTGGAAAGAAGCTGAACTGAAGTTTGAAGCTGAAGTTACAGTTACTACAGATGAAGTTTGGTTAGTTGAGTAAGTAAACCTACCTGTACCATACAAACCACCAGCAGTTTCAGTAGTTTGGAATGGGAACTGACCAGAAGCGTTTCTAGTACCATATAAAGAATCACCAGCAGTGAATGGGTTCTTAGTATCTCCATATTGGAAATCCAAGAAGAACACAAGACCTGAAGGCATGTTCATTGGTTGAACACTAACAAATTCTTTAGCTACGATAGTTCCGAATACCTTACGTACTAATGGTAAAGCAATACCAGCCCAGTTCTCACCCTGAGTACCAGAAGTGAAATATGAGTTAGTAGAAATGATGTTTTGTGTTTCAGTTACTAATTGCTTGGCTTGGTTTTCCAACAAGACTGACATGTTATTTTTCTCAATCTCGCCTAAACCTTCCAACAAACCAGTCTTAGTCCACTTACCAGCCAATTTGGCTGCGTCGCTTTGCAAATTCTTCCAAGAACCTGCAGCGCTCTCTAATAATTGTTGTACTTGTGACATTGTTTTTGTTTTTTATTTTTTGTTTTTTATTTAATACCGGCTAATTTTTGCCATCTAGCAACCTGGTCATTAGCTTCCATAATTGGCTTCTTAGTAGCTACACCAGCAGCTTTAGAGGCACCACCACGGATTAATGACTCATTCATAGGAGCTCTCTTAGTAGTGAATCCTTCAGATAAAGTTTCAAATACTAATTTAGCTTCCTCAACACTAGCAGCTTTATCAAAAGCAGCTAATACTTTAACCTTTTGACTTTCAGTCAAGTTTTTAGATTTGAAGATTTTGTTAGTGTAAAGAAGTTTTGCGTTGAATAAGTTAACTTCAGCTAATTCTTTTTTAATGGTTTTAATAGTGTTGTAAGCTTCATTTAACTCTTTTTCATCTTCTTCAAGATTAGATCCAGGGTTAAATCCTCCTCTAGTACCAGTACCATAAGCTGGTTTATCGTAGTCAGCTTTAACAAATTTAATAGCTTCTTTAGCTGCTTCTTCTGGAGGCATACCGTTTGCAATAAGTTCTGCTGTCTTTTTCTTGATATCCATCCTTTTGCTTACACTAGTAGTTATCACACCGGCACCTACAAGGCCTGAGATAATTCCTGCAGCCATAAGAAGAGCAGTACTCATTACTACTTCATTTACTGGTTCTTTGTTTTCTTTCATTTTCTTTTTGTAGTCTTCAACACCCTCTTCTTCAGCAGTGTCTTTTTTGTCACCACGTTTAGAGGCAGGAACATCACCTTTGTTACCACCGTACTTTTTACGTTCGTTAATTTCTACTTCTTCTTCACCTTCTTCTTCTTCATCTTCTTCTTCGCTTTCCATACCTTCACCAGCTTCTAATTCGCCAGCTTCAACCATGTCAGCGATTACATCTTCGATGAATTTTTTAAGGTCGTCTTCAGACATGTTTTCAAGGTCGATTTCTTCTTCAGTTTCTTCAGTTTCTTCGCCTTCTTCTTCGTCTTCAGCTTCCATTAAATCTTCTTCTTCACCTTCAGACATTTCTTCATTTTCATCCATGTCTTCAAGTTCTCTTAAAAGTTCATCAAGGTCCATCTCGTTCATGTCTTCTGCTTCTTCCATGTCTTCGCCTTCTTTCATTTCTTCTTTGGCTTCATCCATGTCATACGCTTCATCCATGTCGTAAGTTTCCTCGATTTCCTTTTCTTTCATTTCGGTTACTTCTTCTTCAGCTTCATCCATTTTGTCCATTTCAGCTATCTTTGCAGCTAACTTTTCACGGAGCATAGGACTAAAAGCTTCTTCAAGAGCAGCCTTTGCATTGGCGATGGCTGTTTCCTTAACAGCTTTGGCATCGGCAATGGCTTCTTTGAGTAAGTCTCTGTTTGCCATACTTTTTTTTAGTTTTTTCCTCAATTAAATTGTGTTGGAAGTACGCTTATTATTGACTAATGTCGAAGCGTAATAGATATTAAAAATCTTGATGCCATATAGAAAATGGCATATTGTCAGGTATACGTATATAAAGATTTTTTAAAATCGCAAAGGGTTTAAAAAACAGGACAAGAACCGTTTGCGCAAAGAATTTCGGATAACAATCCGTTAACTTTACCATATTGGTATGTATTAACTTCTTTACCTTCTTTAACTAGGTGCATATATGAGCCTGGATTTGAAGGTGTTGATACGAAGTCCCAACATAGTAATTCAAAATCATCTTGTACTTCTAATGTGCCTTCACTAATTTCTTTTAATGAACCCATTCCACGAGATGATACACCTACTGTTACATTATTATCAATAAGTGCTTTTAAAATATTTCCAGAGGTGGTAGGCAATATTTCTATTTTACCTATTACTTTATCTCCATCCCACCAGCATTCTCTAATAATATGAGAGACATTTTTAAGAGAAATAATAGAAGATTCAGGATGGTCTAATTCACCTGTTGATCTATTTTCTCTAATAAGTTCTTGATATTTATCAATTTCTCTTTCCCATAACTCTTTAGCATAATATCTACCATTACCATTTTTTACTTCAGCAGTTGCTAAAATACCTTCAACTAAAGGATTACCTGATGGGGCTTTCATTCCTTCATGCAATTGGGTACGACCAACTGTAAATGGTATAGTTTCAATTAATACTTGTTTCATTATTTTTTCTTGTCTAAATCACCGTAACCACTTGCTTTGTATTTACCTTTAGGTGCTTTAGGTTCGGTTGAAGTTTCTAAACCAATTCCTTTAACACCAAACATACCATTTTTAGCGTAGTAGTTAGCATCTTTAGCCATATTTTTAGCCACAATAGCTTTTAATTCATCTACTGTTTTTTTAGCATTTTTAGGATCACCCATTTCAGCTAAATAACCAATCAAGAAAGATTGACCATAAACATTATCAATGTTCTTTTTATCTTTATAGTCAAAGTTTTTAGTTTCTAAATCAACTAATTCTTTTTCAGTTTCTTTATTATGGGCTTTAACTTCAGCTTCAAAGATTTTAAACCAATCTTTTCTACCAGTAGTTACACCACCTGCTCCTTCAGAGATAATACTTTTACCTTTTAAAATATTAACTGTTTGATCAAATGTATTATGTACAGTTATAAACTCTGGGAATTGGTTCATGGCTTGTTTAAGGAAAAAGTTTTTATCTCCTTTGCCTTCTTTAATTAAGTTATATTGTTGTTGTAGCGTTGCCATATGTTATAAATATTATGGATAAAGTAAAATTGCTCCTGTAGATAAAGAAGCACTAGTTACATAAACAGGAATTGTATGTCCTGCAGGGATAATCATAGGAGCAGCAGCTGTTGCTAATACTTGACCTTGATAATCTTTTAGCCCTGTAATAACAGCGCTTGAGCCTGATACTACTGTAAATCCAGCAAAACTACCTGTTGCTGTAGTTGAAGTATAAAGGGCGGTTGGGTTTACTGGTATGTTTGCCATATTTTAGTCTTTAAATAGTTCTATTATATCTTTTAAATAATCTTGTGCTAAATCAGTTCCATATACAACGTTAAACGAGTCTGGATTTTGTTTATAAAAATCCAAAGTTTTATGTTTTGCTTGTTGTAATAATGGAATTAACTCGTTTAATTGTTTTTCAATTGTATCAAATGCTAATACTCGACCACCAATAAATTTTTTATTAGAGTCTTTATTTATGTTAGCGTCTTTTAAATAGGTTTCAACATCTGTATCTTCCCAAAGTTGTTTTACTTCAATACCTTTAGCGGCTTTATTTAAAGCTTTTTTATCAACTAATTTATACTTAAAGTTTTTAACATAAGTGTTATTAGTAACACCTTCAGGGCCAGCAGATGGACCAGGGCCAAATGTTGCTCCAGGACCTTCTTCTATTTTCTTTTTCTTTTTACCAAAAGCATATTTGGTAGCATAATTAGCTCCTTCAGTACCAGAAGTAAAGTGAGCACCTCCTGCTCCTCCTCCTGTCATACTCATTTCATCTAATAAATTTTTAATAGTAACATATTGTTCAGGATATTCCTTTCTAATATGTGTTCTAAATTTATTAAATACATTACGGGCATCTTGGGCTAACACTGATAGTTTAGGATCAGCTTTGCCATCTGCTGTTTTAGATAAGTCTGTTAAAGCTTTAACTGCTTCAGACATTTCTCTTAAAGCATCTCCAAAGTTAGCTAATTTAATTATTTTATGGTCTATATTACCAGTTTCATTATTAACATTAACTGCTTTAAAGTAAGTACTTAAAGTATCATTAAAAAAGTCATTTTTGAAGTCAACTTTACCATAACGTCTTTCAATCCTAGATATTAATTCAGGATCAACGTCTTTTGGTTTAAGTACTCCGTCAGCCTCTTTTAATTTATACTTGTAATTAGCCATGAACTTTAGTTAATTCTTCTAACAATTCAAAATATTGTAATAAATTAACTAAGTTATCGTTACCAACATTGGCTGTTTTACTTAATGGAGAAAGTAAGTTAGTTACCTCATTTAATTTAATCTGAACAGCTTTATCAGTAACTTTTTTAGATAATTTATTTATTTCTTCTTTAATTTCTCCAACTTTACTGTTATAAAATTCTCTTAATTTTGGAGTTGAGTCAACTGAATTAATAAATTCTTTTAAAACAATCTTCTGATTGTCATTTAATGACTCATACTTACCATTGAATTTTTCTAACATTACTTTGTAAGTTAGAATACGTAAATCTTTATCATAAGACTTAAATTCTTCTAACAATTCGTCTTCTACTTTTTGTTTTTTAATATTTTTAGAAGTTAAATGCTCTAAAAGAGACATTTTATTGTCAATAATTTGGTCTGGATTAGATAAATTTTCACTATTATAAACCTCTAATAAAGTATATAAAGAAGCAAATACTTTATAGTTAGGTAATTTAGTTTTAAAAAATTCTTCTAAATTATAGTGTTTTTGGATTTCACTGATAAGGTTATATTTTTGTCTTTTTAAAGCTCCTCTATTAAGGTCTTTAGAAGACTCAACTATTGTGTTAATAATAATCTCCGCTTTACCTTCAGTAATATTTTTATGCTTGGAAAGAGTTTCATATAATTTGTACTCTCTTCCTAATTCGGTTTTTACAAAGTACTTTTTTAAAATACCGGTTGCCTTAGAATCTTTACCAGATAAAGTATCAGCGGTAATTTGTCTTACTAAAAGCTCAAATAAAAGGCCGGTATTCTTATACTTAGAATGTTTAATATTCATTCTTGAGGTTTTGTTATAAATATATAAGGATTTTTATTTCTTTAAATTAGATTCATCTAATAAATCTTTCTTTTTATTAGTTTTATTGAATACTGTTTTTTTATCTAAACTTTCTAATAAAGTTTTATTTTTAGCTATAAGTTCTAAAGCTAATGGTGAACCACCTTTATAATTTGGTTGAATAGAACCTTGTTCATTCTCATTATCTGGATTAAGGAATGATTGATTGCCTAATCTATCTTTACCAAATGGTGATTCTTGTGTGTTTCTATTAGTTATTTTTTCTTTAGGTCTTCCTAAAGGTACTTTTTCATCATACCCATCCGGTAATTCTGTAGCTTCATATCTACCACGACCATATAAAGAAGCTAAATCATGTGGTGTACCATATGATTTGCCTGATTCTAAAGGATCATTACCTTCAGCTTCAACTTGTGATAAACGGAATTTACGCTTTTGATCTTGTACAATCAAATCTCTCATTTCCTCGTACTGGTCCTGGCTAAAGTGGAAGATGTTTTCATAAATCCAATCTGTTGATATTAATTTACTTTCAGCCATTGTAGAAGCTAAATCCATTTTTTCTTTCATCAAAGCAATACGCTCTTGATCATAGATAATAGATGGAGTAGTTAATGATAATTCAAAATTAGTTAAATTATCAGATGTATACCCTTGTGTGTATAAATGAATTAAAGCAATTTTATATAACTCTGATAATACAATTCTTTGAATACGGTCGATTGTGCGAGCAAATCTAATATCTTCAGCAGCTAATGTCGCTTTACCGGTTAAATCTTTTTCATAACCCATATAAGCTTTAGGTACTTTAAGAGCGGCAAATAATTTGTCTCTTAGGTAAGTAACGTCTGCTATACCATCATAATTTAAACCAGGTGAAGTTTCAATTTTAGTTGATTGATCATTACCCCTAACTGGAATATAAAAGTCTTCCATTAGGTTTTGCATGTTATATTTTAAGTTATATTCACCTGTTTGATTATCTACTAATGGAGTACGTTTCATAGTAGAAATAGTTTTCTGCATAAAGTTTTCTACTTCATTTGGTGGGATAGAACCAACATTAATATAGAAAACACGTCTATCAGGTGAGCGAGAGATTCTATGAATTAACATAGCATCTTCCATTAATGAATATTGTTTAAATATTCTACGAGCAGGTTCAATATAAGCTCTACCATACGGAAGATAGTTAACATCTGTCATTAAACGGAAATGAGCCATTTCATAATTTTCAAAAACAATTGTATTATCTTCTTTTATTTTAGCTTGTACTTGAGGTACACCATAATATCCTGAACTACCTCCATAAAATCCTTCTGGTGAGTAAACAAATCTTACTGAGTTTGGATGTTCTGGGTCATAGTTTTCTTGTCTCTCAATATTATAAGCCTGATAAGGTATTACATTAAATACACCAAATTTTTCAGCAATTTCTAGTTTTAAGAAAAAGTCACCATACTTACACATTTGACGAATCCAAGACCATAAATTAAATTCAATGTTTAATACATCGTAAAACAAGTTATAAAGTATTTGTTGAATATCTTCATCACTTGATCTAATTTGAAGCACTTCTCCCATCTCATTTTTCAAAGTACTTTCTTCAGCTATAATATCCAAGGCAGAAGCTACAATAGCATCATTATCCATTACATCATAGTCTGAGTATATGAATGTTCTTAGGTATTGATAGTTAATATTTAACTGTTGACCAAAAAGTGAAGTTGAGTTAGGTGAATAAATTCTATTATATCTATCCAACAAAGAGTTAGTAGCTATATCACCTGATCTTTGGATGCTATCAACGTCTAAAACTTTAAGCTCATTTCCACCCTGATTTCTAATAATTACATCAGTTGAAAATAATCTTTGTAAACGTTTAAATAAAGTAGTATCTGCCATAAAAATATATTATAAATATTACAAAAGCCAGCTAATGTTTTCCTCTCCATCTCTAGTTTGTATAGAGTAAGGATTAGGAATATTGTTAGACCCATATGCTCCTTTAAATGGAGTGGTTCCTTTTGAAAAATTACCTAAAGCTGCTCTAGTCATATCTTGAGAATGTTGTTGAAACTTAAGTGACGTGTCTCGTAGGAACATACCGATCCCAAATGACATAACCAAGTCATCGTTGTATCCTGTTTGAGCTTCTGGTCGACCATTTTTCCAAATGAATACTTTCATTTCTTCTACTAATCGTTTTGAGCGAATAGTCACACTTTTGTCACCAACATATTCTCTAAATTTGTTTACAACTAATGGTCTTGTTCTTAAAGACATTGTAAATCCAGGAGTCATATCTGAAGTACCTTCAAATACCCTTAAATAGGATTCAGCTGTTAATTGATCTGATTTAGGTGAGTGGTATAGATTTCTATATCCTCTTTCAATAATAGCGTCTATTGTAGCCCAACCAATTGAGGCGTTTTCAACAACAAGCATAGCATTATTATATTCAGTAGCTAAACCTGTTAAAAAGTAACCATATTCTTTAGGCGGCAATTGACCTTTATATTCAGCTACTTGTGTATTAGTTGCTATATCAATTATATGACAAGCAGAAGAGTCTTTACCATCACCTCTAGCTACGTCTGCCACAACCATATATTCTCTAGAATAATCAGCTGGTTCCCAAATCCATAGATTTTGGTCAGCTCCTCTTCTTTCTAAAGGTTCTTTAATAGTAGTTTGATTTAAAAATTCTATCCATTCAGGATAAAATACTACATCACCAGAAGTACTAAAGTCACAGTCACATTCTTGAGCTGCTAATCTAGGATCACCTAGTAATTCATCTTGGCGTTTTCTCCAGTCTTCATTTCTTTCTGGATGGACGTGCCAAGGTAGTTTGATTGGTAAAAAGTCGTTTTCTCCTGACTCTGCTTTGCTCCATGTCTGATGGAACCAGTTTCCAGTTCCATACGGTGTTGAAAGTACTATTGCTCCACCACCCGTTGCTAGTGTTTGTTGTGCTGATGCCCATATTTCTCCAATTTGTTCAATGAAAGCTGCCTCATCCACTATCAGCAAAGAAACGGCTTCTGATCGACCTGCATCACTACTTGCTGAAGTGGCTTTAATTTGTGAACCATTACTTAATCGTAATGATAATTTGTTATTTTCATCCGCGTTAATTTTAAGCCAAGAAGGTAAGTTATCATACATAAACTTAACCTTTGTAACCATGTTACGAGCGGTTTCCTGTTTTGTCGCAATACATAACACGTTTTTATCCTTATGGAATAACATTAACCATAAAGAATAACCTGCTGCTAATGTTGATATACCTAACTGACGAGATTTTAAAACAACAGAATAAGGATGATTTTTCCAAAGATTTAAAACTTTATCTTGAAAAGGATATAAATTAAATACTACTCTACCTCTTTGAGGGTGTTGAATGTTACAGTATTTTTTCATAAAGTGTGCTGGATCTTGCACACATTTAATATATTCTTCTCTTATTATTTTCTTTAAATCGGGTTGACTCATAGTAAGACTAAGATGAAGCTAACAGCAGTTAATACAATAGTTCCAGCTAAAGCTTTTACTGTAGATTTTAACTTTATTATTTCTTCCTCTTTAATTTCGATTATTTTATCTTTATTTTCTACAACTTCTTCATAATTTCTTTCGTTAGCTTTACAAACTTCAGTCTGATGTACTAAATTTACAATAGTTTCATCTTGGTTGTTAATGATGCTATCTTGAATGCGAATAGAATCTCTAGATACTTCAAGTTCATTCCTACAATTATCATAGGAGACTTTCATTATCATAGCATTCCTTAAAGCTTTAATAGGAACTATTACAGTTGAATCACTGGAACGCTGCTGTGAACTCGCTGATGATATCATCATCAGACATATCAGAAATACGATTATGTTCTTCATTATATTTTTTTCTATAAGTTTCTGCTTTTTTAGAAACTTCGGTTAATTTAACTTTATCTACAGCTACCAAAGAATCTAAGACTAATTTTGCTGATGATAAAGAGTCAATTTTTGCTTTATTCAAGCCTATTTCAATCTGGAGGGAATCAATTTTTGCTTGATATTCTTTTTCTTTACTTGATTTTTTTAAATCAGTATAGGTGAAAAGAAGCCATAGCAACCCTATAGCTCCCCAAACTATAACCCCTTGAATAATGTATTTTTTCATGTTATCCTACTAACCCACCTGTATCAATTTTAACGTCTCTTTCTTTAAACGCTTTAACTAACTCAGGTTTTTTAATAAATTGTTTTAGAGCAGCCATTTTTTTATCTTTGGCTTCTCCTTTTTCCATATCTTTAATCTTCTTAACTAAAGTTTTCAATTTGTCTTTGAAATCTTCAAATTCAGAATTTGTTACTTTAAATTTAGAAGGAGCACCTTTTACTTTTTCTTTTTCAAGTTCAGCTTTAGTTGGTTCTCTATCTTCATCTTCTTCTCCTTCGGTTAAGGTTTCTTCCATTTCTGGCTGTTTACCTGGTAATCCGAATAGTACGTAGTCTATCATTTTTTTGTTAAACTCATCTTCTAGCTGTCTATGCTCTGAGCTAGCTACAGGGATTCCTTTTGCTTTGTTTACATAATCATGCCAGTCTTCAATTCTGAATACTCTAAAGTGGTGTCTACCCATATCGAAGTAGATATCTTCTCCTTCTAGGCTTTTTGCTGTATATTGACCTCCAGGTAAAGACCAGTCTAATTTTAAAGTACCAGGTTCTATTTTATCTCCGTAGAATTGCTCAATGGCTTCTTCTGCTCCTAGTAAGGCTTCGTTTACTTCTTCTTTAATAAAAGCTAAAGTACTACCATTAGGTAATTTTATTATTTTACCAGCATGAAGTTTATCCATTTGAGCTTGAGTAAGTTCAATTCCTTCACCTTTAGCTACTACTTTATCTTTATCTTTATCTTCAGATAAAATTTCTATAATATATTCTTTAATTTCTGCTTTTAAATCAGAGGTTTTCATGGTTATAAATATTATCCAAAAATTGTTTCTTTTATTTTAGCAATACGTTCTTCAGTTGTTCCTGATAGTTCAACTAGTTTTTTAATTTTATGATTACTTCTATATAGAATTAACTGAATAATACGATCAATTAAGTCTCTATATTCTAAATCAGTTTCACGAACACCATTATCTTCCATTTCTACACCTTCAGGAGAAACATAAAAAACATAATCATAATCACCTACTAATTTATAAGCAGCATCACAAAATGCTTCAGCATCATAATAATCAATTGACTTAGCTGCTTTAGTAAATGCCATAACATCAATTACAGTTCTATCTGTGATAATATTTTCTTGTAATAGTTCTGTACAACGTTCAGCTAAAAATATAAATTGACCTTTTAATGTTGAATCAGTATTTAATGGAATACCTAAATCACGTAAATATTTAGAACGCTCAGTAGCGAAATTGTAGTCTTTAAATTCAGGTAATTCCTTTAAAGCATTTACTAATGTAGTTTTACCTACACTCATTGTTCCACATAAACCTATCTTCATGATTAGTTTCTATTTTGTCCTGCTTGACCCATTGCTGTCTTGTACCAAGGCAAACCTTCACGATTACGACGAGCTTCTTTCCAACCTTCTTCAGTGTATTGAATGCCATGAAGATAATATTCACGTTTACGCTCATTACCTTCAGGAATTAAAGCTGGTCCTTCCCAGTTATGAAGTTTGCCGTCAAACACATAAGCAATAGTTCCGTCTGCTTTTCTAAGTCTCTTCGATTGTTTATACTTGTCATTCATAATCATTAATATAACATCTTTTTTATGGATTTCCAAACTAGCGCCATTGAATAACGTCACCAATATGGTTGTCCCATTCGTCTTCTATTGGTTTTAGAATTTTAGAAACTGATAAAATACCTTGAGCTCCTGAAACTGTAATACCACGAGCTGATAAAGCATCTCCTACAAAGTGAACATTTGGATAATCAATAAGAGCTAAATCACTATCATAAACAAGTGGTTCAGGTGACAAATATTTTACTTCAGGAATATAAACACCCCAATCATCTTTAAGTGTTGGGAATACTTTTTTCATATCCTCGATAAAGTCTTCAATATAGTTCCAATATTGTCCCATTACATGTTTAACACCATTTAAATTATCAATTTGGAAAGCACTAACTTTATTTCCTTCAGATGTTTTAGATGGAGTACGAGATGGAGAATAATATAAACCAGTACCACCAAATTGTAACTTATTTACTACATTACGAGACCATTCAAATGGATTCTTAATACCATTAATTTCCATCAAGATACCAAAGTTAGTCATGTTATTAAGATATTTTTTATCTTTTTTAGCGTGACCATTGTAACTATGATCTCCATATGTTTCTTCTACAGCAACATAAGCGGCATTGTTATTTGTACAGAATGAACGAAGCGAAACACCTTTATCTTCAAATTTACGATATAACTTAAAATCGTAACTAATGTCGATTAGTTTTTGGAAATGTTTTTGTGGTGCCTCAAATCGAACACCAATTTGAACTGATTTAGGTTCAGTTTCTAATTGATATTCTTCTTGAATTTCTTGAGCAAAGTCAATACCTGATTTACCTACTCCAAAAATCAATTGGTCATAAGAAATAGCATTTTCTCCTTGTTTACCCTTATGAGTACAATATACTAAATTTGATTCAAAGTCAACTTTGAATACTTTTTCATTCCAAATAAAATTGATGCCTTTTGATACTAAATAATCATACCAATTTTTTCCAATCTCATGTAGATAATCTGTACCAACATGCCATACAGGAAACAAACGAAGACCAAAATATGGCTTAATAAACTCTGGTTCTTCTTCTGGATTTGAACATTGTACTTCCTCAGGTTTAGGATGGAAACGTTTAAAGTTATTAATTACCTCATCCATTAATTGCATGGCTTTTTTCTCACCAACATACTTAGACAATTGTCCTCCAATTGCTGTATGGTAAGTAAGTTTACCATCTGACCATCCACCGGCTCCTAAGAAACCAGTCATTACTTCTTCAGGTTTCCTGTTATAAGGATCATTACCCATATCAATAATGGTAATGTCTTTTCCAGGATAACCATTGTCAACTAATTTGGTAGCAGCATTCACACCTGCTACACCTGCTCCTACAATTACAATTTTCTTTGCCATATTTAACATTTTAATATATCATTCTTTACATTTAAAGCCAAACTAAAAGTGGCCCACTTTTTAAGGTGGGCCACAGCTCCATATTTTTTATCCCTTACGGGCGACTGGCTATGAATCAGTCTTTATGTATTTTTAGTTTTAACTTTCCTGTTCCTTTTATAACACGATGCCATTCATGTCTTGGTATAAATATAGGTTCATTTATAGAAGTCGGCAATTGATTATCAAGTTGTAACTTCCAATCTGTTTCTCCAATTATTTCAACTGTTCTGTTTTCATCATCTCGATGCCACAATAATTCTATTGGGTCAATGTTTTCAGAAAATTCCCTAATAATATATTTGTCTGTGACTTCTAAATCAATGTATGGTCTCATTTTTCTTTACGTTCTTGCCAGTCATAAGATACTTTATCTTCATCAATAGGACCTCCAGCTGCCCAAGTATAACATGTTCTTTCACTATGGCATTTAAAACTATGCATCCAACAATATCCTAAGTAACCATCTTCTTGTACTGAACCAGGCATACATTCTAACATTCTTTCTGATATATCAAAAGCAACACAATTTTTACATTTTGATTTTTTAGCTACATCTGGAGTTGTATTCCAATGTTTAGCTGCTCTTTCCCAATATTCTTCATCGCTTAAATTAAGAGGACCATATTGGATATAATCTGCTTTAATTGCTGAGTTTCTATTTTTGGTGTTTAATTCTAAATCTTGGGTTGGAAGAGGGCAAGACATAGCTGCTTCAAACAGCTTATTTTCATTTAAATATTTTTTTAAATCAAACATAATTTAATTATTTTGTTTTACCCCATGTTTTACCTTTACCTTTTGATTTACATTGAGATGGGGTAGGACGACAAGAAGGGTATTTAGATCTTTTTTCACCTTTTTTTCTACCACAGGCTTTACATTTTAATCTACCTGTTTTTTTGTTTTTTCTACAGGTATTACAGTCTACCCAACCACCTTCTTTACCAGAGGTGCCTTGACGTTTAAACCATTTATGTAATGATTCGTCTTCTTTAATAATTTCTAAAATTATGTCAGTTAACTTTATCATTTTATACCTTTCCAAATATCTCCTCTACGGCATCTAACTACAGCGCCTGATTTATATGCTGATGGTTTTTTGAATTTACGGTCAGCAATACGAAGACATCTGTCTCGTTTTTTCTTCTTTTCTTGAAGAAGTTCTTTCAATATGTCTGTTAATTTTACCAAAATCCTGAAAAGTTAGACTTTAATCCTAACAATTTAGCGTATCTTGGTAAACGACATGACCAGTAAGATGCTTTTGTTTTATCATTCTTTTCTGAACATCTATGACGCTTTGCAAATGCTTGTCTTGCTTTTGGATTATTAATTTTTGCCTTTAATCCACCTGAACCAAATGATACTTTTTTAATTCTTTTGGTTTTAGGATCTTTAACATAAACATAATATGCTTTAGATCCACCTCTTTTGGGTTTATTTAATGGTGGGTTTTTCTTTTTTTCTTCATTTAAAGCAGCTAATTCACCTCTAATTTCTTCCCAATCCTCAATTGAACCACCTTTGATAAAATCGATAGCGGCTTTTAATGATGGAAAACCTAATTCTTTAAAGTGAACTTTTAATTTTTCAATAGCGTCTCTAACACCAGCTGATTTTAGGTTAATTTCATTTAAATCAAGGTATTCATCTTCCATAATGAAATCTAATGGAACTTTTTTACCTTCAAATATACCAAATTCACCTAAGTGAGTTTCAGTTAAAATTTCTAAATCATCACCTGAAAAGTCTAATACATTACGAACATATAATGCTCTTGCTTCTGACCATAAATTAAAATAATTTTTAGATCCGGCGCGATAAAGATGCTCAGTAAGCGGCTTATTATTGTCTATATGGTATTTTAAACCTTCAGACAATATTTCGCGCGGAGCAACACTTTCGTTTAATATAGGCGCTTTATTACATTTTTCTGAAGCTTTACAACCACAATTGCAATCACTAATTACTTTTTTAGTTATTAATGCTTCTGTTATGACTTTTCTAAGGTTCATGGTTATAAATATTATTTTTTAGTTGATTTTTCAATTTCAATAGTGTTTTGTTTATTACCATTACTTCTCATCACTAATTCTAAATCATACTGAGCATATACGTCCTTACCTTCTAATATATCAACTGATACATATATTTTTAAACCCCCATATGAATCTTTATCTTCAATAGTTATTTTAGTTCCTGGGGTTAATTGGGCCGTTGATCCTGCTGGTATTCTTTCTGGGATTGATGCTATTGAGCCATTGCTTTTACCTATAAGTTTAAAAAATGTTGGGTTAATGTCAGTAATAGACATACCAAAGGCTGTCATTTTAACTAAACCTTGAGCAGGTGTTAATGCTCCTTCTTTTTCTAAGTGTCTAAATAAATAATCTAAAGATTTATAAGCAGCTAATTTAAATTTCTTTTGACTTGTTTTTGTTGGGTTTTTACCAGGTTTATAATCTATAAATTCGCTACTACCTATTTTCTCTAATGTTGATTCTTTATATTGATTAATAGCACTATCAAATTGATCATCAGAATATTCTATTTCTTCATCTGATAAATTATAAATGTCTGGTACTTGTCCTTTTATTTTTTCGGGTTTAAATCTATCTAAAAATGATTTTGCTTTGCCAGCTTGTGCTTTTTCTCCTTTTAAAGAAATTGCTACTAAACCAGGTTTATCTCCCCATTTATTAACAAATATTTTATTAAGTTCTTCTAACCCGGTTACATCAACTTCATCTGTTGAGGGTATAGAAATATCACCAACTTTTAAAAAGATATCACCAGGATTTACTTTATCTGCTTTTAAGCCTGCTTTTTGTGCTTGTTGGGATTTTATTCTATTAAAAGTTTCATCTCTCATTATTTCTCCTTCAGGATAATCTTTAAATATTCTTAAAGCAGATGATAAATTGTCATTTAATACACTTTGTGCTGATTTACTAGATGGAGATTCTTCATCAAATTTTTCAAAATAGGATTTAACTTGACCCTTTGCAGTTTCTCCTAGACCACTATATATACTATCTCCTAAAGAAATTAAATCTGATAGTAGAGATGACATATTATCTTTATTAAAAGGATCTTTATTTTCATTCCATCCTTGTGAAGATTTTAAAGCATTATAAAATACTACTACTAGACCTTCTTTTTGATCTGTATTTGTAACATATTTATCTTTTCCTGTTCCTTTTATATAAATTTCATAACCATCAGCATCTAAATAATAAGCTCCATTATCATCTTTTTTAATTTCACCATTGGGTAATAAACCTTTTTTAATTAAATCTTTTGTTATTTCTAACCTAACATCTCTATTAGTAGCTGGTACATCCTTTACATATATAAAAGGACGTTTTGTAGTTTTCATTTGTATGGCTTCAACTCTATCTTTATATTCTGGATGGTTATTTATTACTGATCTTATTTGGTTTATATTGTCTGGGATATTACCCTTATCCTCGACTTCAAATAAAATTAATTGATCTAATAATGTCTCTAACAACAAAACATCCTGAGCATTATTCATGTCAGGATATCCTTTAGGGAACTTGTAAGCAACTTTGTTTAAAAATTTACTTAATATATCCATTATTTGAATTTAGCATCTATTAAACCTTTAAGGTTTTGTTTATTTACTCCTTTAATGTCTTGCATGTAACCTAAAAGTACTGAGAAGAATTCATTTACCTCATTAGCGTTATTAATATTACCTATTAATTTTTGTATTTGTTTATTATTTCTAATAAAATTAGCTGCTTGTTTAGCATCACCTGTTTTAATACCATCAAGGTTAGGTAAAGCTGTTTCTTCAGCTTCTTTTAAAATTCTTTCACGGATTAAGTTTTTTAATTCTGATTTTTTCATTTTCTTTTATACTTCTGGATTTGGGATTTCTTCTTCTGCTGGTTCTTCTGCTGGGGTTTCTGGTTCTGTTGTAGTATCTGTAGCTGTTTCAGTTCCTGCTTCAGTTCCTGCCTCAGCTCCTGCTTCTGCTCCTGCCTCACCTTCAGCTTGTTGACCATAAGATAATACTCTAGCTAAAGTTTGAGTAGCTTGTTCTTCTTCTCCAATATTAGCTAAGTAATAATTTTTACCTTCAATTTTAGCTATCCAACTTCTTGGGGTATAAGTCATAAAAAATGATTCACCATTGCCTAAAATTATTCTAAAAGTAGTAGGGCGTGGTGCTACCCATTGAATATCAACTATAAATAATTCATATTGATCTGTTAATAAATCAATAATAACATTTTTTAATGAAGGAAATTTTTCTAAGACAGGAAATTTAGGAGCATCTAAAGTGACAGTATCTTCAGCAGATAAAAAATCTGGTTTGTATACTTGTTTTACAAGTACTTTAATTTTCTCCTTAAACTCGTCTCTAGTCATTATTTATATTTTTCCACTTATGTTCCTTAACTCTACCTTTTTTAGAAGACCCAATCCCTGATCATTACTCTGGGACACAGGAGAAATGTTATACATTTTTGGGTTTTTACGATCTTGAACTACAGTAAAATCTTTACCTAATTCATATCCTTTATCAATTAAGGATTGTTGTATTTTTTTAGCTTTAACTGCTCCAAGAACTTTTCCTTTTGTAACAGGAGGTAAGTTTTTATTTTCAGATAATTCATCCTCAGTCTCAACACCTACATTATCAAATACACCAGCGTCTTCTACTTTGTCTAACATAGCATCAATTTGAGGTTCTTTAGTTTCAAAGTCAAGATAATGTTTAGCGCCTACTAAGCAATCTTTAGCTTTAATAATTTTAGCTTGCCACCAATGAGGAAAATCAACTTCACCTGGACCTTCAAACTGGTCTACCATCTGGTATAATTCCATAGCGTATTTTCCAATACGGTATAGGTCAGCTTTTAGCATGTGTGGTTCGTTGTCTTCATGACCTAAATCTAAATCTTCCATTAGATTAGCATCTTTGAGCATATCTCTAAATTCAGGAACGCTTTCAACCCAACTCATAAGTGCATCAATTGCGCCTGGGTTGTCTTGGAAAAATTCATAGGGATCAGAATATCCTAAAGCATAAGTAACGTCTTCAATATCTGAAGATCCGTAGAATCCTTCTTTAACTTCGCCTTTTGCTTTTTTACTAATGATTCCTTTTTGTAAAGCATCAGGTAAATCTTTTTGTTTACCTTTTAATTTAGGATTATCATCATACTTATCTGTAAAAGTAGCTTCTTTAGTTAAAGAAGTTCTAACGAGTTCTTTTAGTTTTTCTTTGTTCATTGATTCGGCTTGTTTTTTGGCAATATTGGTTGCACGACCATACATAACTGCTTCCGCATCTTTACCATAACGTTTTACTAAGGACTTTTTTTGTTTCTTAAGATCCTTAAGTACTTCTTCTCTTTTATTGAGTTCGGCTTTGGTAAGTTCGCGTTCGTTAAGCATGTTATTTTTTATTAAATTGAATCACCATCACTATAGTAATAGAAACTCATTTCTTGACGCATAGCATCTTCTAATTCTTTATCTGGCATTTGTTCAACATTCATAAGATATTGTTCAAATTCA